CTTACCCTCCATTTGATTGTTTGTAGGTTATGTTCAACTTCATCATGTATACATTATAACACATTTATACTTATTGTCAAGCTCTTAGCAAACTTTTTAAAATTAAATTTGCCACCCTGATATATCCCGCTATTCGCGGGATATATCAGCATATATGGCCTTGGCCCTGTTCTTTGACCAAGTTTCATCCTTGCCCTCAGCTATATACCTTTCAATAATCATGGCCTTTATATCAGCCTCTGACTTGCCAGCCTTTATAGCATCCCTTGTTATCTGCTTCAGACTGGGCTGACCATCAACCTTTACCTTGGCCTTGGCTGGCCTCTTTTCCTTCGGTGTTTCAAGATTATTCATGTCCATTTTTCTCTTCTTTTCCTCCTTTTTATTGTGTGAGATCTGACCCCAAACCCTGCCCCAAAGCTCACCTACTGTGAAAACATCTGCACCTACTGTGAATTTATCTTCTTTACCTGACCTGACAGGACGAGCTCCAAACTTCTCTTCATATTTGTCAAGCAAATCTGGGATGAATTTCATCTTTCTGTAAGGCAAATGCTTCTCCGAATAATTCCCTGGAAGACCCTCTAAATCAACCCCTGGCATCTGCTCATTCAGCATTTGTTACCCCCTTTATTCAATTTTAATGTGCATATATTATAACATATCTATACCATTTGTCAAAGGAAAAGTTTGATTAATTTTATGTCAATATACCAACATGTCAAATATATGACATGTCAATATCTTGTCACTGCTTCAAGGACAACCCTTCCCCTGCTAATATCTTGTTCCATACAATGCTAATCAATGTATTGCAATCATACACGTATAAGCGCTTCAAGAACTTCTGCTCAGCTATATTAAGGGTTTCATTACAAAATTCATGAGCCATGGTGATTAAATCAATTAAAGCCTGTTTTGACATATAAGGAACTTCAACAGCAAAGTAATGTAAAAACTTTGCCATTGTTTTTCGTTCACCTAAATTCTTTGCAGGATGAAAATGTAGATATTGAACACCGTTTTCATCATTAGCTATCGTAACAAACATATCTGAATAAATCACCCGCTCTGCCATTAGATTAACTCCTTCATTGGTTCACAAAGAGATTTTTGAGATTCAACTTTCAACCAAGATATTTCCTCTTCTCTGGGACATGCGGCTTGTTTAAGAGCTTTACCGAGAGCTATCAATGTTCCTACCCTTCTATTGAAATTATCATTAGGATGGCATTTAGCTTCAGCATTATAACATGTACCATCAGGAAGGAATATTGAAACTGATGTTATCCCTCCTTTATTGCTAATAGAACCATCTTCATTTCTTCCCCGGACATGATTAACTATTACATCTCTTCTTGTCAAATCTGGAAGATACTTTGTGAATCTGTTCTTGATAACCTCACCATTGTTAAGATATACTGCCATACTTACCTCCTATGAGTTTTTCGTGTCACTGTTTCTAAAAATTCATTCTTTGTGCTTTCTTTCGTAAAACAACCTCTTAGAGCACAAGTATCCATATAACTATTTTCTTCTTCAACTCCTCTATTAACCATACAAAAATGTTTAGCTGTTATATAAACAGCACATCCTGAAGGCTTGAGCTTTGTGTGGATATATTCTATTATCTGTTCAGTTAGTTCCTCCTGAATTTGGGGACGTCGCGCAAACCAATCTACTATACGGGCTAGTTTGCTCACACCACAAACCTTCTTACCTGGAATATAAGCTATATATGCTTCCCCTGAAAAAGGTTGAAAATGATGGGAACAGGTAGATTTTACTGCTATCGGACCAAGAACAATCATTTGATTGATTTTCTTTGTATTAGGAAAAACAGTTATTTTAGGCTCTTCATTGAAACAACCAGCAAATATTTCATCAACATACATTTTAGCGATTCTTTTTGGTGTATCATTGAGGTTTGGGTCATTATGGTCAAACCCCATTTCCGCGAATATATCATAAAAGCTCTTTGTTATAATACTTTTAATATTTTCTTTTTCTTCAATAGTTTTAATAACATTATCATTTGGTGGAACTGTTTGGCCTTTCACTATTAATTATGCTCCTTTAATTTAAATATTGTACTAAGATTTTTTGACCAGGTAAATACTTTTTTAACCACTGTCTTACATACCTAACCACATCACTACCTTCAATATATTCTTCTTTTGTTTGTATCAATGTTATATCAAATACATTTCTAATATCAAGAACATTATCATTTAATTCTGCCTCTAATTTAAGTGTAGGAAAAACCATCCAAGGACTGAATATACATTTAAAATTATACCATGTTTTATCATCTACGAAAAGCTTGATACCATAAACATAATCAGACAAAGTTTTTGGGAGCAGGAAGTTTACAATAGTTGATTTTCTTTTTTCATTAAAATTACCATCACTACACCAAACATATAATGTTGGGTCTTGTTGTGAAGCAAGCTTCATGAGCCTCTCAAAACATAACTTACTCTGTAACAGTTCATCTTTTGCATGAATTACTGTTCTTTTATAAGAATCAATCTGTTCATCAAAGGTATTAAAGAAACTAAAAATACCTTCATGTGCTTCTTTTAGCTTTTGCTCTAATTGCTCGTCCATTAAACTCCTTTTTTGTTATCCCATAAAAGAATATGTAATCTAGGACTAAAATTAAAACCTTTTATTTTACACCATTCCAGTGTAGATTCAAACTTTGTAAGATGCTCTTCTCTTGTTTGACATTCTGGCATTATATAGATTTGATTAAACGAAATGAGACCTCTGAGTGAATTAATACACTCTTGTATCTGAGGTCTATTTGATTCTTCATCCACAAACTTTAATATAAATGGAATTCCAAGAATATTCAAGAACTTTATATTTTCTTTTAAAATTGAAAAATCCTTTTCAAACAAAAATTGAGTTTTAGGTGATATATTGAACAGAACATTTTTAGCTTTATTGGGAATTCTTGAAAGGGTATAAAGTAATTCCTTCTTTAATTCTATAGCTCCATTGGTTTCAAACTCATATGAAGCATCATCATATGGTATTCCTTCAATGAATTTATTTATCTGCTTTTGCCACAGGAGTGGTTCACCTCCAGTAAAAACAATATTCTTCACTACTATACCAGTAACATTCTTAAGGTATTCTTTTATGAAAGTATCCCTAAGAGAATCTACATTATATGATATACCATCATATGCTTTATCCCAAGCAAACTTGGTATCACAGAAAGAACAATCATAATTACAACCAAAGAGCCTGATAAAATACGAAAACTTATTTATGGTCTTACCTTCGCATTGGAGACTGGAAAATGGAGCTTCTGCTAATAGAAAAGTATCATTAGACATTATAAACAGCCTCCTCTATATTCTGCATAACCAGATTCTGTTTCCCAAACACGAACTTTAGTTAAAGTGACATTTTCTATCTTCTGTTCAAGTAATTTAGCAGCGAATTGTTCAAAAAATATTCTACTCATATTCTCTGCAGTAGGATTACAATCCCATATAATAACTCTCATATTATTTTCTTTTAATGCTGATACATAATTAGGCTTAATTATTTCTAGCATTTTTGGAAGTAATAATGAATGGTCAAATACATCATCTATAAAATTCTTAAACATATCCTTTACCTGGGTAAAATCAATAACCATTCCAGTGTCATCTAATTCCTTTGCTGACAAAAATACTTCTAATTTTGCATTATGCCCATGAAGACCCTGACATAATTTTGTATACGAATTAAATAACTGATGAGCATAACAAAATTTAAACTCTTTTCTTACTAGATTCATTTCTTCTCCTATTTAAATTAATAGCTTAATTTTACAATAATACTATTAAATTGTCAAGAATATAAATATTTTTAAAAGGAATATTCAATTGTCAAAAACTATATGTAAAATATGCAATCATAATTCTCCTATTATAATTACTCAAAGCACTCATTTAAGAAAGCATAATATTACATCAAAGGAATATTATGATAAATATTATAAGACAGATGCAGAAGGAATTTGTAAAGTTTGCCAAAAACTGACCAGATATGGTGGAGCATCAAGAGGGTATGCCACTTATTGTTCTCAAAAATGTTCATCTATCTGCTCAGATTGGCAAAATAATAGTAGTAATAGTAAGAAGGAATTATATAAATTAAACCCTGAACTTAAATATAAAGGACAAGAAAAAAGAAAACAAACATATAAAGAAAATCCCCAAATAAGAATTCAAACTGTGAAAAAATATAAAAAGATAATATCAGAAAATCCTGATATTATTACTAATGCTCAAAAGAAGAGAAGTATAACTATACGTAAAAAATTTTTAAAAATTAAAGATGAATATAATACTTCTATTTTATATTATTTGTATTTAATTGGTTCCCCATCCAAAGGTATAGTTAAGATTGGAATAACATCAAATATTTCTACTCGTTTACGTCAAGTAATAAAATCTTATCAAGATTGTGTCTTACTTAAATTTATAATAGGACCATATAAAGATATATTAAAATTAGAAAACACAATACATAAAGATTTTGAACCATATTGTTCAGTTCAACCAAAAGGAATAACAGGAAGAACTGAATGGTATGATTCTTTAATAATTGAAGAAGTCATGAAAAGGATGATTTCTCAATGAGTTAATTTTGAGATTTATGAAGTCTTTCTACAGTCAATAAAATTGTTCCATCAAAATTTAAAACAAATTTCCATCCTTGAATTATCTTTTCTGTGTTATTCTGAAAAAAAGTATCTTCTTTCTTAACGATTTTAGCATTTTTAAGTAAATTAAGCATTTTCTGATTAGCTTGCTCAATAGATAACTTACCTAGACCTGCCTTTTCATGTCTTAACATAAACCTTTTCATAGCATGAACAGTGAAGTTTACCATTTTATCACCTCAAAAATTAATGAAAATCTGTATTATCTGCCTTCAAAAGATATGCGTCAGAAATGTACTTGAGAAGTTTTCTCTTTGTAGTTGACTTCACCACAACACCTTCACGAACTTTTTGTGATTTATCTACTACAGAAGAACCTGTTGTCATTTCTACCATCTTTTCTTTATCAAAAGGACCTGTGTATAGATGTGGTACAGTTGGTATTTCTTTTACTTCACAAAATATTCTAAATTTACTTGGTTCTATATATTCACCATTTATGGAAACATCATAAGCAAATAACTTATGCTCACCATGCTTACAGCCATAAGTATAACCCTTTTGTATACCATCTCCTACTATCTCACCATAAAGAGCTTGCCCGAAAGCCAGGATTTTCTTTAAGTCATATTGTTCAACTACTTTAGCATATACATTGTTACTGTAATAACCTTTAAATGATGGTCTATCTTGAAGCTGAACATTCCTTGAACCATAACAAAATTCATAAGCTGGAAGGAAGCCAAAAAGTCGCTTTATCTTCTTCCACACAGTATTTGCATTGGTTGGGAAATAACCACAACGAAAGCTGGTACCATGGAGCTTCTCAGTAACGTTGACTTCTTCACCATCTATAAACATAGTAGGGAAATTCTTAGCATTTTCAATATCTGTATATTTGTGGAACAGTGGATTACAAAGTTTCTTCTTTGTTTGACATTTCTGATTTCCAAACTCAGGTGGTATAGACTCTTCAGGTGGTTCATATTTGGTTATACCAAGAAGAGCAGTAACATCCATTCCTATGTGAAATGTGGTACCAGGAGGAAGAACATCATCTAATTTACATATCATGCCTTGAGATACATGACTACGAATCTTTATAGTTCTGACTCGACTTTTATCTAATTTTATCTTTGAATCTGGAGGAAAAAGTTTTGCTTCAAGTTCTGGAGGAAGAACTGAATCTATTGGAATATAAACACATGGTTCACCTACTTGAAATCTGCCTTTACCAGTTACAACAACCCAGTCTTTGACTCTAGCCAATTCTAAGCGTTCGGCATTGGGGTGAACCATTATTTCTTCTACTACACTTATATCACAAATTAAACTACTCATTAACTCCAATCTCCTTTTTAGATACTAAAGATTCTTCTTTAACTTGAGAATCATGGATTAAATCTCCAATATTTAATTGTTTTGTAGTATGTATCACTGTTCTATGATTAAAAAATATCACACCAGGGTCTTTTATTAAAGTAACTCTATTAATTTTATCTTCATTTGATATTATTTCTATTTTATCAACAGTGTATTCTTTAATATCATTTACAGCGAAAAGATAAATACAAAAAGAGGTAAACATTAAAAGAAGCCCAGCCGTTACGGCAAGTGGCGAGCTGTCTTCATTCCCTAATAATCCAAATAGACCCGTTACAAAAAGTGAAAATCCTATTATTGATAATATTACTTCCATTATTCTTTCTCCTTTCTTTCAAACCATCTGCCTTCTGAACCACACAAACCAAATAGCCTTGAACTTAACCAGCCTTACAATCTTTGTTCAATACAAAGAGAAAGTTTATAAAGAGGTGTCCCAAATACCCTCTCTTTACCCTTTACATTTTTTGGATTTCTGCAACAACTAAGTTCTGTTCTCCATTTACAGTCAACACAATAATCACTCTTCATGTTCTTCTCCATTAAGATAGTCATCAACTTCAATATCTAATTCTTCTTTGAGAATATCTTCTAGATTTCTCTTTTTATTAGACATGATTATTTTTGGGGCTTTTTCTGGGAGTGGTTTTCTGAATTTTACTTCTTTGTATTTTTTCATAATAGATTGTTATGATATATTATTTAGATTCAAATATCAAGAAAAATTTGGCTGGCAACTAACCTTTAGCTTACCCGCTTAATATTTTTTAAATTTGTGAAATAGTGTTACATGACTAATTGAACAATCTTTAGCTAAAGTTCTCAAAGACTCACCCTTCTTGTGTCGTTCATAAAGTTCTTTATAAAAAATTAGTTCTTTTTTTAATAATTCATCATATTTAGTCTCTTTAAGTGCAATTATACTTTTCTTGTTTAATACTTTCTTTTCAGCAGTTTTCTTTTTCTTAGCATCTTCTCTACATTTATCAGAGCAATATGAAACTTCATAACGTAAAAGATTTTTAAAATCTTTTTTACAAAAAACACACTGTCTAAAAACAATACCCCAATTAATAATTCTTTTTTTAATCCAACCAGCTTCTAAGTAGGTACTAAGTATTTCTGTTTTAATTTTTATACACTCTTTTGTTTCTAAATTAGAAATCCAACATGTTCCATATTGAGAATTACCAACTCCACTTTGAGCTTCACTTATTATTAAAGAATATTTTCTTTTTAACCAACCATAAATTTTATTATTACTTCTATCAGTATTTTTACTACCACAAGACATCATAATTGCAGCATAAACAAGTTTAATATTATCAGGAAACATTTTTAAAAGAAGTTGATGAGCCAAATAATGTTCTTCTGCTGTCAATTCAACCAAATTAGATTTTTTATCTGAGCCACCTATACATTTCGGGATAACATGATGCTTCTCTTTATAACCATTTAAATTACGAGATTTTGCACGAATAATTAGTTTATTATAATGATTTGTATAATTCATGTAAATATTTATACAAATCACAATTTTAAGTCAATTTTTCAACTTACACCTTAGGTCTTAACAGGACCTGGCTCTACCATTAAGCTACTTGCCAGTAATTTTACTTCTTTCCTTTTTCAATTAATTTTAACCAAGATTTGAGTCTCTTTATCCGCTCAGTTATTGTTTGCCTTTCATACTTTCTGCAAAGAAACATATCATATGTTTCTTTCAAATCATCTTTGGGTATCTGTTCCAGACCTGAAGTATGCCAAGGACAAACAAAACAAATGGTAAACTCAATTTGCTCTTTTTCTCTTATTTCACTGGATGTTTTACATAAAGGACATGAAATAAACCCTTTCCTTTTTAAAAACTTTCTTATTTCAAAAGAAGAAAAGAAGTCACATTCTTTCTTCTTTTCTTCTGAATAAGTTTTGATTGCTTTCAAAAAATCAATATAATCCTTAATCAAAGAATTTATGGATTGTTTAAATTCAGGATACACAAATTTCTTATTCATGTTGACTCCTTTATAGGTCTTTTAACCAACTATCAATCTATAAATAAATACAGCAACACCAAACATTATACCCAAACAGGCTCCTGCAAATATAAAAAGACTGAGGCAGCCCAGGGTTCCAAAAGTAATCACATTTTTTTCATAAAAAGATTTCTTCATCTAAGGTCTCAAACTAATCTGATATACTGCATTTTGATGGATGAAGCCACCTATCTGTATTGCTTCTTCCATGCGTTTATCATACTGATATTGAAAGAATGATTTACTACCTATAATTCCAAGGACAAACACAATCAAAAACCAAAATCCCCATTTCTGAACTTTATCCCAAATACTTTTTACATTCTGTTCCATTTACTCCTCCTTAGATTTCAACTGTTGAGAGTTTCTTATACAACTTCATTGTATTATCTGCTTGAGCTCTGGCAACAGGGTTTCTGCCGCCTTTATACAACATTAAAGCATCTGCTAAATTATTATCAGCTATGACTAACTTTTCCTTTAATATTTTTGCTCCCATCAATATATCAACATCTGCCCACTTCATTGTTGCCATTGGAGTCTGCATTAAGCCCTTATACCCAGCTGAAGAAACAGCACTTTTATTAAATGTTGATTCGGTGTAAATTAAAGCAATTAAAAGGTCACTTGAAATTCCTGTCATTCCTGAAACATTTTTAATTGCTATGCTTAATTCATTTACTTTCTTTGATGGTGCTTTTAAATATAGAAGTTTTGATTTTATTTCTTCTACTTCTCTTTCTGTATCAATTAAAACTGGGATAAGGTTTTGATTAAAATATTTCTCAATATTCACAACTGTTATGCTACCTATGATTATGAAAAAAACAGTTGCTATATTTCTGATGATATTTAACATTTGAACCTCCTTAAAAAATTATTACAAGATATTCCATATCCTTTATACTTATTGAATATGTCTGTCCTTTTATGAATTTTTCATCTATATTATTTACCTGAATTCCATTTACCTTAACACCAGTTCTTCTAATGAATTTCCTGGCTTCTGCATTATCAACAAATTCCCCTAGCTTAACTAGGATGTTTGGTAAATAACCGCCTCTTAAATTAACTTCAACCATATTATCAAATTGAGTAGTAGTTGTCAAATCATTTTCAGATTCTTTCTTATCTACTTTTTTACCTTTTTCGATAGCCATTATTTTCTCTCCTTAATCTCCACATGTGCCACCCTTACCTAATACACAAACATCTCCACTTTCAATAAAAATATCACCTTCATGTTTTTTAGCCACAGCATAACTAATTACATTAAGAGGTTGACCTCCACGAGCACCATCAGGATAACAAGTTATCCCACGGAGATTAGGTAAATATTGCATAAGCATTTTACCATATTTCTGAATTAAACCAGAATTATTTGTTTCACTTCCCCATGCAGGTAAATTAATAGTAGAAGAAATTGAATGGTCAACAAAAGACTGAACCCAGGCCTGGAAGGCAACTCTCTTTTCTACATCATATGATAAAGAATATGCATCTTCTATTGACTCTGCTTTTATTCCTGATTCTATTAATCTTTTAGCTGTTGGGTCTACTACATATTGAAAATTCCAAACAGTTCCTTTTAAATATCTTCTCTTATAAGCAACACAAAATATAGGCTCTATACCAGTAGTTGTTTCCATGACAATACCAGTAGTACCATTTGGAGCCACTGCTCGGCATTTGACAGGAACAGTCAAATCCCATTCTTTTGCATATTTTTCAGCATACTTATTATTAGAAGCATAAATTTCTAAATATTCACCTAATTCAAAATCTGGTTCATACTTTTTCCCATGTTTCAATAACCATTCATGAAGCCCCATAAGGCCTAAACCAATTCTTCTGTTCTTAGTCCTTATTTGGTCTACTTTAGCATATGGAACATCACTATAAACAGTACCTGCTAATAAAAATGCAGTAGCTGTTTCTACTACTTTTTCCATTTCTTCAAGACTATTTATCTGAGCCATATTTATAGAGCCCAAATTACATATATCAGAATCATCTGCAGAGGTCACTTCAGCGCAATTATGAACTACTATACCATTTCCAACAAAATTATGATTGTCTTCAACTGTAATATCGTATACGGAAAATTCACCATCTATTTCTTCTATTTTAAGCATATCATCTCCTTTTGGAATATAACCTTTCAACTTCTAAAATAACATCTTCTTTTATTTCATTTCCTAAAATATCTAACATAGTATTTGGATGAGGATTAAAACTAAACAAAAATTTAAAATTATTTTCTTTGCAATATGATAGTACATTTTTTAACTTTGTATTGCAGTATTCCTCTAATGTTGTTCGATAAAATACACCCTTTGTTTCTAAAATATATTTACTGTTATTATATTCAAAAACAAAATCTGGTGTGTAAAACCCACCTTCTTTTGGAATATTTAAAATTTCATAATCCCAAAAAATTTCATTTTTTTCAAAAAAATTTATATAATTACTCTCATAACTTGACTTAACTACTATCATAGTTAAATTTCTCATATTATATTTTAATCCACTTATTGTTTGCCGCTTAAAAAAACTCGAGCAGCCCATTGTTGGATTTTCAGAAATAGCCAAAACAGATATAATTGAATTTCTCAATTTTATAAATGTATCGATTTTTTCTTCATCTAATATTTGTATTTGCTCTTCTGTTAATTCATTTAATATTGACTCTTTAAAAATCTTTAATTTATTGTATTTATTATTCTTTATAAACCTTTGTAAACTTTTACGTTTTGATTTTAGTGATTTTAAAACATCACTTTTAAGTTTACTATGCAATACCATGATTTCTTCTTCACATAAGTCATTTACACGATAGCCATTATTTTCGAGTCGTTTCTTTTTAAATGTTACTGTATTTATCTCAGAATTAAAAATATTTCTAAATTTTTCATACTTGCCCTCTTTAAAGGCATTGAACATCCATTCTGAGTGCCCTGGTCTTTTCTTCCCTTTTTGAGTAGAGTGTTGACAATATCTAGAACAAAAGACCCAACCATCTTTGATATTTCTTTCATTTTTTTTACATCTTGGACATAACAAATCATTGATTGTTTTTATATTATTTTTTAAACAATAATATATACCTTTTGGAAAATCATTAAATTCTTTTTTAATTCTTTCCAGAAGTTCATTTTCTAATGATTTTATATATTCATCAATATTTTTTCTTATTTCTCTTAATTTAATCATAATACCTCCACAAATATTTATAATTTCAGTAATATTTGTGGAGGCCATCACATGAATTACAAAACTAATCTAAAATCAATTCATCAATCTCCTTCAATTCATCTGCTCTAATATAACCTCGTTTTGTTAAAATTAGATGGTCTGCTGTGCATTTTATAATTCTTTTTGTTTTTTCGTCTGTAATTTTAAGCACTTTTGTGTTTTCTTTTGTTAAATCTGCCCAACTAACATTTTTATATTCAAACACTTCTTTTTGTTCATTAAAGCTTTTTATTAAAATATCACAATTAAAATCCTTTTTTAAAGATATCAAAGACTCAACATCTATTTTTTGCTCTTCCCCATCAACTATAACCGATACTATAGTATCCCCAGTAACACATGCATTGCGAAGAGTCTCACCTGTGTTTTTGCCTGTATCAATTGAAAATCCAGGTTCACCAGTCTTCATCATATTTTCAATTATTGCCCAATAAACAACATGAGCATGAGAATGTAAAGTATGCTTTTCATCATTATATGCTTTAAAAAATAAATCATCTAACTGAACTGAAATATTAGTCATATCAAGAGGTGCAGGAAAATTAAAATCTTTAGCCTTTAAATCCTTCACATCTTTTGACCAATCTTTAATATAAATAAACTTCATTATATCAGAATGATTCCAATTTAGGCCTGCCCAGATAGCGCTTCGTCGAGCACCACCTTGCATAATTTCCCTGCCAGCTTCATTAACCATCTTCATTAAAGCAATAGGACCTGTGGATGTTCCGCCAGTCTTACGAATTATTTTTCCTTCGCCTCGAAGAGCAGAATAATCTATACCAATACCAGCTCCTGTCATAAGAGCCATGGTAGCTTTATTCATTATTTCAGCCCAACTTTCACGAGAATCTTCTGCTCTTAATAGAAGACAATTTTGAACTTGGTGAAAGGGCCTGCCTGCGGCATATAAATATCTTCCACCTGGGCAAAACTTTTTCTCTCTGATATATTTCTCTACTTCTTGAACAAGTGACTTTTTCGCTTTAACTGATTTAAAAACTTCCTTGGATACTCGATGTGACATTTCTGACCAAGATTCTTTTGTACCATCTTCTTTTTCATGTGCATATTTCTGTTTAAAAATTGTTTCTGCAAATACAGAATTAAATTCTGATGCTGAATTTTGAAACATTATATATTAATATTATTCTCCCCATTTTTTAGCACTAAGTAAAACAAAATCTACATCAGGATTTAAAAAACCTAAACTATGAATAACATCAAATATATTAAGACTTAAAGAATTTAAAATATTAACTTCATCTGAGGATATTTCAATATGAGCAATATCCATATAAGTATTAAATATTATATACTTTAAAAGTTGTTTCTTTTGTTCTTCTAAAGTTGAACTTTCATCAATGTATAAAATGCCTTGGTCGTCAAAACTGACTATACCATTTTTATTTGATAACCGTATACTCCATTCTTCACCATTTATATTAACCGAGGTTGGAAGATGCATCCATGTTCTCCTCATTTAATTTATCCATTAACGCATTAACTTTACACTCAACATGATAATGAACAGTCCTGCCATGTAATGGACCTAATACCATCTTCCCATCAATCATTTCTTTTTCTAACTTTAGCTTTAACTTCTTACCATTTAAATCTCTCTCAACCTTTAAAGTACCGCCATGCTGTCTACAATAGTGACATATTGTTAGATGATACCCACCTGCCGCTCTTCTTTCCTTACTTGTCATTCTTTCGTACATGTTACAATCTCCTTTTTAGAATAAATCTGTCATTGAATTTTTAGTACTGTTTAACCTATTGAAGTGTGGCATATATTGTTGTATTCTTGTTGATAAATCTCTTAACCCATGTTTCACAAACCACCTTAAATAATCAACTGGCCCTTTTGGTAACTCATAATTTGAATATTGTTTTATTATTTCTTTCTGTAAAGTTACAGGAATATGACTGAAAGCAATTAATTTTTGATTTCTTTCATACCTATTCTTAAAGTCTTCTTCAAGCAATCTTTCTTCAAGCTTACCAGTTTCAATTAATTTGATTGCTGTTTTTTCTTTTTTACCTAAAGTATCAGCAAAAACATCAGGAACATTATCACCTTTATCACCACAAAGAACTTTAACTTTCAATGATTTCAATGGGTCAGAATCTACAAACCATTTCCTTCTAATTGGGTCCCAAACCCTATTTTGTTTATATTGAAGAAGCTGAGCATAATCTCCATCTGAAGTAACGATAATATTCTCTGAACCGGTAAAGTCCCTTGATAATATAGCAATTACATCATCTGCTTCACAATATGGGATTTGTAGAATTTTGAAAGGAAAAGTATTTTTGATTTCACTTGTAAACTCATTTATATATGAATAATACTTTGCCCAATCGAAAGTTGATGCTTCTCTCACCAACTTTCGATTGGCTTTATAATCAGGATAAATTTGCTTCCTCCAGTTCCTTTGGTCGTCTACTGCTAAAATGACCTCATCTGGATGAAACTGTTTGAAATTGGCGAATAAAGTATTTAAAAGGGTATGCTTATGACCTCTTAACTTATCATCCAATTCATGAGCAGGAATATCATCAGGACCTTGTCCAACAAGGAGCGTCCTTATGCAGATATTGTTAAAATCGATTAATAGTTTTTTCTTCATAGTTACATGATAACAAATTTCCTTTCTTTTGTAAAGAAAAATATTAGTTACTTTTATAAATATTTATAAGAAGAGGTTAGCATTAAAGCTCAGAACTTTAATGCAATTCAGCAGGAGATTTTCGCTGAACTGTCCCTCTTAATAATATTTATAAAGGAGATTTATATGTCAAAACAATGCCCTTCCTCGAAACCAATCTTTTATGCTTACATCTATTTAAATCCATTAAAACCTGGAAAATTTACTTATGGAGATTTTCTATCCTTTGAGTATGAACCATTTTATGTTGGAAAAGGTAGTGGTAATAGAATGTATAAACACTTATATGAAACTTTAGCTAATACCGAAAATACCCATAAATTCTACACTATACAGAAGATTAAACAAAATGGGTTTGAACCAATAATTGTCAAGTTGAATTTTAATTTAAAAGAATGTAAAGCCCACACTTTTGAGAAGTTCTATATCAAGCTAATAGGTAGAAGAGATAAAGGTTTAGGACCTTTATCTAATCATACTGATGGCGGAGAAGGAAGTTCTGGTCATATTGTTACAAAAGAAGAACGAAAAGCCAGAAGTGAACGAATGACAGGTAATAATAGTCCAACTAAGAGGCCTGAAGTTAGAAAGAAATTATGTGATTCAAAGAAAGGTGAAAAACATCCTATGTATGGTAAAAAAAGACCAGAACACAGTGAAAGGATGTGTGGTGAGAATAATCCTAATTTTGGTAAAAGAGGGTCTGAAAGTTCTAATTCTAAAAAAGTAATGGTTAATGGTAATGTGTATGGATGTTTTAAAGACGCTATTATAGCTGAGCAAATATCTGTATATTTCATTAATAAATATATTAAAGAAGAAAAAGATGGCTTTAAATACATCTTTTGAGATTTTAATCTCAATTATCTTCTTTACTTTTTCTTTATTTCTGAAGGAAGAACTTTGATTCTTTTTGTTTCATCCTTTGAAACAATCTCAATCATATTATTTTCCTTGTGAGAAACATACCATTCATTTCCTTCATAATCAACAAGTTCACCTTCTGTAAAATCATTCTTTTCCTCAAGTAGTAAAGAGATTTTATTAAGGATATCCATATTAACTCCTTATTAGTGTTTTTAATCTTTCATGTGCTGCTTCAAATTCATTTGCTTTTGATTCTGCAAATTTACCAAATTTCTTTAAAGAATTAAATGCTGATTTGACACTATTCCACATCTTCTTAACTTTGAGTGTCATATGCTCAACAAATCCTTCTGTTACATCCTTAGATGCTTTGGGGAAGGAGAAAAGATTTCTCATCTTAATCACAGTAGAAATAGCATCATTATACTTATCTATTTCTTTCTTTGCTTCTTCAACTACATCTTCTGTTATCTTGCCCATTTCTAAAAGAGTTTCTAATATCTGAGTAGGGGTTTTATCTTTTACCTTTTCACTTGTTTTTGCAATTCTAACTTCTTTTTCTTGAATAGTAACTAAAACTTCTTTTTCGTCTGTTTTAAAAGCATATGCTTTATTTATTACCAAGCCCATCTTATCAAAAGCATTAGATGCCATTTGAAGATAACCATCAAGTTCTACTGCAATCTTAGCCTTTTCTTCTGCAAGGTCATTTTTTAAGGCTGTCAATTCAGACTGCTTCTCAAGTTGAGCATCTTTAATTCCTCTAAACTCTTCAGTTCTATTCCATATTTTGGTTATAGCTTCCTTAGCCTGACCTGATATAGAAGGAATTACTTTATCCTTCTTAACACCTGTTGGTGCTTTACCTTCAGGAGAGAACTCAAATTTTTCTGCTTCTTCAAGGTAAGAATCAATTTTATTAACTATCTTTGCCATTTATTTTCCTTTTCCGTATAATAATTGAACTATTGTATTAAATTTAATAATATCTATATTTTTATAAATTGCTCTTCTTGAAGAAGTTTGCTTTCTAAATCCCATCAATAATATAATATATAATTGTTTATTTTTCCAAGAATTACTTATATGGCCCCAAATTCTTGGTTTAATATATTTCTCACCTAATTCAGAATCTGGTCTTTCTAATTCTTGATATTGATTTAAAATATTTATGATGTCTTTGTTATTATTCATCAATAATAAAAACAGCTTATCTATTAAAAATAGATATTGGTCAACAGAATTCAATCCCTTCAAATCTAAACTATATGTATTCTTTAAATTACCAGCTAATGATTCTACCTCAGGATATACAACTTCAAATAATTCTCTTTTAAATTGTTGTTCAACATCTTTATTCTTATCCCACTTTTCTTTATTTGTTTTAGAAAATACAGGGTCAACTATCTTAACCAATGGAACTTGTTCTAATTGAGTGTAAAGAACTACTCCTTCAATTTGAGTTCCTTTATAATCAGGATTTAAAATGTTTAAAAGATACTGAGTGAAATTATTAGATTTGAATTGCTCTAATCTTTCTTCATCAGACATTCTAAGAAATTCAGTTATTTTGTCAACTTTATCAGCATCTAACACACCAACATATATTATTGGTTGTCTTTCAGCTTCAAAATAATCAGCCCATTTCCATAATTCTTTGTAACTTACAGAAGTATGAAGTTTGCCTTTGATATTTGCAAAATAAACAACCCAATTACCTTTGGGAGCTTCTGCATATTGAACTACATTCTCCTGGGCTTCCCCAAAAAATTCACCTGAGATTTCTGAGCCATTTGATAATTCAGAAAAGTTATTTGTTTTCTTTCTTAGAACGTCAAGTCTTTCAATCAATTTATCCCAAGAACCATTTACAATTCTCATTATCTTATCAATGGGTTGATTCTTAGACCAATATTCTATTTTACCCTCTGCTGTTTTGACAACAGAAAATTTCTTACCATCCTGCTTCTCAACAATCACAACTGGTTGTTTGAATATTTCTTCTATTAATTCAGGACTTTCATTGTAGATAGTTTTTAAGTGAGGAATGAAAGTAATTGCATTGGATAGTAATTTAGAACCTTTAAGATTTTTTGTAAAGGTTTTAAAGTCCATTACTTCTTCTCTTCTTTTACTATTTCCTTCTTTTTCTTCTTACTAAATATCCTATCCCAACCATCTTTATACTCTTTTGTGGTTGGCATCTGCTTACATGGAAAAAGTTCTTCGGCGCTCATTTACTCTCCTTTAATTTAAAATGTTACATACATTTGGTAAATCATTTGTTACTGTTATTCTTCTACCCCAAGCACCTTTTGATGGAGACTTACTGAATATATAAGGAAATCCATTTTCATCTTTTTCATTTGGTAAAAAATGAACATCTTTTCTTCTTTTTCTCAATCTAAAATAAAATGAACATTGATTTGAATAAGTATCTATTGGAATGAAATTACCATTGAATATTAAAGTATTATCAGAAAATTCATGAGAAACATCCATTGGACCCACATACATATAATCTATGGGTCCACCAAGACCTTCATTACCAATCATTATTTTTTGAATATATCTTTTATTTATCTTATAAAAGGTATCAGGTAAACCATAATCACCTTTTTTAAATCCTTTTGTTTGATACCAACTATCAGCTTCATTTAAAAAAGAACTAACTAATTTAGGCTGAAGTTTTGATAGACCAAACAGACCACCACCACCAAGTGTGGGAGCTTCTTCGCCTTTTGCTGATATATTATATTTTTTATTTTTTGTTAATAATTGAATATCAGTGAGTGGCTCTTTATTATCTACTGTTAATTTTGTATATTTCTCAGCTCCAATAATCTTTTTTATTAAACAAAACTTACCTTTAATAGATATTGGATTATGAAGCGAAGCATAATCTTTTATGATTGAAATTATGCTTCGCTCTTGGCGCTCAGATTTCTCTTTTTTACTTAACCCCAAAATTAGAACATATTATCTCCAGAAAATCTTGACCCTTTTATTTCAATATTATCATTATATAGAATTTTAAAACTATTACAAGGACTATTTAAGGATAAAATATCTATCTTTACTCTTTAGAACTACTGCCTTACGATAGCCATTCTCTGTCAAGTATTGTTTAACTTTTTCATTTTTGACAGAATATCTTGAACCATCTCTCCTGATTTTAGTAGCCCCAATAAAATCTATTTCTTCTACTTCAAATACGGGAAGACCTGACCTATACCCATCTGGTTCAATTCTTCTCTGAGTAGAACCAAGTCTTTCAGGTTTAGCTGCTATATCAGAAGTAGTTGTAGATTCTTCTGACACCTCAGTTGGTATTGTTCCCATACCTTTGCAATTTCTACAACCTTCACCATTGCAATTAGGGCAAATATCACCTTCATCATCTTCTTCATTGATACCAAGATTACTTTTTACACTCCCTAAAGTTCTTTTGTACACTTCTTCATCTGGTAAGTTAGAACCAGATTTACGAATTGAGGTTTCTGCTTCTTGCCAGGACTTCTCAACTTCTTGTGGTGATTTCTTTCCCTTTTTAGCCAAATCGTTTATCATGGGTAACGGCATTATTTTCTCCTTTTAGGTTTTTCTATTATCTCTTCTATTTCATCAATGGTAATGAATGAACAAAAAGCCCCAGGATAAGGGTCTAATACTCTATTTATATTTAACATCCACACATCAGATTCCTCATTATATTCTGGTATACCATCTATAGCCCATAATCCTCCATCTTCAACCCATTTTCTTGGTATCTCTTCACTACCATAAGATAATGAAGGCACTGAATCTTTCTTTAATCTAATAAAAGTTCCAGATTTCAAATTTTCTGGTTTAATTTCAACACTCTCTTTTAAAAATATATCAATCTTTTCTAAAATAGTCATTTTATTCCTTAACTGTTTAATGTTTCTATTTTCCAACCCTCTGCTGCAGGGTCTGACCATACTTGCATTGGTATAACTGAAGGATTTGTTACTATTTTAATACCAGGCATTGATTTTTGTAAATCATAATGATATTGTGGATTTTTATTATCAGTATAAATGAATTTTTCTTTATTGGGTTTAGTTACCACTAAAGTTTTATCTTCATTCAGAACTGAATTTATTTTATCTAGAATGTCCATTCATTTTCCATTCTTAAATTTCTTTCTCTTAACTCTCCTACCTTTCTTCAATTCAAAATACTTCTCTTGTGCTTTGGTTGATTTTGGCATTTCACAAATCTCACCAAACAATCTTTCTATTCCTTGAATTTCTGCTGGAGTAAATCGAGATTTGCTAATAAGAATTTCTCCTTAATAAGAAAATTTCTTAACTACTTTATAAAGTTCAGTAACTACATAATCACTTGGTTCGACTGATGATACTAATTCTTTTAATGATTCTATTATCTTTTTAGAATCTTTATTCTTGCAACCTTTACATTCTAAACTCTTAAGGACTGTTTTGACTTCTTCATTATCAAGATTTTCAGACATGAATAAAAGAGCTTTTAATGTTTTATGACGTTTAGTCCCAGCAGTGGATGTAATATCTTCTTTTAAAAATAGATCTATTTTAGAAAGTATATCCATCTTTAACTCTCCTTTATACTATTAAATATTTCTTTCCATATATGTTGAAATTCCTCTATTTGACTATCATTTGAAAATACTGCATATAACCTACCAAGACCTTCCATGGTAAATTCTGACCCACCATAATTGGCAGATACCTTAACTACATTTCCTTCATCATCATAAACATTAAATTCATCAAGGCCGCCAGTTTTTATCTTATCTACAATAGAATTTATATTAGTTAGAAACTGTTCATTATCATGTTTTGGAATATTAAATGCTCCAAATGCTGAAGTAGGCTCACCATTTAAAGTAGTATAAATGAAAAATCTAAATGTTTCTATATCATCAACATACTGAATTAAAATACCTTCTGTTAAACCAATCTTCATAGAAGTTTCAAACACTTCACCTGAGATAGGAGACATCATTTCTTCATCTTCAGTCAATAATGTTTTATCTATATCATGTTCTTCTCTAAGAAGTAGCCATGCTAATGTCATTTTTAAAAAAAATCTATCTCCAACAAAAACTCTTATCTTTCTAATCATTCTATCAAGTAAAGTATATGCTTTCTTGTCCTCAATAGATTTAATTGGTTTCTTAGTTCTTTTGCCTTTTTCATCAATAATTCCCAAGTCATAAGCTTTCCAGCGAGTGAACGGTGTAATAAATTTTTTGGCCATCGCATATACGATAAAAAAATCTATTAATCTACCTTCAGTTAGAAGATTATTATTACGACCCATAAATCTTAACTCCTTTAGGTCTTGGCACTGCTCTCCAATCTTTTGATACTTTATCTAACATCTTGAAAAATTCATTTGGTATTGTGGCACTGAAAGATTTAGATAAATTTCTGATAAGTTGAAGTAGTTTTTCTTTACCCCCAGCTAACCCCACCCATCTGTGAAGTTTCTTTTCATCTTTCTTTTCAACTATATCTTTTATAGTAGATTCAATAGATTCTTTGCTATAAGAAAGCCCTTCAAATAATATGAAATCTTTAAAATCCATCATTCCATATCTCGCTTTCTTTTAAAGGCTTCAATATCTCCTTCTGGTTCATGGTCTTGGTCATATAATCTATCTTCGGCCCATTCAATAAACTGAGCATCTTTTAAAAGCCAATTATTAATTAAATCTTCATTTTCAAACATAAACTTTCTAAATGCAGATTCTTCAACATACTTTTCTTCTTCAATTTCAGATGGAGAGAAATTTCTTTTAACCCAAACCATATAATCATCAAAATGTTCTTCAAGAATAAAATCATTTAAAAATAAACCATATTCTTGCATTTTAACAGATATGAATTTTTCTCTATATTCATCCATATCACTACCTATTTTTTTAAATAGTGAACTAACATCTTCTTTTAAAAATGACTTGAATGATTTAATCATATTTTCCATCCTTCTTCTCTTGCTTCTTCTATAGAATCAAAATCTAATTGTTCAATATAGATAGCGCCCTTTTTAGCTTGCAAAAGAAGTGAAATACCTCCTGAAGAATTGGTTGCTACTTTACAATACACTTTATTCCCTTTAGCAAAAGATTTATGAATATCAGTTCTTGGTATCCACATACTAATATCTTTTGGGAGAATTATAGTTTTCATTAATCTTTATATTCTATTATTAAATCTACTATATGTGTACCAGTTGGTATATCTTCAACACTTATCAATCTATCTCCAAAAATTTTCTGTGCTATTATTTTTACAGCTTTTAAATGTTTTTCGGTGAAATTTCCACCAGAAAATCCTTGTGTCCCTAGTCCCCAGTATTTCTTTCTTTTACCACCTTTTATTTTATCTGAAAAAGTGGATATATATTTTATGTTATTACTTTTGAGATAATCAGTAATTTCTTTAGTTGTATCAACTGCTTCATTCAAAACACTATCAATCTTTTCTAATATATTCATATCATCAAGCCTTTCAGTTTATTATAATATTTCCAAATATTTTTACTAGTACTTTTTCTAAAACTATTCTCATCATCTTTTCTAATATAATCTCTTATATTAGTAGCATCCATGTATTTCTTTGTTATGACTAATTCAATATCTAAATCATTAGTCATTTTAATGTAATCTTCTCTTCTATCCTGTCCTGATACAAAATACTTCATATTATAACCTTGAGCTTTTAATGTTTCATACACTTCAGGGATATATCCATTTGGTAAAGGTTCATTTAAAATTACTATATTATCAAGACCTTGAAGTGATTTAACTACCAGTTCTCTTTGTATAGTAAAAGGTAATGGATTTTTCTCTTTATCTTGAGAAGTCACATTACCTTTTACTATACCAATTATAATTTTATATTGTGGAAATTTTAAGCGAACATCTTTAATTACTTGAGAATGTCCAAGATGCCATGGTTGAAATCTACCAATAAAAACTACAACTGGTATCTCAGATTCTTCTTTAAGAAAAGACTTGAAAGACATTTTAATCCTGAAATACAGGAGGATGTTTTAGTATGTCTCCATCGCGATCGATGCCACTTTTCCAAATTGCTTTCTTGGCATTAAACTTTCCATTCATCCAATAGCCAGATTCAAAAACCCCACCATTGAACTCACCATTGATGAATCTACCATTTCTAAATGTACCATTCATAAACTGCCCATCAATGAAAGAGCCAGATTCAAAAAGGCCATTTTTAAAAGTTCCAGTAAATTCATTACCTTTCCAAACTCCACTTAACCAAGTGCCTTTAAATGACCCTTCTAAGAAAGTGCCTTTCTTCCATGTACCTGACCAAATATCTCCTTTAACAAAAGTACCATCCTGCCACTCAATGTTTTTTGCTACACCTGAGAATTTACCATTTTTGAAAATGCCTGTTTCCCAGACAGATTCTTTAAAATGGCCATCAATCCAAGTGCCTTGATACCAAACAATTTTACCATTCTTAATACCAATAACAGCATCTTCAAAGGATGCCTTCATTAACCAATCAAACTTAGTACGGATGGTATCTTCAGCGAGACCATCCCGGAGTTCTCTTATTCCGGGTATGGTCACACGAAGGACTTCTACAGGAGCTTTGTCAGCTACAGATTGGATTGGCTCTTCTTCTTTAAGAAAAAAAGCTTTAAAATTCATTTTGAATTATCCTTAGTAGGTTTCGTCATCTGTGTCTGTTACTTCTATTTCTTCATCCTCATCACCAGTAGGAGCATCTAAATCATCAGTTTCACCATCTTCTTCTTTTGCGGCTTCAATTACATTCTGAATGTAATTGAGAACTCCTTCTTTCATCTCATCTGTAAGTTCAGATTCAAAAGCAGCAACCTTTTCAGCAAAAGTAGGCTCTACATCCTCTTCATCACCTTCAAGGCCTTCATCATCACCTGAAAATTCCATTTCAGTATCATCTGCAGGAATATCATTTATCACATCTTCATCTTCCTTTACAACCTTTTTCTTTACAGTCTTCTTAGTCTTTACACCTTCGTTTAATATGCTCTCAATCCTATCCATTAATTCTTTGCTCATTTTGTTCTCCTCTTATTTTATTCTATATTTTTTTAGTACTAAATCTAATTGCTTTTGCCAAATACTTTTACCTTCAAACTTCTCTTCATTTATATCATTAAACCCCTCACTAAGAAGAAATTTAAGAAAATTCTCTTTTTCTTCATTGTTCAGGTCATCTAAAAGAATATCATAAAACTTGTGTTTGTCAAAGTTTTTACGTAAAATAAAAATTTTATTGAAGATTCCATGAAGTCTTTCTAAAGAAGTTTCTTTCAGATATGATGTTATTTGGCGCTTGAGTGTTTTGAGTAAGTATTCATCTTCTTTATACTCACATTCAAGTCCTTTATAGAATTCTTTGAAATTACTAGTGATAAAGACTCCTTTAGTTACATTCCTATTATAAGTATTTATATCAGAAATCCTTGACAAAGGTAAAAAAGTATGATATTTTATAAAATAATTAAATTTTTATTAAGAAAAAGGTGTGAAATCATGGCATTATCTATATTATCACAAGAATTTAAAGACAAAGTATCAAATGATTTGAAAATTGAAGACCTTGGAAAGAATACTACTGAGAACATTGGTTATCAGAATTACTACTTACAGCTCTATATTGAGCACAGGTCTCAATTATTGAAGCTGGCCAGAATCAAGGATGAAAAGTATCAAACACTTCTTCATCATTATAAATTTGAGAATAACTATGACCTCAGGAATGCAGAACTTGATTTATATATCAAGGCTGATGCTAAATTCAAAGAAATTCGTAAATTATATGAATTAAAAGAGCTTGAAGTTGAATACTTACAAGAAATAGTAAAAATGTTCCAAAATAGGAATTTTGCTCTAAAAAATCTAATTGAATTGGAGAAATTAAACAAATGAGATTAGAGAATTGGTCAATTAAAGAGAATGAAGAAGATGGAGAAATTAGAAAACGACTAAGAGGGGCTGTTTATGGCAGTCATGGATTTGAAGAAGGGCAATATGTTGTTACTTCTTATGTTACCGGCAAATTTGAAGGTAAAGTAGTAACCGTTGCTGGGTCTTTATATGAATTGGGCAAAAAAGAAGATGTTTTATCTGAATATAATAATCGTTTACTTATAAAGGATTTCCTTGATACTTTACCAGAAGTTCCAGAACCAAATGTTAATAGAGCTAAATGTTTGAATTGTAACACTATTTTAGAATCTCATTATAGGCATGATTTTCAAGAATGTTCTTGTCCTAATGGAACTTATACTGATGGTGGGTTGGATTATCAGAGATGTGGTGGAGAAGAGTTAACTAAAATTGCTGTTTGGGATAATGATAAAAAGGAGTGGATAAATTGTTTTAATGAAGTAACATCCAATAGTACAACAAAACCTTTATCTGGCTGGTTCAGGCCTAAAATTACAAAAGTATATAAAATTCTTCATATACCAACTGGATTATATTTTACGCCTAATAGCAGTAAAAATTTAAATAAAAAAGGTAAAGTTTACCATTCTAAACCAAATATATCTTTTACAAAATATTCTAGTTATAAAGAAGAAGATTGGAAAATAGTAACTTTTAAATTGGAGAGAATTGATGAAGAAAAAGATTGACAAGAAACCTAAGGAGAAATCAGTAAAGAAGATAATTGTTAGATTTCTTGATTATCCTCAAGCATATGGGAGAACTCCTATAAATATTATGAACAATGGTAGAGGAAAGGTAATAGTTTACTAATAAATATTTGTTTAAAGCGGGTAAGCTAACGGTTAGTCGTCAGCCTTCCAAGCTGTACAGAGTAGGGTTCGAATCCCTCTGCCCGCTCCAATTTTAAAGGATAAATCAATGAAAACTAATGAAGTTGATAAAATGACAGCTAAAGCAGCAAAAGAATATCTTAAAGAACTAATGGAAAGATTAGATAGCCTTGATTGTGAAGATTTCTTTGGTTCTGAAGGTTGGAGACATTTTGTGATGGGTGAAGATTAACAACTTATATAAATATTAATGAAAGGCGCTCCATTATAGCGGTATAATGGAGCCAGGGCAAGGAACCACAACCCTGATACCTTTCACAAATAATTATTAAAGGAACATAACTTTGTGGCGCTATTCATAGAAAAATTCGATAATTCTTTCATAAAAATTACTGGTCCTTATGATGAAAAAGAACTTTTATCATCATACTTCAAAAAACCTTCTAAAAATTTTCAACATACTCCATTATATAAAAGTGGAGCATGGGATGGTACTATTAAATTCTTCAATAAATCTACCAGTCTTCTACCATATGGTCTCAATCAAAAATTATTTGATTTCTTAGAAGAATCAGAAATTGAATTTGCTTTAAGTGAAGAATTAGAAGATTCTCTTCAACCCAATGATATTTTTGATTTTGAAGAATTAGCTCTTAAAGGGTTTAAAGGCACATTTGAGCCTAAAGTCTATCAACTTGAAGGCGCTAAAAAAGCCTTATTAGCTGGAAGAGGAATTATTGAACATGGAACTGGGGCAGGTAAAACCTTCATAAACTACTTAATCATTAATTATCTTATTCAGAAAGGATATACTAAAATATTATTCATTGTTCCATTAGTTAGTCTTATAGCTCAAGGGCTTAAAGATTTAAAAGATTATGGATTAGATTTATCATTAATTGGTAAATATTATGGTAAAGAAAAGGATGATTCTAAAATTATAACTCTTGGAACTTGGCAAAGTCTAAGCAAAAATAAAAAATTATTAAATTCTGTTCAATGTGTCTTTTTAGATGAGGCACATGGTGGTAAAGCCAATGAAATAACTAAAATAATGAAAGAATGTACCAATACAAAGTATAGAATTGGATGTACTGGTTCTATGCCTGATTGGGAAGCAGATAAATTTGCAATTATTGGAAGTTTTGGACCCATTCTTGATACTGTTAAAACTCATCAATTAATTCATAAAGAAAAAGCTCTATCAAATTTAACTGTTAAGGTAATGAATCTTCATTATCCTAAAGACCTTAAAAAGACTGCAAAAAAATATCCAGATGAACGAGATTTAATAAAATCATATGAACCTAGAAAGAAATTAGTCAAACATATTATTTCTCATTATGGTAAAGATAAAAATACTTTAATATTATTTGACCATATTGAATTTGGTAAAGAGTATTTCAATTATATGAAAGCTTTCTTTCCTGAAAAAATATTTTATTGGATTGAAGGTACAGTCAAAGCAGAAGAACGAGAAGATATAAGACTTTCAGCTAATATTGAAGATAATGTTTTATTATTTGGGTCATTGGGGACTACTTCAACTGGAATTAATATACCCAAAATTCATAACATTATATTCTTGTTTATTGGCAAGAGTTCAATTAAAATAAAACAATCAATTGGTCGTGGCCTTAGATTACATGAATCTAAGGATAAACTACTTGTATTTGATATTGCTGATAATTTAAAATATTCTAAAGGCCATTTGGCTGAGAGGTTAAAATTGTATACTGTAGAGAAATACCCAGTAGAGATATACGAAATAGGAGATAAAAAATGACTCAATTAAAATGGAAACACTTTTTAGAAGATTCTGATTTAGGAGATTTTTATAAAAATATAGATAAAAAATGGTCTCCTGAGCAAATTCAAACTGCAGTTAGTAATGCAGATGAAGGAATAGAAAATGTTCGTGAAAGACTTTTAACTGAATGTCTTTCTGAATTAAAGACTGAATCTTTTGTCAATGTAATATTAACACCTGAAGGTCTTGGTAAAAGTAAAATGGTCTTTAAATTTATTGAAAAGTATGGAGTAGATAGAGGTATACTACTATGTAAATCATATGACCAAATAAAAAATAAACAAAAAACCTATAGAAAGTATAACCCAGATAAAACAACTGTACTTATAATAGGAACTGAAAGACTATTAAAAAAACATGGCATAGATGAGAAATCATTTGTGCATTGTATTGACCCAAAAACAAAAATGCCTTATTTATCATTTAATAAAACAGTTGAAGCTGCTGATATTAAACCTAATATAAAAAAGAAGCTTTATGATGAAAAAAAATATCAAGATGATGTAGCAGATAAAAAAATTAAAGTAGATTTACTCTTAATGACTGAGGATAAATTTAGAGTAGAAGTTATTTTAAATAAAAGATTTTGCAATGAACTAGTTATTGCTGATGAATTTAACCCAGACTTTTTCTTCCATTTTAAAGTTTTACCAGCCAATGGGCCTACTAAAGAAATTAAATTAATGAAACCAGAATACTCAAGTCAAGAAGCTTGGACTAATTTAAATGTTAATATGTATGAAATTCCAGAAAAGTTCCATTGGGATACTTATTTTGATGGTAAAATGATTATCCTTTCAACTGAAGAAAAAGTCAAAAGCTATTTTAAATATAATCCTCATATTAATATCATAGATAAGAGAACTACATATTTCTGTGAACCAAAGGTCTTTATTTACAGTGTCAAATCAAAACTTCTTAACCAAAATAATAAAGCTAAATTAGCCCTTGCTGGATGGGCAAATGGTTATATAGTTGTAGGTAATGGTATAAACTCTAAAGATAATAATGTTAGTTTATTAGGCCAAAATAAACATGATGACTGGCAAAATAAACCCATTAAGGTATTATCTACTGTTCCCAGTCCATATGAAGTAGCTGAACTCAGATCTAACATTCCTGGCCTATCAAGTGAAGATGCTATTACAATGAAAATGTCTGATACTTTAAATCAATTAATGGGAAGATGTTGTGGCCATAGAAATGAGGTTGGGGTAGAAGAACTTCATGTTTTAATTCCTGATAATCAAATCAATAAGATATTACCTAATCTAAGATATGTATCACAAGTAATAAGAACAATGACTGATGGAAAAAATGAAATGGAAAGAACTATTCATACTTTAACTACTGATATAATGGACTACAAAAAGCATGCTACTCTCTATGATGCTTCATTATCAAAAAGAATTGAGGACTTAGTTAAATTAATGTACGAAAAGGGCTCTTCAATAGTTAAAAAGTTTAAAACAATGAAGTTCTTTAAATGGAGTAAAGAGCTAATAGAGAAAGGGAAATCAGAATTACAAAAAGCAATGGATAGATTCCATAAAGCTGATAGCTATAATAGCTTTATTAAAGCTCCATGTAATATATATAGTGACCTCTTCAACATGAGTGATATATCAATTATACAGACGAAGATTATAGATATGCTGCGTAATTCTGGTATTAATCCTGTTTTAGTATATCAAATAGAGCAAATTAGATAAGTTTTCACAACAATTTCTTGACATAGTACAATAGAATTGTTATAATACTATCTATAAGAAGGAGAAGTGTTTAAATGGATGAGTACACTAGATTTGCATTTAGTAAGACCTGTAAAGGATGTTCAGATTTAGAAAAGAAATATAAGTCCTTCTATTGCAAAGAAGAATTTTTCAATGAGAAAGATAATAATGATAGACCTATCAATTGCATAAACTATTATTATGGTAAAATACAAAGGAGATAATAATGAATTATAAATGGCAGTACTTAAGCTCACAGATAACACAGAATTCTATAATTGTTTAAAAGAATACAAAGAAACAAAAGACCCAGACCATTCTAAATATGATTTAATCCGAAACAGACAAGTGTATGAAAGAATTGGTGCAATCATAGATAACATGGCCAAGCGTCTACTTTTTTCACCTAAATTTATAAATTATACTGTTGATTGGAAAAATGAAATGTACTCAGAAGCTTGTTATAACAGTGTGAGATATTTAGATAATTTTAATACAGCAACTCATCAAAACCCTTTTGGTTATTTTACTCAAGTAATGTGGAATTCTTTTCTTCAAGTCTTAAATAAAGAAAAGAAGATACGGGTACAGAGGGAAGTAATAATGGATAAGGTTTGGGCAGAAGCTATTGAAAATGAAATGGTGATTGAAGAAGGAACCACCATCAAGATGGAAGAGAAATGAAATGAAATCTGTTACGATAAAAGACCATAAAGGGAAAGTTTTAATAAAGGTTGTTCACCGTAAGGACGGGACATATAACCTTATTAAAAAAGAGGAATTATCCTATATCAAGGTTGAGGCAAAGGCCGTTGATGGGTCCCGTGTATATTTTAAAACAGAGGTTGAGTAAATGTTCACATACAAGAAGTATATCCCTGTTGGTCGGTATCGGAGTTTTGAGCCTGAACACCATGATATAAAACTAAATAAAAAGGTTGTTGGTCATATCAGTGTAAATCGTTTAGATAGAGAATTTATCGTATCATTTGCCATTAAGAAAGAATCCACTAAAGAAGACCCTGCCCCGTTTAAGTGGGTGATGTTAAAGACAAGATTCAAGACGGCAGATGAAGCCAAAGAAGCATTGGCTGGTAGATTCACAGATTTGGTCAAGAAACTGGATTTATATTCATTTAAAGATTAAACCGTGGGGGAGATATGAGAAAGAAAAAGCTTTTTGTGGTTGGGTATGACATGGAAACTGAACCGATATTTGGTAAAGAATGTATACTCGATGGTGCAGTCTTCCCAAGGACACAAGCTCAAGCGTTGAAAGACCTTAAACTATTTGACCAGCTGGATAATCCCGTCATCTACAAACTGGTCAAGGTTGACCCGAAGAAGATTTAGCCGGAGTCCGGCAGAAGGAGGGGGAGGCGAGGGAGACGGAGAGTTGGCCGAGTACACATTAGAACAGCTTTTATTAGACCCTGAAGTCAGAAAAGAATTCTATGCCGTCAAGGAGTACATCATTCATTGTGTCCGATGGGATTATCTTTATGACAAGTCCCTCCCCTCCCCGACATGGTTCGAGTTCGAGGAAGCAAATAGGAGGAACCGTGACTAAGATACTGCTGCTATTTTGTGCCGCTCTTTTTCTTGTCGCCTGTGACCAGCCCATGACCCGGCAAGATATAATCACCGGAGTTCAGGAGTGTGAAGCCGCAGGATTGCGCCCAATGATAATGTATAACGGACTCACTGTGCGGCAGATGCGGGTGGACTGTGTATTACCGGAGGAGAAGTAATGACAAACGAACAGAAGAACAAGTTCATCGTGGAGAAGGTGCTGGGAGAGTGCTGGCATGAATGGAATAAGAGCCTATGTACTAAATGCGGTCTGCGCATTTGGGATGAGCGGCATATCCCTAAATTACTCGACTTCTACTCCCCCTACCCGAAAGAGCAAGCCATCAACTTCTTTAGGTTGTTGAACTGTATCAAGGAGAAGGAGTGGTTTCCTAAAATTTTAGATAGAATAGGTGCGCTTCACATCCTTGATAACTATCCCATGCAATTCCCGCCTTTCATACAGATAGATTATATCAGCTGCTCTGCCCTTGCAGACGCCGTTATCGAGTTTAAGAAAGGAGAGGAAGATGCATGAGGTAGTAGAAAAAGTAGCGGGGGTTGTTTTCTTTATTTTTGTGATTGTATCTCTGGTCGCCTACGCCATAAATGACGATAGAAAATAAGGGAGAAGAATATGCTGAGTGAGAAGGAGAGAATTCAAAAGATAAAAGAAAAGTATGCCTTCCATTCCAATTTAGAGCCATGTAAGTGCGATGGGTGTTTTCTTATGAACATCATCGACCGCCTCGTGGTTGAGAACGCTTCTATGCTGTCTGGTTCTGTTGAAGTTGTAGCCAGAAAGGATGCTGAGATCACGGATTTGAACCAGCAGATAAATCGTCTCATGGCTGACCGAGAGGCGATAGGGAAGGCGTGGGATGAAATTTATAAATGGGCAGATTGCCCTGAGAAATATAAGAGATTAATAGAAGCCCTCGACAGGGCGATAAGGAGGAAGTAAATGAGTGAACATAGGTGTGACTTTAGCCAAGATATATTTGGTTTGCCGTCCAAATGTCCCGTATGTCTTAAGCCTCCAAGTGCAGAGGATAAGCTGAGTTCTGCGTGTAGAACAATTAAGTCTCTTCAATCCTGCCTCTCCCTTCTGGAGTCCAAGCACACAGAAGCACAGTACAAGATAATGGGTCTGGAGTCAGAAGTATCGCACTTCGAGGCTGAAAATAAAGAACTGGAGTCTGAGCGGGACAGGCTGACGTTTGCCTTAGCAGACTGGTTAACCTGTTGGGATACACCTGAAGAATGGATGCGATGCAGGGATAATGCGAAGAACCTTTTGGGTGGATTTGAGGAGGCTTGTAAGATAGCCCGAACCGCCCTCGAAGGGCAGCCGGAGGTACCTAATGCGGTTACAGTATGGGGTGAAGGTGATGTTGTGCCAGAGGGCGACCCACTAAGAAAGCGTTATGAGGAAAGGCACTCAGTCAGTCAGCCGGAGGGGAGGGAGGTCACGGTGGAGGAGATTGAAAAAGTTATAGACGAATGCTCAGGAGATACCTACCGCAAGATAGCTACTCACATATTCAACTGCTTCAATGTGAAAAGGAAATAATGTCAAAAAGTTTAATATTTACTGATATTCATGCTGGTGTAAAATCAGATGCTGAAATATTTTTAAATGAGTTCAGAAAGTTCTTTGAAGAATTCCTCCCGGAACAAATAGAGAATTATTCTCTTCAAGAAGGCCCAATATTTGGTTTAGGTGACCTTTTTGATAATAGGAATAATCTAAATGTCAAAACACTTTCTACAGTTTATCAAACATTCACTAGTTTATTCAAAAGATATCCCAAATTAAAAATTTACCTTTTAACTGGTAATCATGATATTTACTATAGGAATACCAGAGAAGTTAGTTCTTTAAATGTTCTCAATGAATTTTCAAATATTGAATTAATAACTGATATTAAGAAAACATCTTTTTTTGGGAGGTCAGTAACACTTTGTCCTTGGATAACAAATAAAGATAGTTCAGACCAGATCTTTGAAGAAAGAGCAGATATTTGTATGGGTCACTTTGAAATCAATGGGTTTGAAATGGTATCAGGGATTAAAGAGTATAATGGTATAGCACCTAAGAAATTTGAAGAAACATTTAAATTAACCTTTTCAGGCCATTTTCATCTAAGGGCAGAACAAAATGGAATTATCTATGTTGGCAATCCTTATCAAACAAAGTGGTCTGATTATGGTAACACTAAAGGTGTTTATGTTTTAGATTTTAGAACTCTTCAATATGAATTTATTGAGAATATCAATGCTCCAATTTATGTTAAATTATTTTTATCAAATATTAAAAAAGGGACAATAAATTTAAAGAAAGAAGTCCCAAATAATTTTATATCTCTTATAGTTGATGATAGAATATCAACCAATGATTTGGATAAGTTAAATTATATGATTTCTTCTCTTAATCCTCAATCATTCATAATTGCAGACGCTGAGAAGAAATATGGTATAGTCGAAGAAATTGAAGATTGTGCTAGTATGTCTCCATTACAATTTCTTCAAGAATATACAAATTCCTTGCAATTACCTCAAAAAATTGATAAAAATAAATTGGTTAAAAAAATGACAGAACTTTACCACCAAGTGGAGATTAATTAAGTGCATATAGATTTTGAAGAAATATCAATTAAAAACTTCATGTCTTATGGTGCTAAACCAGTTAAGCTGAATCTAAGAGAACATCCTTTAACATTAATAGTTGGAGCTAATGGAAAGGGAAAGAGCTCTCTTGTATGCGATTCTATCATCACAGCACTTTTCGGTCGCCCCTCTAAGAGTGTAAAAATTAAGACTATAGTAAATGACATTAATAGAAAGAATTGTGTTATTGATTTAAAATTTACTATCAATAAGAAACATAGTTATAGAATAGTCCGAGGCTTCTCTCCTGATTATGTTGAATTATATAAAGATGGAGAAGTTGAAGATAGCAGAAGCTCTAAGAAGTTTATGCAAAAGGAAATTGATGATATTACTCAATTAAACCTTGATACATTTAAAAATATTTGTGTTTTGACTGCTAACCTTTCTACTTCATTCCTTGATATGAAAGCCGCAGACGCTCGGACTGTTATTGAGAATTTATTTGGTTTAAACATATACTCTTCCATGTTGAAGAAGATTAAAGAAGATAGAGCCCTTTCAAATGATAAAGTTAAAATCATTGAAAGGGATATACAATTTTATACTGAAGTAATTGATGATTATAAAAAGAATGTTCAGAAGATGAAGGAACTAAAAGAGAATTTTGAAAAAGAAAAAGAAGAAAAGTTAACAAACCTTAGAATTTTAAAGAAGAATAAAGAAGAAGAAATATCCATTATAAAATCTGAGATAGCAGCTCTTTCATATCTATCTGAGGATAAAGAAACCATATCTTCAAATCTATCTAATTTTAAACAAACAAAAAGTGATATAGTAGCTGAATTAAAAGTAATAAAATCTAAAATAAAAGAAGAAAATGAAAAAATAGCCTTATTTGAAAATAATGCTATATGTCCAACCTGTTCATCAGACCTAACAGGTGAGCACAAAGTAAAAGAATTACTGGCTATAAATCAAAGGATAACAGAATATACAAATAAACAAACATTAAAAGATTCGAGATTACTTTCGCTTGAAGGAGCTATTAAAGGAGCTGAAGAACAGTTACAAAAAATCTCTACCAGAGAAACTGAACTAAATAATTTTAAAATAAAGTTATCTAAGATTGAATCTGATATAAAAACAATCACTAATAATATTGAACAAACAGACTCTGATAATATGAGTAAACATATTGCTTCTATTATAGATGTTGAAAAGATAAAGGAATATGTAGAAAAATATAAAACAGTAAAGAATGATTTGATTATTTTGAAAGAAGAAATAATTTATCAAGATATTCAGAAAGATATACTTTCTGATGATGGTGCAAAAAGTATAGCAATTAAAAGAGATTTGCCATATTTGAATACTAAAGTAAATGAGTACTTGAGAAAACTTGGTTTTCATATTAATATTGAATTTAATGAGGTCTTTGGATTAGTTATAAATAATCCAAGGAAGGCAAATTTTGATTATAACAATTTTTCAAATGGGCAGAAGAAAAGAATTGACCTTGCAATATTATTAGCTTTCATGGATTTAGCAAAGAAGAAAAATTCAATCAGTACAAACATTTTTGTGCTGGATGAGCTGCTTGATAGTTCTCTAGATAGCGATGGTGTTCAAGATTTTATCGATATTTTAAATCAAAAGGTAAAAGAGAATAACATGAATGTATTTATTATAAGTCACAAGAAGGACCTCGTGCTCGAGAATTGCAGGAAGATAGAAGTGGAGCAGGATGGTGAATTTTCGTTTCTTAAGGTGAGTTAATGTTAACTAAATATAAATCTATAGAAAATAAAATTGCTGAAATTGAACATCAATATTATATTTTTACTGATGTTGTTCTTAAAGATGAAAGTTTAAGACCAATTTGTGAAGCAATGAGAGACACATTATATATAATTAAGAATTTAATTGATGTAGAATTAAAGGCTTTTTTGTTATTAAATATTGGAGGAACTATATATCAAATACCAAAAGAAGAAATGAAAAAAGCTTCTATTTGGTGGGAGAAGAATGTTGAACAACATCCATTAGGAAAATCTCCAGCTAATTTAAAATCTTTGGGTTTAGTATATTTTTAAATGAATATGCACAAGAAAATTGGGAGAACTATAAATATGAAAAATAAACCATATTTTACAAAATTAGTAAATCAAGTAGAAAAGATTGAAGAAGATGTATCTGTTTTAGTTGCAAAAAAGAAATTACTTTTAAGTAAAATGCAAGACCACTGTATTCATCCAGTTTTAATCGAAAGTGGTGGGTATGATATAAGTAGTTATGATAATCAATTTGCATATGCTAAATATAGGGTTCATTGTGATGCTTGTGGAATTGTATGGTTTACGGATAGTCCAGATTGGTATGACATTAAAAGAAGAGCTGTTTATTGGAAAAATATAAAAGAAATAAATTCAAGATTTGCATATTTATTAGATAGGTCCTTTTAATATGAATAAAGATTATCTAAAAGCTAAAGAATTAGGTCCGACTAATTTGAACAGATGGGAGGAAGGAATTGAACACCATCCAATGTCTGAAAAAATTGTTGAATTTCTTTCAGACCATGACTTCAATGATTATGGTGATTATTTTTGTTGGAAATGTTAGATAAGGATAGAAAATGAAAATTGACCATGATAGATTGTATAAAGTTTTAACACATCAATTAGTTGGAAGAGGTTGTGGTAAGACCTTTGCTACTTGTTGTGAATTATTAAATATCATTGAATTGGATGGGCCCTAATTTAATAATTTGCAAAGAAAAGAATCATCATGATATATATTATATTTTTAGAATGTTAAGAGAAATAGCATATGAATTAAAATTAGATAATGTATTAAATGATATGTTCAGAAGAAAATCTGGGCAATATGATTTTCATACTAATGGTAAAAGAATTAAATTTATAACAGAAGTAGTATTCAATGAACAATATGGTTTAGCTGGATATGCTGATTATTATTTAGTAGATTTTATAGATTATTAAATAAAGGAGAGTAGATTTATCTTGATATATCATTATAATTAAATTATATTAAAATAATCAAATAAAGCTTTGAGGTGATTATGCTTAATGACAATGAAATAGTAGAATTTAGAGAATATCATATATTTGGTGTATTTCCATATTCAATGTGGAAGGACGAAAAAAATAAGAACTTTTTTCAATTTTTCAAAGAGAATAATTTTGAAATTAGTTTTAATTATATAATGGATTTCCCAAATCCTGAAAAGAAGCTTTATGGAGTATCATCAACTTCAGATACTGAACAACCTATAACATCATCTGTTATGATAACAAAAGATTTTGGTAAAAATGAATTAGATACTGTCAATGCTATAATCTCAAAAATTAGAGGCATTAATACTTCAATACCAGCTTGTTATATTGGTAAACGAACAGATTACCCAGATTGGGCAACAGAACCATGTTACAAAAATATTGCTTTAGATGATGAATATTTTAGATATCCACAGATAGGTATAGAATTATCATGGTGTAATACACACTTTGATGGTAGAGATTTAACACAGAAAGAACTAAACAAGGTAATAAAAGAAATGAAACGGTATTATAATAGGTGTATAAGATTCAAACATAGAGATGGAAGATATTTAACTATTAAGGATACGTTTATAAAACTTCAATCCGCAGCCAGTGACACAATTGGAGATATTGAAGATGATATAAAACAGCCCTTATCAAAAGAACAAGACAAATATTTGAACAAATCTATTGTTGAATTTTTAATTGAAAGAAAAAATAACGGATATTGGTTATAAGGAGGAGAGAGGTCTTGGCTAAAGTATATCATCATGATGACCATGATGGACGAGCTGCTGGTTTTCTAGTTAAGAAATTTTATGCAGAGCAAGGTAAAGAAATTGAATGTATAGAGGTTGATTATAATTCTCAGCCTCCTATAAATACAATTCAGCCAGATGAAGATATATGGATAGTTGATTATTCATTTGAACCTGAGCTAATGTGGCAAGTTTTAGAAATGACTCATAACATCCATTTCATTGACCATCACCAAACCGCTATGGAGAAATATAATGATTTTCCAGAAAAGCTGGCTGGATTGAGGGTTAATGGGTTAGCAGGTTGTGAACTTACTTGGATTTATATTACCTTACTCGACGAAGGTATAAAATGTTTTGGGGCTCTACCAACATTCTTTGAAGAGAATAAAGAGAAGTTTTTGCAGGATATGCCTCTTTTTGTCAACCTAATAGGAGATAAGGACGTTTGGAGATGGGAACATGGAGAAAAGACAGAATGTTTTGATTTAGGTCTTAGGTCATATGATACCAGTGTAAATGCAAATGTTTGGGAAAAGTTATATTATGATTTTTTTGAATTAGATGGGGGATATCATACAATATTGATTGATGCTGGTAAAACAATAAAAAAATATAGAGACCAGTGGAGTAAAGATTACAGAGAAGCAAATGGATTTCCTGTTGAATTTGAAGGACTGAATTGTTATGCTATGAATATAGGTCGTGTTGGAAGTGAATTCTTTGGAGAAAAATCAAAAGAATATGATATAGTAATTCCTTTTGTATTCCATAAAGATGGATCTTGGAAGATTTCTTTATATTCAGTCAACCCAAATGTGGATTGTGCTAAATTAGCTCAGAAGTATGGTGGTGGTGGACATAAAGGTGCTTCAGGGCTTTCTTATAAAGGTGACATAAACAAGTTTTTCAAAGTCCTTGACAGTCCTGAGTAGATTTGTTAATATAGATTAATCAAATTTTGATAAAGGAGAAGTAAATGAATAATGAAAAGGGATTTACATTAATAGAGTTAGTTTTTGCTTTGATTCTAATACCTATAATTATTCTTGGGCTTGGAATTTGGATTTATGGTTATGTTCTTGCTTTTAGTGCAAGTATAATAATTGGTTTAGTTCTTATATTTCTTCCTCCTCTTCCATTTGTTTTTGGTATAGTTGGAATTTGTGGTTTGGATATAGCAATGGCAATTCAGAATTGGCTTCATTTACCAATATAAGGGAGTGTGAATAATGCCAGTAAAGAAGATAGTAGAGGGTAAAGTTCCAGCCAAAATTTGGACAGATAATATTGAGGAAGAAGCATTAAAACAAATCTCAAATATTATTGAAAATCTTCCAGTATATTCTCATTTTGCGGCTATGCCAGATGTACATTGTGGCATGGGAATGCCAATTGGTGGGGTTCTTCCTCTTATAAATGGTATAAGTCCTAATTGTGTGGGGGTAGATATTGGATGCGGAATGCTTGCAATCAAGCTTAATATTCAAGATATTTCATTAAGTGACCTCAAAAATATATTCACAGAAATAAGAAAAGAAATACCAGTAGGATTTAATCATAGAAAAGAAAGAGTTAAATGGTATGAGAATCTTATAATTCCTCATTTACCAATAATTGAAAAAGAACTACAATCATCAGAACATCAAATTGGTACCCTAGGTGGGGGTAACCATTTCATAGAATTCCAAAAAGGTTCTGATGGTCATATTTGGTTTATGATACATTCTGGGTCAAGAAATCTTGGTAATAAGATTGCTCAGCACTATCATAAGTTAGCGGTAGAACATGGTCAAGTCCCTGGAGATAAAGTTGAATTAGCATATTTTGATAAAAACCATCAAAGTACTATATTCAATGAATATTACAGTGCTATGTCTTTTGCTCTTGAATTTGCTTATCTAAATAGAAAAATGATGGCAGATATTGTTTTATCTATAATAGAAAGAATTCTCAATAAATTTAATTTGAAGTTTAGAGAAATTAATATTCATCATAATTATGCTGAAGAATCATATCATGGAATTTGGTTACACAGAAAAGGAGCCACTTCAGCAAAAGAGGGAGAGTGGGGAATAATACCTGGTTCAATGGGGTCCAATTCTTATATTGTTCTTGGTAAAGGAAATAAAGAGAGTTTTGAATCTTGTGCTCATGGTGCTGGGAGAGTAATGTCTAGAACCAAAGCTAAGAAGAATATAACTTTAGAACAACACCAAGAAGATTTAAGAAGTATAGGCCTTGAGGTTTCTGAAAGGGATAATTCTTTAGACGAGAGCCCAAGAGCTTATAAAAGTATTAATGAAGTTATGATGAACCAAACAGATTTAGTAGATGTTGTCATTAAACTAACACCATACCTATTGCCTGCAATTAAAGGATAATAAATTGCTTAAGAGATATAAATCAATTTTTATTTCAGATATTCATTTTGGCACTAATGACTGTAAAGCAAATTTATTATATAACTTTTTAAAACACAATACATCTGAATCTTTATATCTTATAGGGGATATAATTGATGGTTGGAAAATTAAGACTAACAGGTTTAGATGGCAACAAAAACATACTGATACTCTTAATCTTATTTTGAGATATGCTAAACATAAAGGACAAGTTATATATATTACTGGAAATCATGATGATTTTTTACACCCTTTAATTGAGTATAATATATCTCTTGGTAATGTTCAAATAGTTAATCAAGCAGAATATCAAGGTATTGATGGAAAAAGATATCTTATTATTCATGGTGATATGTTTGATGGTATAACTAAGTTACATAAATGGATATGTTTTTTAGGCGATAGAGCATATGATTTTATTCTTAATTTAAATAGTAAATATAATTATATTAGGCATAGTTTTGGATTTGGATATTGGTCATTATCAAAATATTTAAAATATAAAGTTAAACAAGCGGTAAATTTTATATATCAATTTGAAAATAATTTGGTTCTGCATTGTATAAAGAAAGGGTATGATGGTGTTATTTGTGGACATATACACAATGCTGAAATAAAGAGCATAAATGGAATTATTTATATGAATGATGGAGATTGGGTTGAATCTTGTACTGCCCTTGTGGAAAATTATGATGGCACTTGGAAAATAATAACCTGGGATAAGGAGATATGAATGAAGTATTTTGCAACAGTTAAAGAAGGTAGCAGGGTATATTCAATAATTTATGGATGGGGAACAGTTACTTATGTAACTACACTGAGGGATTTTCATGTTCTTTTCGATAATGAAGAGTATTTATTATTGGTTCCAAAAAGAGGACCTATTAACTTTAGGTATCATTATGAGTATGATTATACTGGAGTGCGGTATAATCATTTAACAGGTCTGCATGATAAAAAACAAACTTTATTCTGGTGTGAACCTCTGATAATAGCACCAGAGAAACCACCTCTACCTATTAAGAAAAATGCTTCTGGATGGTATAATCCAACAAATCCTCATGGGGATAATATCATGTTCTTTGGTCCTTATAAATCTGAGAATATAGCAATATCAACCAGAGATAGTATTTCAAAGTATGTAGGACCTCCAATATTTTTGAGTTATGAATATATGAAGGAAGATGAGTAATTTTCTTGAAAGGTCATTTAATTTTTGATAATATAATTAAAGAGGAGAATGTAAAATGGCAATTTCAAACAAGCAAGATATTGGTGTAATAGTAGGAAGATTCCAAGTCCCAAAACTAACATCTGCCCACAGAAGATTATTATCTGATGTTATTAGAGACCATGATAAAGTTATAATATTCCTAGGTGTTGCTCCCACTTTAGGTACTAAACATAACCCTCTTGATTATCCCACCAGGGTTAAAATGTTAAAAGAAACAATAAATGTTACCTATCATAGGTCAACACAGGATAGTAAAACAATTTTAATTGCACCATTAATGGATAATCCATCTGATTTAGTTTGGAGCGAAAATCTTGATTCTTTTGTAAGATCTCATTTTTCAACTGGAAGTGTTTGTTTATATGGTGGTAGAGATTCTTTCATAAAATCTTATAAAACTAAAACATTCTCAACAAAGGAAATGTCTTTTCAATCTCCAGAATCAGGAACTGAATTAAGAAAAATAGCAGGGAAAGAAATTTTAAATTCAGATGACTTTAGATCTGGTATTATTTATGCAATTCAAAATAGGTTTCCTGTAACTTATCCTACAGTTGACTTGGCTGTATTAAAAGATAATAAATATGTTTTAATGGGTAAAAAGAAAAATGTTGATGGTTGGTGTTTCCCTGGTGGATTTGCTGACCCGCATGATGAATCTTATGAAACCGCTGCTATCAGAGAATTTCATGAAGAAATAGGTGGAGTAGAAATAGGTCTTGATTTAGAATATATTTCTAGTCATATAGTTGATGATTGGAGATACAAAGACGAAGAAAAAATCAAAACAATTCTTTTTGCTACTGATTATATTTTTGGTGACCCAACAGTCAAAGAAGAATTGATTGATTTACAGTGGGTCAATATGACCAATACTAAGCCAGAAGATATAGCTAAAGCACACAAGCCTCTATATAAATCTTTAATTAAATATGTAAATGGGAGGATAAAGTAAATGGAAAGACCAGGAAGTAATATATGTAAAATGGGAGACAGTTATAAATTTTCTCATGCAGTCCAATATCCTCCAGGAACAGAAAAGGTCTTCTCTTACCTTGAGTCAAGAGGTGGGTTATTTGATAACACTGTTTTCTTTGGGTTACAAATCCTTCTTGAAAGGTTAGAAGGCCAAGTAGTAACTGCTGAAAAAATAGATGATGCTGAAAAGATGGTCAATGCTCACATAGGTCCTGGAATTTTTAATAGGTCTGGTTGGGAATATATACTCAATAAACACAATGGATATCTTCCAGTTATTATAAAGGCTGTTTCTGAAGGCACACAAGTCCCAGTAAGTAATGCTCTTATGATAGTCGAGAACACAGACCCAAATTGTTTTTGGCTTACTAATTATCTTGAAACATATTTGTCTCAAGTGTGGTATCCATGTACCGTAGCAACACTTTCAAGAGAAATTAAAAAGCTGATAAATAGATTTCTTGAAACTACAGGAGACACAGCCGGTATAAATTTCAAGCTTCATGATTTCGGATATAGAGGTACAAGCTCTTTTGAAAGTGCTGGAATAGGTGGTTGTGCTCACCTTCTGAATTTTATGGGAACTGATACAGTAGCAGCAATTGAATTTACTCAGTATTATTATGAGGCAGATATGCCAGGGTTCAGTATCCCAGCAGCAGAACACTCAACCATAACATCCTGGGGCAGGGAAAATGAACTGGATGCTTTCAAGAATATGCTTGAAACATATCCAACAGGCCTTGTAGCTGTAGTATCTGATAGCTATGATATTTATGAAGCCTGCAAAACCCTTTGGGGTGAAGAACTAAAAGATATGGTCCTTCAAAGGGATGGGTATTTAATTATAAGACCAGATTCTGGCGAACCAACTGAAGTTATACCAAAGATTCTTAACATATTAGGTAAGGCTTTTGGGTATGAAGTGAATTCCAAAGGTTATAAAGTCCTCAATCCTAAAGTTCGTGTTATCCAAGGGGATGGTGTTAATTATAATTCTATTGAAAATATCCTCACTCTAATGCAATATGATGGATGGAGCACTGATAACATAGCTTTTGGTATGGGTGGTGCCCTGCTTCAAGGTATAAATAGAGATACTCAAAAGTTTGCTTTTAAATGTTCTTCTGTTACAATTAATGGCGAAGAAAGAGATGTTTATAAACAGCCAATAGATTCTCCTTGGAAGAAGTCTAAAGCTGGTAGACTTATGCTTGTTACGGATTTAGATGGTGAATATAAAACAATTAAAGAATCTGAATATGACCCATCTTGTATGATAGATAAGATGAATGTTGTATTTTTTAATGGTAAGATAGTTAAAAAGTATACTTTCGATGAAGTGATATGGAACGCAAAGATTTAAATTTCTAAGGAGATAATATTTAATATTAGTGTCATTAGTTAGTTCAATATTCTACACAGCAGACTTCTCAGGCTGCGGGTTCTTGAGAAGTTTTTTACCTTGTGATTATTTAAATTCAGTTTATGGCAATACTAAACAATTCATGGGAATTGTTTCAGGGAGGTTATTTGGAGACCATAACCTGTTAAAAAGTCTTCAAATAATAAGATTTCAAAGACAAACCTCTTCACTTCAAGTCACTTATATTCACCAAATAGCTCAGTTAAAAAGGAGTGGTGTTATAAAGGCTGGTTTGATTTATGATTTAGACGACCTATTTACTGATATACCAGATTATAATTATTGCAAACCTTATTACAATCATGCTGAAAGTATCAATGCTTTAAATACTATTTTTGATTCTGTTGATATTTTTACTACTTCAACTGAATATTTAAAAAAGAAAATGCAGGAGATAAGAGGGAATAAAATTATTTCCTGTAATTTTCAAGTAGTTCCCAATTTAATTCCTAAATTTTTATATCATAGAGAAAGTATAAAAGAGCAAACAACTAAGCCCAGAATAGTTTGGGCAGGTAGCGCTACACACTATTCTGATAGTAATTTGGGAGATTTAGGTTTAATATATGATTTAATCAAAAATACTCAAGAGGAATTTGACTGGCATATTATAGGAACTAAAGTAAAACAGTTTGAAGGAATGAATGTAACTCAACATCCATGGGTCAATAATTTTTATGCTTATCCTAAAGCGCTCAGAGATATAAATGCAGATTTTGGTATAAGTGCTCTACTTGACAATGAGTTCAATAGATGCAAGAGCAATATTAAATTATTGGAATATTCTGCTGCTCAGGCAATTACAATTTCTTCAAAAGTTGAACCATATTTAAAGGAATCATCATTATTTTTAACGGGTGATTGGAAAACAGATAGAGAAACCATCATTGAAGTTTATACAAATAAGCAGAAGAAAGAGGAGCTTCTCAATAAACAAAATTCAATGTTGGATAACTATTGGATGGAAACAAATATGAGGCATTATGTTAATTTACTGGGGATAAGATGAGTAACTTTAGATGTATGAAATGCGATAAAGAGGCTATTAATTATACTAAATTTACTTATTGGTTACATTTAATGTCTTTCATTGATTTTCTTCATGCAGAAGGAAATATAACACAAGCAACTTATGAACTAATGACTGATTATGTTCATCACTTACAGCCAGATGAAGTAGATGAGTGTAATAATTGTGATTTATTAAAAGCAAAACAAAAGATTACACCTGATAGTTCTGATGGTAATTGATATGATATTAAATGAAAGAGAGATGATAAGATGAGTGTTTGGGTAGAAAAATTTAGGCCTGCATGTATAGATGATGTTATTTTGTTGCCTTCAACAAGGAAAGCAATTCAGTCTATACTCAATTCACCTGATATAAAGGTAAATTTTGTTAATCAAATTTATTCAGGACCTCCAGGCACAGGTAAAACAAGTGTGGCTAAACTAATTCCTAAGTTATTAGATTTACCATATCTTTATATCAATGCTTCTGAAGAAAGTGGTATTGATACAGTAAGAGGAAAGGTTAAGGATTTTTCAACAAGTCAAACAATTGATGATAAGTTAAAAGTAGTAATATTAGATGAAAGTGATATGCTTTCAATCCCTTATCAAGGTGCATTAAGAAACATTATTGAGTCAACCTCATCTAACACAAGATTTATTTTAACTTGTAATTATCCTGAGAAAATAATAGCCCCATTACACTCAAGGCTCAAGCAGGTTGTTTTTGCCAAGGTTGATGAGAAGATAGTTCTGAAGAGAGTGGTTGAAATTTTAAGGTCTGAGAAAATAACAATCCCTGAAGAGCAAAACTTAAATATAGTCAAACTAATTAAAAAGTATCACCCTGATATTAGAAAGATAATTAATCATCTTCAATATTTTAGCTCTACTGGAACACTTGATATTCAGTTTGATGATATTGTTTCAGAAGATATTTTAGACCAAATAATCAATAATATTAAATCTAAAAAGATATCTGATATTAGAACTATCCTCCGTAACAATAAATTGGATTATGATGGAATTATTAGGAAGATATTTGATGAAATACTCAATACTAAATCTCAATATTTTCCTGATATGAATGAGGGTAAAAGGGCTGAGCTGATACTATTATGTGCTGATACACTTTACAAAATGAATTTTGTAGTGGATAAAGAAATTCAGTTCGCTGCTTTTGCAGTAGATGCTAGTATAACAATGGGTAAGTAATATGGGAGAATTACAAACAAGCCTTGATGGTTTTTTCAAAAAGAGCCCAGCAATTCAGACATTTAGTGAAGAAGAATATGTTGATAAAAGAAAGGCTAATATCTTCTCATATTTAACTGATATATGTTTTGAAAAAACAGGGACTATTCCAGAAGAATATGATTTTGAAATGAAAGGTTGGAGTAGTTTTATGGTTTTGAGGTATTTAAGCCTGTATGAACCATACCTTCCTATTATAAATATTTTTAATTATTATCAAGGTACATTGACTCCACTCCAGTTATATAAGGCATTATTGGTGGTCATACCTAAAGGTAAAAGATTTCTCAAATATCCTAAACTCCAAGACGAACTAAATAATGATTCTATCATAGAAATGCTAATGAAATATTTTGACTGTTCTAAGTCTGATGCTGAAGAATATATTAAACTGGGTTTAATTTCTCAAAAAGAAGTGAATACAATAAAAGAAAAATTTGGAGGTAGGGATGGCCAGAAGAAGGAAAGTAAGAAGCGTTAATTATGGGACTTATAAATGTATCAAAGTTTTTCCTGATACGTTAGTAGTAGATTGCAGAACATATAAATCTGATATTGAGACATATGAATATTTTAAAAGAATAAAAGAAGAAGGTAAAGATATAAAATTATTTGGCACAAGAAGCAAACATACACCATTAACAAAAATTTTTATATATCAGACTAATACTAATATCTAATAAAAGGAGGAGTGAAAAGTAATGAGTGAAGTGGAAAGTAAGGGTATTGCAGTAAAGCTAAATGTAACTGAGGAAATTGTAAAAGAGAATCTTTCAAGGATTGGTATAGTAAATAGGAGTGATAAGAAGCTTTATCCTTCATGTTATCTTATCAAGGATGAAAATGGCCAGTATTTTATTTGTCATTTTAAAGACCTTCTCAAGGTGGCAGGGGCAGATGAAAGTGATAAGATGAGAAGGAATACAATTTCTTGGCTATTTGAAAAATGGGGTCTTGTTTCAATTCTTGAAGACGGTGAACTTAATATTTCAAAGAAGAAGCTTTTCATTCTCACAAAGGAACAGAAAGAGAATGAAGCTTGGAATATTGTTCACAAATTTCATTATGATAAAAAGGAGAAGGAGTAATTTATGAGTAAAAGAATGTTTGATAGAAATGCCATGGCAACAGTCCTTTCAAATATGGAAAAGGATGCTAAGAATAAGGGATTTAAGCAGGATGAAACACTTTGGACTCCTGACAAGCCAGAAAAGGGCAAGACGCTGATTTATAGATTTAGGGTTCTTCCTACAATTACAAAGAGAGGTTATCAGCCAGCTTGGGCTGGTTACAAGACTCACTTTTTCAAGTCTCTAGTAACAGGGAAGTTTGTTAATGAGTATTGCCCAACTACCATAGGAAATCCTTGCCCAATATGTGAATATTCAGGTAAGCTATTTAATACTGGCGACCCAGAAGATGAAAAGATAGCAAAGAAGTTTTATAAGGCTCAGAAGTTTGTTGCCAACATTCTTGTAGTGAAAGAGCCAGATGAGAAGCGCAAGGAAAATGAAGGTAAGGTCTTCAAGTATGTATTTGGAACAAAGATTATGGAAAAATTCAAGAGTGCTTTGTTCCCTGAAGAAGGAATGGAGCAGGTTTATTTTATAGATCCATATGAAGGGTTTGATTTTAACCTTGTTGTTAAAATAGTTGGCGATTTTGCTAATTATGATTCTTCAGTATTTGTAACCACCAAAACGGCAATAGCACAGTCAGATAAGGAAATTGAAAAGATTCTAAATTCAACATATGACCTTGAAACTGAGTTCCTTTCAGAATCAAACTTCAAGTCTTATGCTAACCTGCAGGAAGTTGTTAATACTCAGATAGTAGGTGCTTCACCAAAATCGGTTGTTAAGACAAAGCCAGTTTCAATCCCAACAACAGGGCCTGTAGAAGCAGATGATGTTCCTATGTCATTTAATAAGGGGTCTGAACCAGAGCCTGAAGTAAATGCAGATGAGGATGATGAATTTCTAAAGTCACTTCAGAGGGATTTAGATAGTCTATAATTTAAAAGAGGGTTGTCGTTAGGAGCGACTGAGTCATGGAAGTGGGTAGCCTTAAATTATAATCAAGACATAAGACTAGTACGCTGGTGAGCACATGACGCAATTCCAGATATCCATAGTAGGCTGATTATAAACCCATACAATAGGCCCTCTTTAAATTTATATTAGGAATGAGATGAACAATTATAATCAGTGGATAATGCAACGAGAATATTCTGATAATGATTTATATTTTCAGAAAACTAATTCTATATTTAAATATAAACCAAAAATTAGTATTATAATACCAACGTATAATACTAATTTAAAATATTTAACTGAAGCTCTTGATTCTGTCATTAACCAGACCTATTCTAATTGGGAAATATGTATAGGTGATGGGTCTGACAAAGTAGATGTAAAAGATTTAATATGTAAATATCAAAAAGTTTATAAAAATATCAAAGCTTCTTTCTTATCTGAAAATAAAGGTATTATAGGCAATTCAAATGAAGCAATTAGGAACGCTACTGGAGATTTCATTACATTTCTTGACCATGATGATACTCTTGCACCATTTGCTTTATTTGAAGTAGTTAAAGAATTGAATAATGATTCTTCATTTGATATTCTTTATTCCAATGAGGATAAAATAACTAAAGATGGTATAAGATGTAATCCTCATTTTAAACCAGCATGGTCGCCAGATACTTTAAGAAGTTACAATTATATATGTCATTTAGCAGTTTATAGAACTTCTTTAATAAAAGAATTGGGGGGATTGAGTTCAGGATTTGAAGGGGCTCAAGATTATGATTTAATACTCAGGGCATCAGAAAAAACGGATAAAATTCATCATATCAATAAGATACTTTATCATTGGAGAATGATACCAGGGTCTACTGCTTTAGATGGTAATAATAAACCATATGCTTTCGAAGCAGGAAGAAGCGCAGTACAGGCCCATGTTAAGAGGGTTCTTGGCTCTGCATTTGTATCTGAAGGTTTATTTCCTGGTTCATATGAAGTAAAATATATGATGAAAGAAACCCCCTTAGTATCGGTAATTATACCTAATAAAAATAATTACTCTACTCTTAAAACTTGTCTAGATTCTATATTTAAGAATACTTATAAAAATTACGAAATAATAATTCTTGAAAATGGGAGTGTAAATAAAGATATTTGTGATTATTATAATATTCTTTCAAAAGTAGATAATGTCAAAATAGTAGAATGGAAAAAAGACTACTTTAATTATTCAGAAATAAATAATTGGGGCACTTCATTTGCCTCAGGTGATTATTTCTTATTTTTAAATAATGATATTCAAGCAATAAATGATGATTGGCTTGAACGAATGATGGAATTTATTGTTCGTAAAGATGTAGGTGTTGTTGGTGCGAAGTTATATTATCCTAATGATACCTTGCAGCATGTTGGTGTTATGGTTGGTATGGGTGGAATAGCCGGGCATCCTTTTTGTAAAGCTCAAAAAGATTCATTAGGGTATATGGGAAGAGCTAAAATTATTCAAAATCTTACTGCTGTAACTGGGGCCTGTTTACTTACAAAAAAAGCAGTTTTCAACGAAGTTGGTGGATTTGATGAAAAATTAGTTCTAGCATTTAATGATGTAGATTATTCTTGTGCTTCAAGCTCAAGAGGATATAGAACTGTTTGGACTCCTTATGCTGAACTATATCACCATGAGTCACTAACAAGAGGTTATGAAGATACACCAGAAAAGAAAGAAAGATTTTGGAATGAAGCAAAATATTTTCAACAGAAATGGGTCAAGCTACTCAAGTCTGGTGACCCATATTATTGGAGAGATTAGTGTTAGCTAATATAGTTATAACAACTTTCAATCGACTTAATTTTACAAAACAAACTATTCCTAATATAATAGATACTGCTTCTGATAGTATTTCTTATATGATAACGGTTGTTGATAATGGTAGTAAAGATGGAACTCCTGAATATCTCATTGAATTATTTAATCAAAAGAAAATAACAAATCTTATATTACTACCTGAAAATATAGGAGTTGCCAAAGGCCAAAATTTAGGATGGAAGTTATTTGAAAACGTTTCAATTTATGGAAAAGTAGATAATGATGTTTTATTTCATAAAAAAAATTGGTTGAATGAGATAATTTATATTTTAAGTAATTCTTCAGAACTTGGAGCATTAGGTTATAACTGCGAAGCAAAAGATTGTTATTCTATAATAGATAATGGGGCAGTTAAATATAGATATAAACAAGGTAATATAGGCGGGGCTTGCCATTTTATTCCAAGAGCAGCACAAGATATTTTAGGCTTTTGGTGTGAGGATTATGATAAGTATGGTGAGGAAGATGCAGATATGGGGTATCGTATAGTTATGGCAGGATTAAAAAATGCTTATATGATAGATGAAAATGTCATGGAACATCTACCAGAACCAGTAACTGAATATGTTGAGTTTAAACGTAAGCAAAGGAATGATAACCTAGCAGGTAAATGGAATCAAATTTTAACAGAATATCAAAGTAAACAAAGACCGTTAAGAATAGAAACTAATGTCCTTAATGAGATTTCTTATACATTAATGAGTAATTTATGATTAGTATAGTTATGGCTTATTATAACAGAAAAGAACAACTAATTAAAACTTTAGAGAGTATCAATCAACAAAGTTATAAAGATATAGAAGTTATTATAATAGATGATGGAAGTTCACTTGGTCAAGGGGTACCATTTGCTCCATATTCATTTAAAACTACAGTAATTGATATTTGTCTTTCTGAAAAAACCTGGTGCAATCCCTGCATCCCATTTAATATAGGATTTAAAGCAGCAAAAGGTGATATAATTATAATACAAAATCCTGAGTGTTATCATAATGGTGAGATTTTAAAACATGCTGCTGAAAATGTTAAAGATAATAATTATATCACTTATGGTTGTTTTTCTTTAGATGAGAGTAGTACCAGAGATTTAATGAATTTATCTACTCATGATAAAACTGCCTCTTTCGATGGTGATTTTGGTTGGTATAACCATTCTATCTACAGACCTGCAAATTATCATTTTTGTTCTGCTATAACACGAAAGAATTTAGAAGAACTTGGCGGGTTTGATGAAAGGTATGCCAATGGTGTTGGATATGATGATGATGAATTTTTAATTAGAATTAAAAAGAAGGGGCTCAAGGTTGAACTAGTTGATACCCCTTTTGTTTATCATCAGTGGCATTATAGCTCAAATATATTCACAAATAAACCATCAAATGAAAACTTATTTAAAAATACTACATTAAAAGAAACAACATGGAAAGTTAATGCTTAAATTATCTATTCTTATTCCCTCAGTACCATCAAGAAGAAAAACTTTTCTTCAAAGAATATTAGACCAGTTAGAATCTCAAATTAATACAAATGATATAGAAGTAATTGTTCTTTATGATAATAAGAAAAGAACAGTAGGAGAAAAAAGAAATGACCTTTTAAACTTAGCACGAGGTCAATTTTTAACTTTTATTGATGATGATGATAGAATTTCTGATGATTATATAAATAAAATTATTTCTACTATTAATAATAATCCATTAGCAGATTGTATAGTTTTTGATAGCATTTGTACTGTAGATGGAATTTCCCAAGTATGTAAATATGGGATAGAATATTCATATAATTATGCCAGCCCACCAAATATATGGACAGGTAGACCCGCACATACAATGGTATTTAAATCTGCTATAGCTAAGAGCATTATGTTTCCTTCTATTAATTTTGGAGAAGATATGGATTGGGTTTCAAGAATTTGCAATCAAATAAAAAATCAAGTTAGAATAGATTCTGTTTTGTATTATTATGATTTTAATAATATAACATCTGAAACAAGAGGGTAATGAAAAAGAATATAGAAATAATAGGAATGATTTATAAGTCTCCGAGTTATTTAACTATGATGATAAATCAATTTCTATCCGAATATAACCAAGTAGATGACTGGAATATAAAATTCCGTATATTAGTTAATAATCCACAGGAAAAACTATTGCCTTACCTAGCAAAGGCTATAACTTCTTTTGGAGATAAGATAATATTTGATATTTATGAAGATAATTCCCCTATTGATTATTACCTTAATAGAGTTTATAGGTGTTGGAATTATGGAGGTCGAGTAACAAAATATGATAATATTTGTTTTGTAAATTCAGATATGATTTTCAGTAAAAACTGGTTAGGTAATTTATTAAAGCATCATGATGGGATAAACATTCCTTGTAGCAAATTATTTGAAAGTGGTAAAATGCCCAGCGGGAAATGGGGTGAAACAATGCACTTTGGTTCTAATCCAGTCAATATGAATTATTTATCTTGGTATCAGTATGCTGAATATAAACAAACAATAGATAAAGGTATAGGTATTGGTGGATTATATATGCCTTGTATTTTTTCTTCACAAAGATTTTATGAGTCTGGTGGATATCCTGAAGGAAATATATATGTTGGAGGGGCAGGCCAAATAAATACTACCTTTGTAAAAAGCGGTGATGATTATTTCTTTCATGATATATTAGAACAAAAATTTGGTATGCGACATATAACATCATTTGACTCATTGGTTTACCATTTTCAAGAAGGTGAGCTCTGTGACTAGTCATTCTCATTCAAACTTTATATATGAATTTATTAAACTTTGTCATTATAAAACTTATTTAGAACTTGGTATTTATGATGGTGAAACTTTTTCAAAAATAGTACCTATTGTTGATATAGCAGTAGGGGTAGATATTGAAGATAAGAGAATAATTAAAAATGGCATATTCTTTAAATCAACAACAGATGATTTCTTTACTAAAAATTTTCAAAAATTTGATTGTGTTTTCATTGATGCTTGTCATGAAGCAAAACAGGTTGAGAAAGATTTTTTAAATGCAATTAAAATATTGAATATTGGAGGGACTATAATATTACATGATACTGACCCAATATCTGGATTTTATATCCAGCCAGGATATTGTGGAGATGCTTATAAAGTTTTAAATAAAATAGGAAAAGAATTTGCTCAAATGACCTTCCCAATAAATGAATGTGGTATAACTTTTATTAGACGAGTTAGTGATAGGAGAGTCCTTTGTTTATAAATATCTTAAATATTTTAAAAGAAATAAAAGAAGTTTCATATACAGATAAAGATGTGCGAGCCTCTTGGGTAGGACCAGGCCCAGCAAGTACTGATTGTTTTGACTACTTGAATTTAGCTAAATGGGCAAATGAACATCTTCATATGTATGAAGGGTTTTATAATGAAATAAATAGAACATCTGGAAAAATAATGGATATAGGTTGTGGGGCTGGGTTTGCTACTATAAATCTATTAAATAATTTTAGTAACTTTAAAATCAATGCCATAGATTTTGATGAGAAATGTATAAATTTTGCTAACAAATATAATAGTCATAAAAATATTAATTATATAAATAATGACATCTTCATATGTGAAATAAAAGATAAGTTTGACTACATTTTTGCATTAGAAATATTAGAACATCTGCCCGCAGAACACCATTATTCTTTTATAGATTTATGTTTAAGTTATTTAAAAGATGATGGTAAATTATTTATTACTACCCCTAATGCTAAAAAAGAAAGTGATGGGGATTTTTCACATATAGGTTTATTAAATAATAAAAGGTTTGATTCTTTTTATTTTAAATATTTTGAAAATATATTAGAATTGAATTTTTATGATAGTAAACAATTTATAGTACATGACCCCCCGCTTAGTTATATGGAAGGAGACAAATCTCATTTTAGAATAGTCTTAGTTAAACAAAGGGATTTAAAAAATTAAAACTGGTTATTTAATAAATGATTGTTTAACTTGTATTCCTGGGACTAAAACATTTTGGCATGATTTATTGGAATGGATTCCAGGATTAGAAGATAAAACTAATGGATATACTGATTATTCAATATTAGCAGATATTGTAGAATTACTACCAAGACCTGATTATATTATTAGGAATGCTACATATTTTAGAAGATTGAATATTAATGTCCCTACTATTAGTTTACTTCAAGATGCTAATAAAACTTCAGAACAAATTGATGTTTGTTGTCACTCTGATATAGTTGTATTTAATTCACCATATACTTTGTCATTATATGATGCTCATCCTTTTACAAGAACAGAGTTAATACCATTAGGAGTAGATTCTGATTTCTTTAAACCAAAATTTGATACCTATCCAAGGGTTTTACCAAATTCAATATTATTTGTGGGGGCATCTAATAATTTTCCAAAAGGATTTGATATTGTCCTTGATTTAATTCTTAATACTGATTATAATTTTTGTTTGGTTATGAAAGATGATTTTAGAATATCACATGAAAGGGTAACAGTTTTTAATAAAGTTGAACATGATGAATTAAAAAGAATATATAATTCTTGTTCAATGTTGTTATGCACTTCAAGGATTGAAACTCAACATTTAGCAGGGATAGAAGCAGGATTATGTAACTTGCCGATTGTAACTTCTAATGTAGGTATTTATTATAATAAGCCTAATGGTGAATGGGGCATTAATGTAAAAGATAATAATTTTAAAGCAGGTATAGATTTTGTTATGCGAGATAATAGGTTTAACCCCAGAAAATATTGGCTAGAACAAGGAATTGACAAAAAAACATGTAAAGAAAAATGGATACATTTAATAGAGGAGATTACACATGTTTAAAGAAGAATATAGTCCGTACAAGCTCGTCCATCATTTAGATAAAATCCAACAAATAAAAAATGGTGAACAAGTTAATCCTGTTCAAGTACATTTGGTACCAGCAAACGCTTGTAATCAGAAATGTTCTTTCTGTGCGTATAGAATGGAAGGTTCATCAAGCAATCAGAAATTTATTGAAAGTAATATCATACCAACACCAAAATTGCTTGAAATAATCGATTCTTTACATTCTATGGGAGTTAAAGCTGTTCAATTTACTGGAGGAGGTGAACCTCTTATCCACCCAGGAATTAAAGAAGCAATTAGAAAAACAAAAGAATATGGCATGGAAATTGCTTTAGTTACTAATGGTGTTTTACTAGATGATGAATTGATAGATTTACTTAAAGATGTCTCATGGGTTAGGATAAGCATGGACGCAGCAATTTCTGAGACATATCAAAGGACTAGAAAAAAGAATGATTTTGATTTGGTAATCAATAATATAAAGAAGCTAGCTAAAGTTAAAACAAGTACTATTCTAGGTATAGGATTTGTTGTTAATAAAGATAATTGGCAAGAAATATATATAGCAGCAAAACTTTTTAAGGAATTGGGTGTTGATAATATAAGACTATCTGCTATATTCACCCCTGATGGCATTTCTTATTTTGATGAATTTTTAGCGGAGGCTAAATGGTTAGCTAAGGAAACAAAAGAGGTTCTTGAGACAGATAAATTTACAGTATTTAATCTTTTTAATGATAGAGTAGCTGATTTATTTACAGTTAAACAAGATTATGATTCTTGTTATCTTAAAGATTTAGTACCATATATTGGGGCAGATTTGAATGTTTATACTTGTTGTATATTAGCATATAATAACATGGGGTTAATAGGATCTATTAAAACCCTGACCTTTGAAGAATTATGGCAGTTCACAGGAAAGAAGATATTCTATGAGAATCATAATCCTAAGAAACATTGTCAACTTCCTTGTATGTTCAGAGAAAAAAATAATTTTTTGAATTATTGTGTAAAAAAAGATGTTAAACATATTAATTTTATTTAAGGAGAAGTAATGGTTGAATTAATTTGGTGGTTGGTTTGTGCTCATTTCCTTGGTGATTTTGTTCTACAAAGTAGATGGGTTGCTGAAAATAAAGGAAGTAAATGGTATGTTTTATTAGCACATAGTATTACTTGGGCAGCTCCGATTACTGTGGTATTATTTTTATTTGGTTATTTCAGTATACCAGTTGCTGTATTTTTAGTAGTTACTCACTATATAATTGATGATTGGAAATGTATGTTACCAATGGAATGGAAATATATCTATCTTGACCAGATAATGCACTTTGTTTCAATTGGGTTAGTTTTGGTTCAGTCAATATATTTGAGTTAATCCATGAAAATTCTTAAGGAGTATAAAGATGGTTCTATATATGTTTCTACTGTGATAAATTTAGGTGATGTTGAAAAATTATATGAAACAATAATTTACCACCCTTCTTTAAAAGGGATACATTACCCACTATGGGATGATATTGTTGTGGGAGAATGTTCAACAGAAAAGGAAGCTTTAGAAAATCATAATTATTGGGAAGAAATAATCAAAAGTGGTTGTCTACCTTATAGTATAATTAATGTTTCTACTTGTAATTTTGCAAAAGCTCTTGACAGATTAAAGGGAAGGAAATGGAGGGTTTATAGAAATCCAATTTTGACTTGACAAAAGTATACTAAAATGATAATATTTGTTTATTGAATAAATAATTGAAGGGGAAGAAAATGAAAGAGTTAATCATGCCAAGGTTAGAAAATTGGAGTGTTATATTAAATCAATTTGGCCCATATGAAGCACCAGAACAACATTCTGCTCAGTTAAGAGGAAATGTTTTCAATCATCCTAGATTTGAAGATGGTGAAGTAGTTATAACATCTTTAATAGTCAAAGAAAAGAATGGAATGATTGTCACTCATTCTGGCAGTCATTATACTTTGGGTGAAGTAGATGCAGAATATGAAAGACTTTATCCAGATGCCAAAAATCGGTTGATAAAATCTCTTAGAGGAGAGTAAAATGCAAAATATCCCAGCCATCCTTTCTGAAATAGCATCAACCAGCTCTAAAATTGAAAAAGTAGCCCTTATTAAAAAAAATAAGTCCATGAATATGGAGTTAATTTTTTCACATGCTTATAATCCTTTCATAACCTTTGGAACCACAAAAATTGAAATGGATGACTTTTCATTCAATGATAATAGAGTTATTGATGAAAGGTGGTTTGATGCTATGATACAGATGTTAAACAAACTTTCAAAGAGAGAATATACTGGAAACAGAGCTCGTGATATAATCAGGGATTTTATGGAATCTGGACCTGAGGCCTGGGCTCGTTTGATTTATAATATTCTCAATAAGGATTTGAGAATTGGAGCCAGTGAAAAGTCTATTAATAAAGTTTATGATGGCCTCCTTCCTGAGGAATTTGTTCAGCTTGCTCATTTGTTTGAAGAAGGCAAAGATGAAAAAAGGCTCAAGTTCCCTGTTTATTGTGATATTAAATTTGATGGTCTTAGGGGCAAAGTTGAACTTGATGAAAAGGGAGAATATGTAGTAATTTCCAGAAATGGAAAGATGTACAGAAATTATATTACCATACAAAAAGAACTGAAAATACTTTCTGATTATCTCAAGAAGCCAAGCATTATGTGGGATGGTGAGATAACAATGGGTTCTCTTCAGGATATCCTCCGGACTGCACAAAGAAAAGAAGATGGAATTGAACTTGCAAAGGATGCTGTTTATAACATCTTTGATATAGTTGACTTGGACTTGAAACAGAAAGATAGATTGACATTTATCCTCAATGATGTTAAAAATGCAATTGAAAAGTTGAACTTGAAACACCTCAATGTCATTGAAGGAAAGTATCTAAATACAGTTGAAGAAGTAAAGTCTTTCTTTAATGAAGCTCTTAAACAAGGACTTGAAGGCATCATGGTAAAAAATCTTGATGCTCATTATCAGTTCAAAAAGGGATATAATTGGATGAAGCTCAAGGAAGAAGATACAATTGACCTTGAGATAGTAGGATTTGAAGAAGGTAAGAAAGGTACCAAAAATGAAGGCAAGCTTGGTGCTTTCATTGGTAGACTTCCAAATGGTGGGACTGTCAATGTTGGAGGTGGTATCAAGGATGATGAACGAGAAGAGTATTGGAATAACAGAAAAAAGATTCTTGGAGATATAATGGAAGTCAAGTTTCAGAAGAAGACAAGGGATGGTTCTTTACAGCACCCCAATTTTGTAAGATTCAGGCATGATAAAAGGAGGAATGAAAATGTTTAAATTTAAGATTGGCCAGGAAGTATATTGTATACTAGAGAATAGATTACATTCTGCTAAAATTTTATCTCGGCAGTTTACTGAGAATAGTGAGTTTGGAAACAAAAACGCTTGCACACAAGCACAAAAAGAGACTTATCAAGCATTTGGACCTGATGAAATCAAATATTCCACAATTCATGGTATTTTTTCTGAGGCTGAGCTTTTTGCAACTAAAGAAGATTTGGTTAAACATTTAATAGGAGATTAAAATGGAATTATTTGAAAAATCCCAAATTAAAAGAAAATCATTTGTTAGAGGTAATGATATTTTTGTTACTGTAAATAAAGGGTATAAAATTGGATTTATGTCAAAACTTGTTCGTGAATTTGAATTAAATAAATATACACATGCACAACTTTATTATGATAATGAACAAGGTTTAATAGGTGTACAATTTCTAAAAGAAGCCACTAAAAATTCTTTTAAAATAACAAAAAGACCTCAATGCGATAATTTCTTGTCTATTACCGCTTCTTCGTTTATTTCTGCATATAATATCCCATTAGGTAAGAAAGTGGCTAAATGGGATGAAAAACAAAAAATGGTGGTAGCTAAAATTAATAGTGAATTTTAAGGAATAAAATGACACTTGATAAATTGGTTAATGAAGAAAACTTCATATACTACCTCAGTAAAGCTAGAGCTGAATCTAAGAAATCAATTATAGGTAAAGCTCAGGTCGGGGCAGTCCTTGTCAAAAAAGGCTGTATAATTTCTAAAGGTCACAATCGCATCAAATACTCAAAAGTTAATGACAAGTATTCGAGGTGGAAAGAATCAACGCATGCAGAGGTAGATGCTTTGAAGAAAGTAATGTATCTCACTGGTTTAAATTCTACAACTTTGTTTGTTTATAGGGAATTGAAATCTGGTGAGTTAGCTTCAAGTAAACCATGTGATAAATGTATGGCCTTTATAAAGTTCTTGAAAATAAAACGAATTGTATATACAATCAATAAATTCCCATATTATGAAGTAGTGAGGTTGTGAATAATTGATGATGGGTCGACTAAAGGCTCAAAAATAAGTCCTAAGTTAAGTCACCTCTTCGCGAGAGGAAATGCAGGTGCGAATCCTGTCACCATCAACCAAATTTTAGAGGATGGAATAAATTAGATTAAGAAGGTTTTGATATAATGGAAGAAAGAAAAGAAAAGAAATGTATAGTTTTTAATTGTACCAACCATAGTGATGACGGCAAGTTTCATGGAGATTTTTGTTATCCATGTTGGGAATTTATATGCACTGGTAAAGGAAAGTATAGTCAGCTTTATAGAAATGCTAATGAATCTGAACTCAAAGATTATAAAACAGTTTATTTTGCATTAGGTAAAAAAGCAGGCATGGAAGAAGTTCAGAATGGAATTATAGAAGCATTAGGTCTTTATGATAGGTTCGATAAAAAGTGGTAAAATGAAACATAATAGATTTGGTTTAAACTTAAGTGAAGCAAATATAATTCTTCATGAAGCAATGGGATTCTGCTGGCATGAATGGGTTTTAAGCAAGTGTCAAAAATGTCTAAAACTTCAAAGTGAATATAAACAAGCTCCCACCAGAGCTTACTATGTTGCAAATTGGTCAAATTATGGCATTGTCCTTGAATGGGCAATAAAACAGGAATGGTGGTGGGATTTTAAATATTGGGCATTAGAACAAGCGTTTGCTGTATTAGAATCAGATATAGACTCTATTGTGTTTGATTGTTTTAATGGTCCTCATGCTATAGCAGCATTTATTAAAGAACAAAGGAAAAATAATGAAGCATAGTAAGATAAAAGTTTTAGACGAACATAGCTGGATTAGAGCCAGAGCGAATGTATACCTAGGTTCAACTGAAAGGGTTAAACAAGAATTTTATTTTGCAAATGAAGGTAAATTTAAAGAAGTAGAATATATACCAGCCCTTTTAAAAATATATGAAGAAATACTTGAAAACTCAGTAGATGAATATATCCGAACTAAAGGTGAATATGCAAACAAAATTGAAGTTATTGTTGAAAAGGATGGATTGGTTCAGATTACTGATAATGGTAGAGGCTTGGAGATTGCAAAGCATGACCAGTTCACTGACCTTTATATACCAGAAGTTATTTTCACAAAGCTCAGGTCAGGGTCAAACTTTGAAGGCACAAGAGAAGGAATTGGTGTCAATGGTCTCGGGGCAGTTCTAACAGTTCTATTCTCAAAGACCTTTATGATATATACTTATTCTCATGGCAAAGGATATACACAAAGTTATGAGAATATGCTTCAAGATATTTATCCTCCTAAAATCAAAACAGTATCTGGTGATAAACATGGTACTAACATCATGTTCAGACCAGATTTTGAATTTTTCAAAACAAAGAATTGGAATCTTGACTTACTTAGAAAGAGGGTAGAAGACCTTGCTTTTTCATTTCCTGAAATCAAGTTTACTTTTAATGATGAAAAGATAGATTCAAAGAAGTACAAGGATATAGTTAAGAATTATACTGATGATTATGTAATTGAAGAAGGAGAAAAAGCTAAAGTAATCTTAGCAGGTCATGAATCTGGAGAGTTCCTTTTTTCAGCAACAGTCAATGGAGCTAATACCTTTCATGGGGGGACACCTGTTGATTATGTAATATCAGAGATAGTAAATGAGCTTAAACCAAAACTAGAGAAGAAATGTAAGGTTGCTCTAAGAGCAAATGATATTAAAAATCACCTAACTCTTTTTATACAACTGAATCTTGATAATCCTATATTTTCATCCCAGACAAAAGAAAAGGTTCAGAATACAGTAGAAGAAGTCAAGCCTTTATTTGCTGATATATTAACTGATAGGTTTTATAAGAAGATACTTTCAAATGAAACAATCATTAATAAAATAACTGAAGAAGCAAAAGTTAAACAACAATTAAAAGAACTTCAAGATGTTAAGGCTAAACAAAAACAAATAGTCAAGAAGAAAGTAGCAAAGTTAATTGATGCTAATAGTATAGATAGAGAAGAATGTATTCTATTTTTAACAGAAGGGGACTCAGCCTCGTTCAGCGGGGCAGTAGTAAGAAATCCTAAAGTCCATGCTTTCCTTCCTCTGAGAGGAAAGGTACTGAATGTATATGATTTGACACCATCAAAGGTTCTTCAAAATGAAGAAATACAAGATATGTTAAATGCAATAGGCTTGAAGGTTGGCGAAAGAGCCCTTTCACTTAGGTATGGAAAGATTACTTTGCTTGCGGATGAAGATCCAGATGGACATGCTATAAAAGCTCTTCTTATAAATTTCTTTTATAAGTACTGGCCAGAATTATTTGTTCAAAAGAAAATATGTTTTATTAAGTCACCACTTTATATAGCTGAAAAGGGAAATGATAAAATTTATATTTATGATAAGGCCCAATATGATAATCTTGAGAAGCAGGGTAAGCTGAAAGGATATAAAATAAGTTACTTCAAAGGTCTGGGAGGATTAGAGCAGGAAGATTATGATTACTTCTTGAATAAGAATCCTCAATTTATAACTGTTAATGTTGATGATATTTCGGAAGATAAACTTAAGGTAGTATTTTCAACTGATGGTATAACAGAGAGAAAGGCTTGGATGCTTGCATGAGAATAAGGGTGGCAAATTTAGTACATTATTCTTGACAAACAATCCTTAAAATGTTATAATCTTTATACATTGAATATATGTGGAGGTTGTTGAAATGACCTTAAATGAAAAGATTGAAGCTATCAGAAAGAAATCAGAAAGTCTTCTTCAACAGTATCAGATTTCAGGTGTTAGAATCCGGTTTGACCTCAGAGGCAGAACAGCTGGACAGGCTTGTTGGAAAAGAGAAGGTGGTGGGTTGTCTCACAGTCCTTTGAAACTTTCGAACCTTCAGCTCAGATACAATGTTCAGTTTCTACATACTGACTTTGATGATATGTTAAATAATACAGTAGATCATGAAATAGCTCACCTCGTAGATGTTACAAGGCGAGGAAAAAGCGACCACAGTTATATATGGGCTCGTATCATGAGAGAGATGGGAGCAGATCCTTCCAGGTGTCATGATTATGATATGTCCAACATATATCATCATGTAGTTAAATGTGATTATATGAACCATCATGTTACTGAAAGAATGTATAAAAAAGTAAAGGCTGGTTCTGGACATCGTTGCAATAAATGCAAGTCCAGATTGTATCTTCCTTTGGTTATAACACCTTTTAATCATCCCACAGAGGTCATTCAAATAGCTGCTCAGAGGCCTGCTGTGAGTGCGTCTCTTGCAAGGGAAAATGTTAGCTATAAACAGTTCTGCAAAAATATGATAGACGAAGGACAGGGCAAAGAGGCTATCAAAACAGCCATAATAAACAGGTATGTCACTGAAGGAAAAGAAGAGGCTTGGGCAAAGACCAGAGCTAATGCAATATATGCTCACATGATGAAAGGAAAGTAATATACAGTCTAAATCTGATATTGAGGAGGATTGAAAATGGGTAAAGGTCTAAGGATAATACACAGAGATGGATTTGGTGATAGTACTAAATTCATTGAAGTCATAGACAATGATATATTTTCAGTAGGGCTGTATAATGACAGGAAACAGTTGTTTCAGTATACAGCCGAAGATGTTATCAGGTTCATTCATAATAGGACCTGGATTGTAGCTGGAACAATAGATTAATTAAATAGGGTCTTAATTAAAAGAACCTTCACATATATAAATATTTGTAAAAGTGTGTGGAGGTTCGAAATTTAATGGTTGTTATATGTGAAACTTGTTTGAAAGTTCATGATGGAACTTATGGGTCTGGAAGATTTTGTTGCAAAAAGTGTGCTAGTTCATTTAGTACTAAAAACAAAAGAAAGGAAATAAACGAAAAGGTTAGTGAAAAATTAAAGGGAAATAAAAACAGTAAGGGTAAATCCTTTAATAAAGGTTTTGATGAACGTAGATATATTTGGACAAAAGAAGATAGAATAAAAGCACAAGAAACCAAAAGAAGAAATTTACAGCAAAAGTATATTGATGTGCCATTTGAAAATTTACCAAATGGCCAAAGAAGGAAAATAATATTAATTTCTCAAGAAAATGTATGTTGTATATGTAAAACTAAAGAATGGTTTGGTAAACCAATAGTCTTGGAGCTGGACCATATAGATGGTAATAATAAAAATAATAAAGAGGATAATTTAAGATTTTTATGTCCAAACTGTCATAGTCAAACTTTAACTTGGAAAGGTAGAAATATAACAAAAAAGAAGATATCTGATGAAGAATTTTGTAAAGCACTTAATGATGCTCCTTCTATAAGGCAGGCTTTGGTTCAATTAAATATAACACCAAAGGGTGGTAATTATATCAGGGCTAAGAAGTTAAAAAATAATTGAAAATTGCGAGAGTGGTGGAACTGGCATACACATTTGGTTTAAGCCCAAATGCCCTTAGGATTGAGGGTTCGAATCCCTCCTCTCGCACCAAATTTAATTTGAAAGGATAAAGTAAATGAGAATTCTTCTTATTGATGATTGTAGAAATTTTTCAGATGTTGATACCATAGCTCGTAACTACAAAGATGGGATTGCAGCCCTACAGTCTGAAAAATGGGATGTGCTACTTCTTGACCATGACCTTGCAGATTTTGAGATTCCTGAAAATGAAAAAGGGTGTACTGAAGATGAATTCCTCAAATCACTAATTAGAAGTGAATATTTAGATATTGATGGGAATTTCAGTTATGAAATCAAAGAATATACAGGATATGATGTTCTTTGCTGGCTTGAACAACATCCTGAGCATCTTCCAAAGAAGATTACATTGGTGACATCTAACCCTGTAGGAAGAATGAGAATGCAGTCATTGATTGAAAGGTTGTATGGTAAATAAATGAATAATGAAGAGCTAGATTTTTTATTAGATGGAGAATGCTGCCCTTTTTGTTGTCAAGGACATCTTCATAAAAAAAACATAGATGAAACTTTCATTTATAAAAATCATAAAATAGTTATACCAAATTACTGCATTTTTGAATGTAGTTTTTGTAAAGAAGCTATTGTAAGTCAAAAGTCTATTAGAGAAACTGAAAAGATTTTAAAAGAATTTCGTGAAAAGAGGACTTGACTATTAAATCAACTTCTCTAAATTAAATATAGTCATATCAAGTACATGCCTGCCAGTCCTTGTCCCATGTGCAGTAGTGTAAGTCCATTTAAATACTGCTCTGTATATTACTTCTTTTAAAGTAGAATCTGTCATTGTGGTATCAGCTTCTTGCATATACCAAGATAGTGCCCCAGTATTTGTCACAAAGACATTATTTGTATTAAGAACATTTTGCTCATTTCTACTATTTATTATTGTATTAGTTGGGGTATCACTAAGACAATAATAAGTCAAAGTTAAAGTGATTATATCATTTAAATCTATGGGATTATCGCTTTCATCTAATAAATCAGCAGTAATAAGTGGAGTAGTTTTTTCTAATATAATATCTGTAAAAACTGTTATTTTATTTTCTGTAGCCATATTATTCCTTTAAAGTTATATATTTTAATTTTGTTGTCATATTTAAAATATTAAATAAAGAAGAATCATTCAATTTAATATTTTTTAAGGAGGGACTGGTACATAAAACATTGCTCAATCCAACTACTTCAAGTGTTGATACTTCTATTGTAGTTGGCCAAGTTCCAAACCAACCTTTTGCAAAAATTCCTGGGCCTAACCTACCTTTTACTATTAATGAAGTAAACATCTATCATCCTTCAATTCCTGTATATCTTATCTTCCCAGTAGTATCTAAAGTGAATTCTATTATTTGTACAGCCTCAGAGTCGTCTTCATAATATGTATAAGTTTTGGTACCATCAATATTATCTACTTGCTTTAATTTACCTTTCTCCATTTTATACATCAATTCAGTCATAAGTTTAATAGCACTTATTGTTACTTCATTTGCTGGTTGGTCTGGTAAGTTATCTGTTTTACCCTTGATAGCTAAAATGTTAGCATTATCTGGAGCTGTGTAGGACGCGGAAGCAAGGCGGGACTGCACACTCGCCTCAAGTGCTAACCCGCCTGCTAACGCTCTTGCAAGCGTCAGTCCGATATTCACAAAGTCATAAGACTCACTAGCCTCATATTCAAGGTCACTTGTGCGCCAGTATATAATGCCACTAGTGCCTGATTCTATACCGATGACTGAAGTAGTTATATAGTATGCTGATTTAGTTGGCCCTTGGACTTCATATACTCCAACGCTTGTCCAATCTTGTATCAGCCCAAGTATCGCGTCATGGATTTTATATTCTACCGGCGCGTTTTGTGGAAATCCATCAACGCTTAGAATCGTGGCCTGGTTAGAAGCAGACTCAATCATAGCATTGTAGGCTGTGAGAGTTAGCGTAGCTGTGACCGCTGATATATTCCTGTTAAGATTCACATCAGCAGCATAGGTGGTGAGGTTAAGTTCAGCTGTTAAGGCTGGTATGTTCGTTTCTGCGTTAACCCCCGCCGCCGGTGTTGCTAGTATAAGCGCTGCTGTGGCTGTAATTATATTTCTATCAAGATTAATATCAGCATTGTAGGTTGTGAGCGACAACGCAGCTGTTGTTGCGTCTATATTGATTACTGAAACCAATGAAGCTGGGTAGGTTGTAAGTGTAAGAGGCGCAGACACTGCCTGAATATTTGTAGACGCGTTCACTACTGATTGATAGGTTGTGAGCATCAATAAAGCTGTTGTGGTGACAACATCCTTGCCTAACGACACACCAGCTGTATTGGCTGTAAGCATCAATAAAGCTGTTGTGGTGACAACATTGACATTCAACCTTATGGCTGCTGGAAAGGTTGTTAGAGTAAGCGGAGCTGTTATCGTGTTGACATTTTGTATCAGTGTAACGGCTGCTGGAAAGGTTGTTAGAGTAAGCGGAGCCGTTGTACATGTAACATTGGTTCCAGCGGCGAGACCATAAGTGAACCCTGTAATATAGCTGTAATACACACCTGAACCTGGATTACCAGACAGCAGTATTTGACCGTATACATCGCCATCGAAAGTACCAGTCGACGTATGGCGATAAAAAGTCCACGTGGCATTAACAAGTCTATCCTTTTCAGCGCCAGCCCAGCTTGAAACGGCCTCAGTGATATAGACTATTGTAGCAGATGAAGTTTTACTGACACGACCAACAACCTTTACAGCATCTGTTGATACAAGTGATGTAGAAGGGCAAGACCATGTTGCGTTTTCGTTACCTGAACCGGTTGCACTTCGACTGGTTTGAGCTATCGCAGAACCAATTACGTCCTCTGAACCACCCGAATGGCGGACGATTACATCAAAATTATAATTATAAGTGCCAGTAAGTTCATATATGCGAGCATAGTCGCTTCCTCCGGTATGTGTCGAAGTAAGGAGACGCTTGGCAAGAAGACCGTTGACTGTGTGCGTATCAGGCCAATAATATCTTGTCTCAACTGTATCTGCCATTAGGGTTGGTCACTCCATCTGTTTTTCATTTCAGGATGAACCGAGTAAAAGACCGTCCATTGTTCCGGCGTGGTAAGCTCTTCGATGAAGTCAGCGGGATTAATAGCCAAGACCTCATCAACATCAAATCGCACAAGGGATTTATCACCAAGAAAGACCGCACCCCATTGAACGCATGGATATTTATCTCCATAGCAAAGTTGTGGGTATCTACGACTCCCACCGCCTTCTTCGGATGGAATATCAACTGTTACGACAGGGCTTATAATCCAGCGTATCATTTAGTTTCCAAACCATACCCACGAGGGTGCAGAGCTATAGGTTAAAGTAATTGTCTCATCCGGCTCTAACATGAAAATGCCCTGTGTCAAGCCCGTAGCCGTTCCATTTATGCTCACTCCGGTAACAGTCCCGCCAGTTATATGTACCCTGCAAGTCACGGGGAAATCATTTAAAAGAGCCACTCCAGAAGCGGGTATGCTCGGCGCGGTAAGCACCCCGACGGGGTTATAATTTATGAGATTGTGTGCATGGAGCTTGGAGTTTGTCCCCGCCTGTTTTGCTATCTGCCAAGACTGCGCTTTATTTTGACCACCGCACCCGCCGTGTATTTTTACTGTTGAAATCCCTGCCACCCTTACCAGATAATAATTTGACCCAGAAGACCCGCCCGGAGGAGGAACGCCGCCTGTTCCGCCTGTATCTGCCCCTGTCCAGCCGATGTTAGAAAAAGCCCATCCGAAAGAACTGGTCCTTGTAACATCAATTCCAACGCAGGATAAATCAAAGTGAAAGTTCGTTCCAACTCCGTAGCTCTTTTCTAATCCATTTTGACCGTAAGGACTCGCCTCGATGCGCAGGCCTGTATGTTTGCCGAGCGTGAAGAAATTATGTATGTGCTGCTGGTCAGCTCCTCGTACACGCATTCCACAAGGGCCGTTTGGTGTAAAATTAGACCATCTTGATTGGTCAGTGAACGCTTGCCAGAACCCCTCAAAAATATTATAAAAAACCCAATGATGATTATTGGTGAAGTAGCAAACATCCCTTGTGTGGTCTACATTAATGCCGACATTGAAAGCCCCTATATGGTTATCGCTGATTCTTGAGGTATGGCCGCCATCATTAAGAACAGTCCCAACCCCCATAGCGTCATAACTGTTAATGAATGTGCACCGTGTAATAGTGCAGGCTCCTCTATACTGAATAGTCATTGGGAAAACCCACGGCTGAATAGTCTCTGCGGTATCAGTTAACCGCATCTGCGTTGGATAGAAAAAAGCTAAGTCTTGGATTGTGCAGTTCCACCCCATTGAAATCGCAGGGGTGATCTTATTCGTTATGTAAAACAAGGGGAAGGCTGTGCTGTAATTATACGGAGTCCACGGGCCATGAGTATCACCCCGCAAGACCACTGGTATTCTCAGCGATGTGCCGCCGAGCACAATCTGCCCAGTGATTAAGTAAGGCGTGCCTGAACGAAAGATAACCTCACCACCAAAAACAGCTTTTGCAGCATCAACGGCATTTTGAACGGGTGTTGTATTGTCCGTCCCCCATACAAATCTTTGCGCAGATACGGTAGTTGAAGCTGCAACGCTTAACTGAACTTGAGATGAACTTGTAAAAGAAGTAATTGTCCCTTGAAGTTGATCGCCTGCCGCACCCGCGCCTGGAATGACAAGTGTCTTCCCAACATCGGCGGAAGAAAATGGATTCGAGGTGTTGGCGTAAACGACATTGGAGCCAGAGTTCATGGCTCCATCATTCTTAAACTGAGCGTCTCCGACAGCCCCATAGTCCTCTACTAAAAAAACTGTCGCACTTGAACCCACCACAGATGGTGTATAAGGTTCAAGTGCTGTCTCACCTACATTAGTTCGCCACGCCTTCAAGGAAGTCCCCACCAGAGTAGAAGGGAAATCCTTAAGATGGATTAATTTGTCTATCTCCCACTTAGCAGTCATAGTCGGCCATCATTAAGCCTTGGTTATGGTGAATATACCGTTAGCAGGCCATGTTATCGTGAGGTCGCCTGCGGTCATATTGACAGGGCCGCCGAGGTCTACATATCCTACCGCATCCTTTGCTGGGTCTGTATAATTGTATATGATACCCCAATAAGCGTCAATGTCATTTGAGGTGTGCTGCGCCCACGAAGGGTTTGTGGCAGAGTCAAAGGTCATGGTTGTGCCGGTCTGTGACACGAGGGCTGAAAGTGCACCGAGGTTAGTGCCACCAGCCACATATGTCCCAGCCGTTCCTACCTCTGTGAAGTCCCCAAGTACGGGTGTAACGGTTGTAGCAGTCGGGGCCACAGTGTTATCACATATCGCTACATAAAAATTGTCAGTTGAAGCCCAATCACCATCCAGCATTTTTGCCAGTGCCTCATTGAAAATTACAATATCTCCTTGTGCCATTTATTTTCTCCTTTTTGTTATCTGAGGTCTTTAAGACCTAGTTGTATTTTGTCTAACCTTATTATATACTTGTTCCTGTTACTTTTAATGTATATGTACTTTTTTGAGCTGCATTACCAGCTGGTAACCTTAGTTCTAACCAAATACCTTGATATTCTGTTGCAGGCAGCTCACCAGTAATAACATTTTTTGCTGAATTATTAAAGGTAATAGCACCAGGAGCAACTTGTCTGTTATTAGCTCCATTTGTTCCTGAATCGTTAAGAGTAGCAGCAACTCCAAAAGTTATAAGGCCTGTTGGGTCAGATTGTTCAGAAATTTGCCCACTAAGTAAAGATAAAGTAGCATTTGTATTTTTAACAAATATTTTTTCATAGTAGGTCTTTTCAGCACCACCTGATGGGTCGGCCGCAGAGTTATAAAATGGAACTCTAACTTCTGTTAGTCCAGGTTCCATTGTACTCCAAACAGTTCCACCAGAAGAATTTCTGATTGTAACAGTACCTACTGCAGTTCCGCTTAAAGTAGCTTTAAGTATTCTTTCAAATGTTAAAGCATCGAGAGCTACTGGAGAAGTTCCTGTTAGTACAACAGCTGAACTTATAATTGTACCAGCAGCATTTCTTCCTGTAACTGTAATAGTTTGGGTAGTATCAGAAACAGAGCTTGAAACAGCTTCTAATGTACTATTACCACTCATTTGAGTAAATTCAATTTTCTTTGTAAGTGCTATTGCACCGCCGATTGCGGTTGTTACATCATCCTCTGCCATAACAGCAGAACCATAAAATTTAATTTCATCTGTTGTAATACTCATTTATTACTCCTTATTGTATTATCTTTATATTTTTTAATTTATTTGTTAGTACCTTCAAATTTCTTAAATACATTGTTCCATTAAATAAGATTATGCCATCATAATCAAAAGGTATTATACCAGATTCTATTATTCCAAGTAAAGATTCATATTCAGCTACTTGCTCATTAGACATTGTTATCAGTGTCTCAATTGGAACAATAAAGTCTTTATTAAGAAATACTGTAGTTCTTAAACTATCAAAAGGTATTATACCAGCTACTATTAAATTTGTTAATTCTTCAAATGATATATTCTTGTTAACTGTTGTATTTTTTAAACTTTCAACGGAGATTGTAAAGTTTTTATCATATACTACCTCACCACGCCATTCAACTGGTATAGCATAATTTTTATCAAATAATGTTAAAGTTCCTGTCCATTCAAAAGAAATCTCATTTTGTTTTAATGTATAAAATAGCGCCTCAAAAGGAATATGCTCATTAAATGATACTGTAGTTAAACTTTCGATTGGTACAGTTCTTTGTTTATCTACACTCAATAATTCTTCAAATAAAGTTTGTTTATTAACTGTTATTCCAACTGAACTCCCATATGGAATAACATTTTGTGTTGATAATTCTAATAATTCTTCATAAGAAATTTGTCTATTAAGAGACAAACTCGTTGAACTACTAAAAGGAGTTACAACTTGGTCTGTTACTTGTGATAATTTCTCATATGACGCTAAAGCATTTAAAGAAATACCTTTATTACTTTCAAATGGAACTGCAAAGTTATTATCAAAATATACTATACCACCCCATTCTGTAGGGATAATAAAATTCTTATCAAATACTATTATATCTTCCCATTCTACTGGAGACTCATTCTCGGATTTTACAGGTCCAAGAATATCTGATATATTTATTAAGTCTAATTCTAATGTATATTCAGGAAAATATTCAGTCCAATAAAGGTTATTAAAATATGTGCTTGCAAAATATCCAGTATTGATAATTATACCAGATTGTTGAATAAGCATTAATAATTCTTCAAATGAAAAAGATTTATTAAGAGTCAAATACTTTTGAATATCAAAATTTATTACACCATATTTATCAATTTCTAATATACCACCCCATTCTGTAGGGATATTTTTATTTAATGTTAAAGAAGAAAGAATTTCTAAATTTATATTTGTTTCTGATAATTCAAATGTAGGAAAATATGTTGCCCAATAATTAATCAAGAAAAAATTACTGTCAAAATAACTATTTGACAAAGAAAAAGATGTTGAACTCAATACAGAAGATAATATTTCTTTTGAAAATATTGCTTCTTTTGAAATATTTATATAACCATCATCAGTATTTAGGAGTAATAATCCCATTAGCTTATAATCAGTATAGCTTTATCACCAGCTTGAGGAATAAATGGTAATGTTCCTGTTATGGTCAAAAATTTTGTAGTACCATTAAAACTTCCAGTGGCTGGTATTTTTTTAACTATACTGGTATTATTACCAGTAATGAATTTAATTAGTGATGGTGATTGAAAAAAATCAGTAGTTGATTCTGTCAAATCTGTTTTAAATGTGCTTATACCATTTCCTGCATCGCTTTGAATAGTAATATAAATATTTCCAATTACTTCTAGTAATGGACCTGAATATGAAAATCCAGTCTCTTGATTAATGAAGATAATTTGATATTTATCTTCTAATTGTGGAGCAGTCCAACTATATTTCCAAACATTATTTGAGTCTGCTGTCATAGCTGAAGAATCTGCAGTCCATCCAGAATTCTTAAACGTCATATCATTAAAATCTAGCCAATATCCATCAGATAATCTCATTATTTTAATTGAGACCCCAGTTGAAGTATCATTTAAGGCAAATGGTATTGTTATTGGTTCTTTTAAATATAGTTTCACTATATACCTCTTTAAAATATTTATACTATTTTGAAGCTCTAATTCTGCTTAATATTTCCCAAAGATTTTGAGGAATTAAATAATATGTTTTACCAGCTGAGGTTGCAGAAAGGGTTGATGCTAATGTTATAGTATCAGTACTTGAATTAAAAGATTTTATTATAGCAGTCTCACCATCTACTAAAGCAACTCCTCCAATATAAGCTCCTCCCATTGTAGAGGTTAAATTAACTGTATCTACTATAGTAGTAGATGTAGAACCTCCTTGGGCTGTTCCTGATATTGTTCCTGCAAGAACATAACCAGATTTATCAGAATTTGTGGCTACACCAACAGTAGTCATTGTAGCTCCAATAACTTTAAACTTTACAGGAGCCTTTGCGAGTAATCCTAAGTAATTTCCTGAGCCTTCAACCCAAACAAAACACTCATCTTCATTATTTGGAGTTAAAACATCATTAGTTGTAAGTCTATAATATCCACCAAGTTCATCTGTAAGAGTATCACCAGTTTCATTTATTGTAGTTGCAGTAGAAGCACATTGTACTTTAATTACTATATCAGATAATGTTAATCCTGCTACACCATTTGATATTGTTGAAGTATCAAATATTCCAAATTTAAAAGTATTAGAAGCTGTTATTCTTTTATCAATAGCACTTGCTTCTAATATGAAGCAACTAAAAAATAATAAAGTTAATATTATTTTTTTCATGTGTTAATTATCTCCATTTCTTGAGTTAAATTTAATACGATTCTTCGAGCGGCCCACTGAGCTTTGAGTAATATATTCATATACACCAATGTCAAAATCTGAGCCTTGAGGTCTTGAGATTCCTATAATATCTGTTGTTACAACTGATGATACAGAAGAAGATCCTCCATTATATCCTGGTGATGTTAAATTGAGGGTAAAGTCATACGATGCAGGATTGACAAAATCAGGGTTGGCTGTGCTGTCTCCTGCCGACCAAGTCGGCGCAGAAGGTATGCCATCTCCACCGTTATACCAGATGTTGTTGGAATGAATTTCTGGTACATCTTCTTGTGTAGGGTACTCATAAGGTCTGTCATGAGTATCAACTACGATATTATTAATGTACTCCCATGTTCCACCAAATCTGTTGGCGTCGCCACCTGACTGGACATCTATGGCGTGGCCGTAACCAGATACGCCATAATCATAAATGACATTATTATATACCTTTACGTGGGACTCATTAGACAGTCCACCAAGCGTAAAAGCTACATGATGATGTTCAGGACACCCACTGATTTCAAGTCCAACATTTATCATCAAATTATTATAAACCTCAACAGGCATAGTAAAACGTGGATAACCATCATAGGCCATATTTTTAATTCCAAATCCTACGCCTACCTGATTGACAACTACATTATCATGGACCCTTAGCGTGCCAGTCCACCCTCCAGATATACCTTCGTCGTAGATGTGCAGGCCGTGATGGACTTTATTGTCAGACAAATAATTCCACCCTAATTCATAAGCTTCCTTTGCCACCCCGCTTCGGTTAGAGATATAAAATACATGATGCCATGCAGATGTTGTCTCACATCCAAAGTCATGCACATAATTACCGAATACCTTTATCCCGCCACCAGCAGCGTCTTGCCCGTTACTATTTCCTGAAATTGCTCCGGTAGCACCAGTAGCACATCCGCTGGGATAATTTGTTATCTCGTGAGCAATGGCTCTCATCCCCCTGTTAGTGTCCATGCCAGTACCATTGGATTTTATTATAAACTTTGAGGTATGTATATATGTTGAAGTGCCATAAGTGTTGCCGAGGCCGTATGTGCCAGAGTTTTGTATTAGCACGGTCGCTCCTGGATACGCGATTAAAGCTATTGGGTTGTCGGCCGAGGCGAAGTGATTTCTCAAGGCTACGCCAGTCAGCTCTTGGACGCCGTTGCCTACATAAACGATATCGCCAGGTGCAACAGGGCTGACATCATTGTTGGCAGCATAGTTTAGCGTTGCCCACGGGCTCGCCCATGAACCGGCGTTTCCGTTATTGCCAGTGGTCTTAACAAAATAGATGTTCCCGCTGCGCACGGTAAACGGGAGGGTATTTGACTGCACACCATCCACAGTGACATATATTGTACCAACACCATCCGCAGCGGTGGAGCTCACAGCAAAGGCGATGGACTGCATCTTGTGGTAGGTATACAGCTCTGCTGGGCCACTTAAGCCAGCAGTGTCTGCGTTTTCCCAATAATATACATGGGATGCCAGTGCGCCGCCTATGTGGACAGTTGAGGAGCCCTGAGAACTACCAAGGTTATTCCCCCATACGGTGACGATAGCTCCATCTCCAAGTCCATCTCCATTGCCAGTTTTAGGACCTGAGGTAATATCAGAGAAATTTAAAACTGGAGCTGATTGAGATATTGATGGTATTAAAAAAATAAAAAATAATAAAAATATTATAATTTTTTTCATATTATTTCCATATTATTTGACATATTGTAGAAGCAGGAGCAGATAAAAATGGCCTGCCTGGCTCTATTATAATAAGATCTGGAGTTCCATTTACTGTAGCTACAACTTCTCTTATCTCAGTATTACATATTAAATATGTTCCGATATAGTTATTTGAAACAGCGATTACAGAAGTTTCATCAATTGGTATTCTCCAAGTAGAACTATTACCAGTCGAAGCTGTTACCATACTTACCGTCTTTGTTTTTTCTTGAGCATTACAATGTATGTCTAAAAAATTATGATAGTTTTTATGAGTAGCTGTAGAATCTTTCATGGTATAAACACCAGATTTACCATTACTAGTATATGTGTATCTATACCAACCCAGACCCATTTCAGCTATAGCATTATTATTTAAAGATGTTGTACCATCAGTATAGAAAAAATCAAATCTAACTTCAGAAAGAATTTTACCCGTTACAGGATCTCCTGCAGAATTATTCATTTGGCCCATGATATTATATATATTACCATTAATACAAGAAGAATAACTATAAATAGGCCAAAAAAGTAAAAGTAAAAGTATTAAAAGAATTTTTTTCATATATCTTTCTCCTTAAGTCACATTTAAGGTAACAGCTGTTCTGTTACCATTGTTGTCAACCGTTGCTGTTATTCTATTTAATGAATCTGCATGGTCTCTAAATATTAATGTGGAAGTTCCACCACCAGAAGATTTACCCCCAAGAACACCAAAAAATACTTTCAAGGCCTCTCTTAAAGTTAATGTATTTTCAATAACTTCATCTAAAATATTATCAATACCTGTTGGTGTTATACCAACATTATTTGTAACTGTTGTAGCAGTATCAGTTATTACAACACCTTCAATTTTATGAGTTATTGGATTATACCCAATATCTACAAAATCTTTTAAATCTATTAGACTTTGTCCACTACCGCTTAATGCAATAGTATCAGTTTCTAAAATATCTGAACCAAGAATTAATGAGTCATATACTTTAGCAGGAATAATCGAAAGTTCGTGAAATACCGGACAATGATTTGCAGAATCAGTAATAGCTAACATAGCTCTACCTACATAGTTTGTATTCTGTGCAGTCAATTCTAAATCATAAAATCCAGCAGTATCATTAGTTATATGAACCATATCATTATTACCGCCAGAAGGAGTAGGTGATATGGCAGATAAAACTAACTCAGGAATGCCATTGTTATCTACTGTCATATTAATTTGACAATTTGTTACTGTTAATGCCGTTTCTGGAGTTATTCCATCAGTTTTATCTAGAAATGGACCGACTGTAATTCTAGTTTCAGTATTTGTTCTAAGAAATCTCATTTATGACCACCTCTGTCTATATTGATTAATAAAAATAGGAATTAATGCCCCATTAGGGCCAAAAGATAATGTTGATACTATAATGTCATAATTACTGCCATTAGATTTAGTATAAAGAAGTGCTATTTTATTCGTAACTGAAGAATAAGTACATGTTAAATCAGTACCATCTGTAGTTTCTTCTATATCAATCCAACCAGACCAAGAATCGAGAGAAGTTGTGTATTTATTATAAGATAAAGTTTTATTGGCGTCTCCTCGAATAACAAAAGCCCAAATATCAGTATTATCAGTAATTAAACAAATTCCTGAGTTTATATTTAATCCATTCGTTGGCCATGTTGGGGCTGTTGAAGAGCTAACAGAAGTTCCATTATGTTTATAAAATGCAAAAGTATTTGTAGCATTTATGCAAAGTATTTTTATATCATTAGATGTAACTTTTACAGCATCCCATTGACGACCATCAGCCCCTACTGTTGCGCTGAAAAAGTTGGTGGCCACGTCCCATGTAGTTCCAGTATTTAAACATTTATTCCATCGTAAATAGTCATTTCCACCAGAGGTATCATTCCAGATTGCTAAAATACTATCAGATATATCAAGTATTTTAAGACGCCAAATCCAATTGCCCAGACTTATACCAGAGATAGTTATCCATGAAGTCCCAGTATCAGCAAATGATGGCCCTATAGTATTAGTAGAGCGTCGAATGGATATATTTCCACTAACATCATCATACGCATAAATTATTTTATTATCACTTTGTAAGCAAAGAGCATTACATCTTTCAGCACTTGCGTTAAATGTTAATGAAGAATTAGATGCATCTAATTCAGTTCCCCATGAAATAGTAGTTCCAGATATTACACCACGCAGGTATGTTCTAGGAAGTGAAGAATCATTTAAAAAACTAAGTATAACTACAGTATTATTATATAAAACATCTAATGTTCCACCATCTTGATTATTTACAGATATTAAACCAGTAGAACTTTCATTCCATGATGTTAGATTAGTAGAATAAGCATAAAAAAGTGTATTAGCATTTCCACTCTTTTTATAAAATGTCCACCAGTAAGTGCCATCATGTATTATTGTTCTTTGTTGAGAGTTTTTAGTTGACCTTGCAATAGTCCCAACAGAGCTTATAATATTTCCCACTTATTCTGCCTTTTTCTGCCCAATATTAATATTTGGTCCTACTTTATTGATAGCGTATAAACTACCAATTAAAAATGCTAATTGATACGGAATATCTGGTATAACTTTTGTTGTATATGTAATATACGTAGCCCAAACTAAATATCCAAATATACAAGAGAATTGTGTTAGTCTTGTCATGGATAAAGCTAAACACTCATCTTGAAAAAATTCTAATATACGTTTCATAATTTCCTTAAAAGTATTTTTTTAACATTTTAAAATTTTCTTTTATATCAACACCTCTAGTTAAATTCTCAAAAAACTTCTTTGAAAAGTTAATATCATTATCAACTTTTGAAATAATAATTGAATTGAGCTCATTAATAAGCTTAGCAACTGAATCTATGTTAGTATGATTATCTTGCTCTTTCATTCTTAGCAGCATACTCAATAGTTTTTGCTAATAATTCAATAGAAGCTGTTATTTTAATTAACATCTCTCGAAGAGGTTGGTGTTCAGTCAAAGATACTAATTCTAATTCCTTTTTTAGAGAAGACACCATAGTTTCAAGCGAATCTAAAAGATCTTTTTTACTTGCAAGTAATGCATCTTTAATATTTGATTCTTGTAAGGAACAGTGACTTGAAGCAGAACAATAAGTATATGCTCTGTATATAAGAATCACCAGACCTATATTTACTGCTACTGATAAAAAAGACAGCACTCCCAATATTCCAGCCCCGGCAAATATAGCTCTTATTATTTCTGCTAATACTTCCATTTAAAGTAATATTACCCCCACACCTAATATTATACCTATGCCAATCAATCCAACTGCATTTTTAGCTTTAGTCCAAAAAGAGGGTTTACTTTCTTTTATTATTAACTCATACATTTTTTTCTGTTCTGTTAAAAGCCCATCATATTTTATAATAAAACTATTCATAGTTTCTAAATACTTTTTTTGATTCTCATTTTCTTTTTGAAGAATAACATTTTGAGCTTCTATAGTAGAAATTGTTTGTTCTAAAATATTTATATCAAAAGAATAAGTATTTATTTGGTTTAGAAGAACTATATTTTCTTCTTTTAAAATTTGACATTGTTGAAGTTCAGTAGTTAAATATGTTATATCCTCAAATACAAGGGTATCTTTTGCTGAACTATTGACAGTCTGTAATAGTATTAGTATAGCCAAGATTATTGAGTGTTTTAGATGCTTCATATATATCCTTTGGGTCTTGTATGTTCTTCTTTTTTTCTTGAATAGTCTTTAATTCAACAGATAAACTATTAATTTTAACTTTTAACGTATTTCTTTCTTTGACTAATTTATCTTTATCTTTTTGTAAATCTTCATAAAGAGCTTTATATGTATCAGATTGATGTTCAAATTTATTTTTTTCTTCTTCAAGTGTTTTTACAATATTGGTATAATCTTTAGTAAAATTATCTTTTATATAATTCACATAATTTTTACCTGTATTTGTATTAATAAGCAAAGAAATAAGTATTATACCAAATATTAAGGCTATCCATTTATAGAATTTTTTAATTATAGTAATCATTAGGATATTCTTTCTATTGTAAATTTTGAACCATTTCCAGCAACGTTTGTAGAAGGAATTCCTGCACTAATAGCCATTGTTACTGTAGTATCATCACCCAATATTAAAGTATTTACATCCATATCATATCCATAAATTTTTCGTCCAAAACCAGAACTACCAGATCTGTCAAAAGTTATACTAGTATTTAATGATATTCCTTCTATTGAAGCCACTTGAGTATAAGTCCCAGAACTATCTTGACAAGTAGCATTACTTTCAAGAATTAATTGCCAAGTACCTGCAGGCAAAGTAATATTCCTAGTACCTGCAGTAGATCCTGCTGTTGGTAATATATGTATAGAATTTAAACTTTCCGAAGGACCAGCTTTAGAAGGATTTAAAATTATAAAGTCCGTTCCATTATATTCAAAGTCATATATTCCACCAGCTTGTATATCACCTTTATAGAGAGCTCCAGTATTTCTTTTAATTGTCTTAGGCCCCAAACTACTTAAATTTATAGTTGGTGTAGTTGAAGTGTTAGCATTTGTAACTTTAGCAGTAAATTTAGTATTTGTATAAGTAGTTAAGGCAGGTGTTAAACTACCAGTATAAGTATTAGTTCCACTTAAAACAGTATAAGTATGAACATTATTCTGCAAATTAGATTTAGTAACAGTATCATTTAAATTAGAATCTGGTACATAATACCAATAATCTTCTCCTAAGATTAATTTAAGTTGATACCTGATTCTTTCAATTTCACCATATAATGTTGTAGCTAAAGACTCTACTGAAGCAGGGTATGGATTTACCTGGCTTCTCATCTGAGTTAAAGTATTAGAGTATCCACCCATTGAAAGATTTGTTAGTAAGCTATATATATAATCTACATTAGCTTGAATCTCTTTATGTGGTCTATTAGATTTACCAGTAGAACCACTCAAAGGAGTTCCTGTAGTATCACCTATTACAAGGTCATTTTTAAATATGCAATAAGGATTTGGATATGGTAAAGACATTTAATCTCCTGAAATCATTTTAAATATTTATTAAGCTTCTATTACTCCAAAAGTCTTCCAAACACCTGAAGGACTGGCAGTTGTACATATCCATCCTTCGGTTCCACCAGCTGCTGGATATGGATTCCAAACTCTATCTCCACGTTTCCAGGAATTAGTAGTAGGGGCTGTGGTGCTTATTGTTGTTTTCTGTTCAGTTCCTGTTGAGTTATAAACTGAATATTGACTTGAGCCAGTTGTAAAAGAACTTAAAGATTCACAAACTTCAGAAATTGTTCCATCATATATTCTGATATATCCTGAGTATGCAGATCCAACACTTTGTTCATATATATTATTTTCTAAAATTGAATTATAAATCTTTACTATATAATAACCAGCTGCTCCTGTTGCTGTACCTATAAAACGATTATTTACTGCAACAACATTATGTAGATAAATTTCATCAACATCACTTGCATGAGCATAAATAGTATTTCTTTCAAGTATTAAAGGCCCAACTGAAGCAGCTGTTGTAATTCTATATCTAGTAATTATACTATCAATTATACGTACCATACTTGCACTAGTGTGCATATAGTTATAAATTTCGCCTTTCCAACCAGATATAATAACATCAGTTAGAACCCCATAAGTAGTATTATATCCCAGGCCTAATGCAAGATAAGCAGTAGATAATCCACTTCTTATACCATTAACTGTAAGTCCATTAGTTGCTTTAGAATAAGCTCCGCGATTATACGTTAATATACCCCAGCTGGCACCTATATAATTACCATCTGCTATAACATTAACACATCCTTGAAATTGCAGACTTATTATATTGGTAATATTGCCTCCACATACATTACTATTAAAAACACTGTCTTCAAGATAGACTGTGCAAATTCCAGATGAGTGGTCAAATACGTTTGAAGCTCCTACTTTACGAACAATATTATTAGATACTGTTGAATTTCTTATACCTTGTATCTTATAAGCAATACCATGATAATCTTGTGTAGAACAATCAATAATAAATTGATTATTACAAAATACTAGAGTATCAATTAATGTTCTTACAGGTACGCTGTCCCCTTCATCATAAATTATATCAACCCCACCTTGTATTCCTTCTTGTGAACCATATCCAGAAAGTGTAGTATTATCACCACCACTAAGGAAAAACTTATTATTTGAAATATCCCAATTAGTTCCACCAATACACTGTCCAGTAATTCCAAATCTTGAAATATTTGTAAAAGTACAATAATTTATAAACAGACCATCTGTACCTGAAGAATCTCCAGTATCAGGATAGTCAATATAAATAGCATTACTGCTAATACTACCAATAGTTGCAGCATTACCTGTAAATTTAACATATTGAAATCCACAATTCTGGAGACTTTGAATTCTAAACCCAGCTATAATAGGATAATTATCTACATTACTTAAATCTGTAGTTACATCGTCTATATAAATGGTACCATTTATTACAATAACATTGGATTTATGGTCAATAGTTTTTGTTACTCTCCATGTTTTTCCACCAAGGTCAACTAAAAGAATTCCATTAGTATTAGCAGCATTGATAGCCTCTTGTATGGCTTGTGTATCATCAGTTACACCATCACCAATACCATTATGAGCTCTTACATCCACCCAGGCTTTATGAGTCCCATCATCATTATGTTCAAGTAATCTTTTAGTATTTAAATAATCTAAATTAGCTTGTATTTCTTTTGATGTTTTATTAGCAGCTCCTGTTGAACCACTTAGAGGAGTGCCATTTGTATCTCCAAGAACTAAATCTGTTGTTTTAATACAATAAGGATTTGGATATGGTAAAGACATTTAATCTCCTGAAATCATTTTAAATATTTATGATAATGGATGCTCGTTATATAAGCAATCTCTATATAATCTTATAGTTCTTCTGACCCAACCCTTGAGATATTTAAGAGAAGTTGGTCTTTTATCAACTATATCTAACATATCTTCAATTCTCTCTATAATTAAATCTTTCCAATCAGGATACTGTTTAAGATTAGAAAGAGCTGCACTTACTCCAGAATGATAAGCATTATCACATACAATTATATTTAAAGGGTAATTTAATTTATCACATCCAGCTTTTTTCCAATAATCAGTTTCAAATATAAGTTTAGCATCTTCAATTTTTAAATTTTTTATATCTAACATAGGATAAGCTCTAGCAGAAATGCCAAATTTAGTACCTCTGCACTCACCCTTTCCTATATCTCCACCAGACCAATTACCAGGGTCTTTGGGGTCATTTTGAAATCCACCTTCTTCACCAACAGTAAATTTAAATGCTTCATCAAACCAATGATTTGACATTATCTGTATCTCCTAATTAAGCTTTAATTTCTGTTATAGTTATTGAAGATGCCATAACACCACCAAATAAGCGAACACCACCAGAACCATTAAATGTTATAGTGGTGGCACCGGCTGGTCCTGCTCTAAATTTGAAAGTAGTGGGAGAAGTAGTACCTGCTGTCATAATATGTTTTAATGTTAAAGGCATTGGGGCCCCATCCCAACCATTTACTGTATTACCTATACAATTTGCTGCTAAAGCATTCACATTAGAATCTTGATATAGAGCGCCACCTATTTTATTTGCTGATGCTGCTGATAATTGAGCTTCAATTTCTATAATTATTTTATTTGTAGCTGATGTTGGTGTAATAGCCAACGACATAAGCTCAGTGCCTTCTGTATTTGTAGGAATAGAATCATCAATAGGCATAACAGTTGCACCAGTATTAACAGCGCCTGTCTGATAAGTGATAACTTGTACTATTTCACCAGAATTTGCAGAATTAATAGTACAAATCCAATATGTTCCATCAAAAATACAATTCAACCTATCATTGACCTGTCCTAAATAATCTTGATTATTATTTCCCTTTAAATTAGTTCCTGTAAAATCTATAGTAGTATTATTATCAGTAAAAATTACTGATATTTCCTGGCCAATAATACCATCATCAAACATTGTAATAGTAGTGGGTGCAGTACTTTGAGTTTTAAATGTTTGTTTTCTTGCACCAAAAGCAACGGAAGGTGTAGCATCATTTAGATACAAATTAGGAAATCTAGGGTCTTCTCCTGCCGTAAAGGTATTATATGCAGTATCTTCTATATTATAAGTTCCAAGTTCAACTCTTTTAGAGTTAGCAAGATTGAATGCTGTATGCCCACCAATATCATCTCCAACAAATCTTAGATGGTTCATTTTAAGACCATCAACATTATTGGTGAATACTGCAGTAGTACACTCATACATAGTTAAATCTTCAAGTCTTAAATTATGAATATTATAAGACGAGGTTGTTGTAGCACTTATACCTCTGATAGAAGTATTTTCTATTAAAGAATTTTCTATTAAAACTTCTCTATAAAAATCTTTTATTCTTATACCATAATCATGATTACCAGCTGCACACTGTCTTATAGTCATATTACCACCACGATTGCTCATATCATCAAAGAGGAACCCGGTTCCACTATATTGCGCTAAACAGTTGTCGAAAGTGATATGGGTCGTGTGTACCGGGTCTGCTGTCGTCGCCCCGACCTTGAAGCAGGCCTCTCCCTTTTTCCCTGCTCCTGTCGAGCCCATGCGGACATAACAATCTTTATGTAGTATCTGATACGCATGGTCTAATTGTAATCCAACTGCAGTAGTTTTGTAGAATCCATAAATTTCTATTTTTTCAAATTCCCATTTCGTGATAAATTCTGCATAAATCCCGCCAAAGGCGTTTGTACTTCCAGCTCCATCAATAGTTAAATGGGAAATAGTTGTATAGGGTAACCAATCACTAGTTGAACCATCAGCACTTTTTATTACAAAGTCTGTTAGTCCAACAGCAGCTCTTAATATAGTGTTACCTCTACCAGCACCAAATAAATGTCTGAAACCTCTAACATTTAAAGGAGCTGATATAGTCCATATACCTTTTGGTATGTAGATTCTTTGTCCTGCAGTTATCGCTGCCTGAATATATGAAGTATAATCTACTGACCCATCTATTACGTATCCTGAAGGTAAATAATCCTTGAGGTTTACCAAAGAACTTCCATATAGACTGTAAAGATAATTTACATTCTCTTGAATTTCTTTTGAAGGCTTATTAATAGGTCCGCTAGAACCACTTAAAGCAGTTCCATCAGTATCTCCAAGAACTAAATCAATTGTTCTAATGCAGTATGGATTTGGTTTTGGTAAAGACATTTATCCTCTTTTAATTGTTAGTAATTATAAAATAACATGATAATTCAAAGTACTCAGTTTTCAGTAAAGTATTATCCCAAACTACTCTATTAAATAAAGTACCATCAGCAGAAAATAAGCCAAATTCTTTTATATAAATGCCATTTCCTTCAGCAGAACCAACAGTAAAATTGATTCTAACTTGATTATATGCAGGGAAAGTATAATTAAGGATATTACCCTTAAAATGAGTATCACCCTGCAAATCAATCATATTTGAAGTAGTTGCTACAACAGAATCGCCTATACCATATTTACTAATTATTTTATTAGAAGTGTTATTACCTACTAATAATTTACACACCAATTCTTTACCACTATTGACTATGGTATTAGGAGATTTGAAGGAAAAATCTAACTTTCCTTCTTTAAAAACATCTACGAATAATTGTCCGGTTAAATTAAAGTTATCTTGTAATCTCATTATAAAAGTATTTATAATAAAGGAACTGAATTTAATCCATCGTAAACTTCAGTTCCATCATAATATAAAGGAATTTCACCTCCAATAGTATCAGTTTCTTGAGCTGCCCTAAATAATAAAGGATATGCAAATATATCACAGGAGCCATCTGCTGTTTGTGACCCATTAAAATAATGGGGGCCACTTTCATTTAGGTTTATACATTGAGTCCCGTCAAAGATTAAATCATCACTATATTGTAGGTCTATACTAAAAGTATCAGATAATGAAAATGTTTCATCAAAATCCTGTTCTAATATTATGGCTTTAAGTTCAGTATATGCTGGTTTAACTGTTTCTATCAATGATTTTATTGTTGATATAGTATCATTATTAAAAACAGATGTTATTTTTATATTAAAATAATGAGTTTTGAATAATTTACCATCATATAACACAAATCCATAAAAACTTTGTGGTTTATATACTTCTGCTCCTATTTGTTTCTTCCATAAATATAATACTTTGTTACTACTATCAGTTATTTTATATTTAGTGGCAAATTCTCCAATTTCAAAATTGTTAGTAAGCATGAAGTTTTTATATTCATAGGTATCTTCATCATGAAATACTTCTTCATGTTTAATAGTATTGTTTATATAGTCATAAATTCCAATACCATTTTCACTTAAAAAGAATAAAATAGATTCATCTATTTTCTTTAAAGCTACTAATGATTGTAAAGTTGTTGGTATTTTAAGATAACTATATGTTACAGAATAATCAGAAGCAAAAGATATTGATAACTTATGTAGTACACCAGAGCTAATGAAAAAGATATAGATATAATTATCAAAGATATTTTCGATTATTGAATTATCTCGGTCTACTAAAGAAAAATCATAACCACCAGCTGGTATAAGGCTAGAATAAGAAGTGGATGATTTAACTATAATAGGACTGTTGGCAACTGAAAAATCAATTATAAAATATTCTTTATTTGCTTCACAGAAGAAGACCCAAACATCTTCTTTTAAATTAACAATGGTATTTATCGAATTAGAATTTTCTTTAGTTACCCTTCCAATAATACTGTAATTGTTTATATCTCTTATTTGAATCTGAGTACCTGTATCTAGTACGATATATTCAATTTCATTTAAAGTGATAGTATCAAACCAAACACAGCCAATGGAAAAAATAGTTATTTCTGGTTCTAAATGATGGAATGCTTTAAATTCGCTACCATCTATAACAAATACTTTATTGTCATAAATTTTAAACTTTGTAGTATTGACAGAATAGTGAAACCATAAATGGTTATCATCTTCAAAAAATAATCCATTATTTGTTTGAATAAAATTATAACTATAATCACTTGTTTTATATTCAGTGATTTGGGTTATTCCAGAACTTGTACCTAAAGATTCTTCTATTTCTGTTATTATATAATAAGAATCACTGTAAATATAACCAGCATGATAGCTTGAGTCATCTTCATAAGTGCCTTCATAGTCAACACCTAATTGAAAGTCTTTTATAAACATATCAGGATTAACTACAAATTCTTCATAGTCTCTTGTCCACACATCTTCAAGTTGAACAAGTATAGCAATACCATAAAACAATCTGATTATACTTTCAGGTGTTCCTTTAAGTAGATATCTATCAGCAGATTCTTTAACATATAGCCTTTGCTTTTGTATTAAGACATCATCAAGGGAAAAAGTTAAATCTTCTAAATCTGTTAATCCTAAAAGTAATCCTAACTGATAAACATACCTAGGATGAGCAGAATTAATATCATATATTTCATATATCTTCTTTAATTTAGTATAGACTATATTAAATATGTCTTCTGTTATATTAAAGAATTTTAAAGAGCGATATTGTTCTGTACCTAATATTTTTTCAGTGTAAAATTTAGGCAGAAGTTCTAGTATTTTACCATCAAAACTAAAAGGCTTTTTTGTAGAAACAGAATATTCGCCCTTTGATGTTAATTTAAGGTCTATAGTATCAGTCATTGTAATGTAATTGTAATATCATTTAATTTAGGAAATTCTGTTCCTATTAATTGAATATTAGCATTCGTAGGGTCAGAAGGACTATCTTCTCTTTGCATTTCTAAATTTATAGACTTTACACCTTCAATACTTTTTAATAAATCAACTAAATCAGAATGTAGTAATAATTCCCCTATGCTTCTATTTTCTTTAGTGAAGTAATCTGTTATTACTTCTTTAAGTTTCATTTCAATTTCCGCAATAGTCTTACTAGTTGATGTTTTAGTATATTTTACATCTATATTTACTAGAATGTATTCAGGATCTAAATAAATATGGTTCACAGTAACCATTTTATAGTCAGCCAAGAAAGTATCAATATTATTTCTTAATGTATTTGTTATATAATCTCCAAATCTTGGAACCATTAATAAGTAAATATTATTAAAATAAATAATATTTTTGGTTTGTTCAGGTCCGTACATTATAGTATGTGCTTCTGCTTGAGTTAACCCTGCATTGAGTAATAAAGTTTCTAGCTCAATTAGTTCTTCTTCGGACAATCTTTCATTTAGTTGTGATTCGCTAGAAATTAAATCTTTATAATTTAAAGCTTTTACTGCATAAATATATTCATTAAAATTAGAAGTGATAATATCTTCATAATCCTGCTTTGTCACTGCCCTATTTTGAGTTCTATAAAAAGCAGGAGCATACTGTCTGAGTTGGTCTTCTGATTCTGGATTCAGTCCACCAGTAGCCTGTTCTGACTGGGTTATGGTAAACTTTGACAGTTCGAGGACTATAGAATTAACATCAGAATCTGTTTCTATAATATCATTTTCTAAAGAAGTTATTAATCCTGTATTAATATTACCAAGAGAACCAAGAGAGCTGATATATCTAATCTTTATTGTATTATCAACAGGCGGAATAGCCCCAAATATACCATCACCAAAAGCTATTTCAACTTTTTTATTTTTATTGAATCTTGTAGTATATATTTTAGAGGTAGAATCAGTATTTTTATACATATTATCTACCTGTTCCCATACTACATCATTTACTGTAACTATGATATATTCTTCAATTGCATTCTCATCTGTTATAATAAATTTTTGAAATGCAGAACCATCTGAAACAAATGATACTTCATCACCAATATTTGTAGGATTCCCTTGCACAAGCGGAATATCAAATGCTATTGATTGACCACTTAAAGGAGCCGATAAAGAACTTGTATCTATAACAAAAACAGCATCAATAGGATTGGTGAAATATATAACATCACCATCAGCAGATGGTTCAGAACAAAGGAATCTACTAAATTTAGGAATAGTTATTTTATAATTATCTTTATTTGTTAAATTATACTCTGCACTTTTAGATGTTAAAGTAATATCAACAGTAGATGATTTATAACCCCCAGGCTTATAACCCACTAATTCAGACAATTTATTTAAATTTTCATATAATGAAGCGGTTTGTATAAAAGATTCATTGGCTATCATATTAGTATAGTAACCAAAAATATCACCAACATAAGATATTAATTCAAGAAGTGTGTTGATATGAGCACCAGAAAAATTATAATCTTTCCAGCTTTCTTCTTGTGAAAGTTTGGCAATAAGGGCTTCCTTAATAGCTAAAAAATCATATGCAGTATAGTTCATTTAATTATACTTTCTCCAGAATTAATGAAATTGTGCCACTCTTTTGAGTGTTTAAAATTTGATACTCCATAAATAGTTCATAACCAGAAATATCATAATTTACATTAATTGATATTTCAGTCAGTTTGATTCTCTCCCATTCCCATCTTGTTAAAGCAAATTTAAGTTCATCAATAATAGCTGAAGCAGTTTGTGTATCTAAAGGCTCAAATAATAAATTTTGTAAATTAGTACCATATTCTGGATTGCATAATCTTTCACCTTTCATAGTAAAGAAAAGTGAAGTAAGAGATTGATTTATGGCAGTGTCATTTGTCACTGCTAAAACATCATTTGAACTAGAAACTTTTCTATATTTAAAATCAAGGTCAGAGTAAATTATATCTGCCATTATTCTATCCTAAAATAGTTATAAGCAAAGGTAGCATTAACAAGTACATCATCAGCATTATCTGAAACATACGTAAATGGTATTTCTGAAAGGTTGACTGGGAAAGCATCAAAAAAGGTTATGATAGCTTTAGGGTTCTTTTTATTTGTTAATATATGCAGGGATATATCTGCTTTAGTCCTCTCATTTAAACCGAACCTTGATGGGTCTTTAGCAGCAATAATCCAATTATATATGAATTTATAGTTAGTAAAAGGTTCATTCAAAGCATAAGTAATAGTGAAGTTTTCAAAAGTAATATTCTTTGATGGTTGTTTAAAATCAAGAAACTGAGATGGAAGGATGGTTAGTTCCATACTGACCTGAGGTAGATTAACCCCTTTGCAGTATAATAGAACCTGGTCACCTCTTTCTTTTTCTGCACCAATCTCAAGGAAAGGTAAAAAAGGAAAAAGTAACTTATAGTTTGTTTCTTGTGCAGTACTAAGGTTTAAGGTAGAAATGGTAAAACTCCTTCACTATTTAAAATATTTATAATAAGTGAAGGAGTTTTAGACTAAAACTTTATATCTTCTGGTGGTTTTGGTTCAAACTGACTACAATATCCCTTTCTCATAACATATTTATTCGCCATTGGACAGAAAAGGTCTGTCCCCATACTATATGGATATGCACAATTACCGCAGACCTTTCCTGAAACAGGTCTATTAATATCTGGGTCTTCCTGACTTGATGGAACTTCTGTAGATTTTGTTCTCAATATTTTATCTGGTTCAGCATAAAAGATTTCAGTTTCTATTGTAATTTTGACAAGAGAAGGGACTTTAATTGATATTTTAATTTTTGAGTTATTGTCAATATTTAACCCATTTTTAATCAACTCAATAAATTCTTCACTTGTGAGTTCTATTCTCTTAGATTCTTTGATGTTCATCTTTTACTCAGCTTTCTTTATGTGTTATTTGTATTGAAAGAACTCTGTTAAATTCTGTTGTAATTTCTTCTATATTTTCTATTGGCTGATCCTTCCAACGATTTCCAGAATGAAGGGAAATCATTAAATAATCATCAAAGGCAGTTTGAGCTAAGATATAAACATCTCCACCATCTTTTTCTTGCCACAAAGAACCACGATGTTCATCAAGGTTAACACGAGGTACCGGTAATGATTTAATGATTTCTATTTCATTGAAAATTTCCATTTTACTCCTCCTTATACTGTTTTATTTTATTTAAAAGATAATCACTGTTATTCTTTTCTGGATCTTCAAGGACTTCTTCAAATAAAGCCTTGAGAACTTGCCCCACTTCAGGGCCCGGAGAGATATTGAGCACTTCCATAACGTCATTTCCACAGACCTTTAAATCAGCAATCTTGAAAGCAGCATCTTCCTCAAGTATTTTTTGGAATCTCTGTTTTAGTTTAGTATCAGCAATGTTAAGTTCAGATACAGATTTCTTGCCATTTCCAACTCTATCACCATATTTTAAAATACATAGAGCATCTACGTGCTCTAGACCTAAAGAAGATACAAATCTTCTGATAGCAGAGTCCTTCATATCATCTGAACATTTGAACATATGGTGAGACACCAAATTCAGGATATAGTTAGAATCATCATTACTGAATTTCATCCTTCTCATGATTTTATCTGCTATTTTAACAGACTCTAACTCGTGTGTATGGAAAGTATAATCACCATTTTCAAATTTCCTTGAAGGGACTTTTCCTAAATCATGAAAAAGAGTGGCCCATCTGATTAATGGATATTCCTTTGGTATAGCATTTAGAGCATGAATGGTATGCCAAAAGACATCATATTTATGGTGTTTATTTTGCTCAAATCCATAAGTCTCAGAAAGTTCTGGCATAATTTTATCCAGGTTCACTGTGGCACTTAAACAGGCTATCATTGTACCTGGTTTATCTGCTTTAGCAAAACATTTATCAAATTCAGCTTTTATTCTTTCTATAGAAACAATCTTTTCCCAAGGATGAACAGATGCCTCCCATAATGCTTCTATTGTCTGGTCTTCTATTTCAAAATTTAAAGTAGCCTTAAATCTATAAGCTCTGAGCATCCTGAGATAGTCTTCTTTAAACCTATCCACAGGGCACCCAACAGAGCGTATCTTCTTGTTTCCTATGTCAGCAATGCCATTGTATGGGTCAATGTAAGAACCATTGAGTACATCAAAGGCTAACGCATTTATGGTAAAGTCTCTCCTACTTAAATCTTCTTCAATAGAATCAGCATATTCAACAGTGGCATTTCTACCATCACATGAAACGTCTTTTCTGAAAGTAGTTATTTCATATGGGAAGGTATCATACAAAACAGTAACAGTCCCATGAGCAATACCAGTAGGAAGGACTTTATATCCTAATTTATTAAATATATCAAAGACTTCTTCTGGTGTAGCTTTAGTTGCTATATCAATATCACCTGAAGGTACTTTAAGGATAGTATCTCTTACCCATCCCCCAACAATATAAGAAGGGAATCCTTTGCTGTGAAGGATTTTTATTATTTCATAAGACCCAGATATCATTTCTTACCTTCAAATTTCTTCTTAAGTCTCTCAAATTCTGCAAATTCCTTTGCTTCTTTCTCGAATTTAGCATTTTTGTTAGCTAATGCAATTTTTTTCTTTTTCTCTATTCTCTTATTATATTCAGCATCAGTTTCAAATCTAGTCCCAATTAAAGCTAAGTCCCAATTATCACTAAATTTATCTTGGCGATTTTCAATTGAAAGATTAACATAACCCTTTTCATGGTATTCTTTAGAAAGTTCCTGTAAAGAAACTATTAAATCTTCAAGTTTCTTATCTCCAAAGTCCAAACAAGAAATTAAATCCTCTGATATTAATTTCCTTATCATTTATATCACCTCATTCATTTGATATAATGATTATATCAAAAAGGAATTGTTTGTCAAGAATAATTTATTCTATCACACCATCAATTCCTTTTATATACCACCTGGCTTGAGTGAATATAGGAATTTCTTCATCTTTTACCCATTGACCTTCAGAATCTTGTATTATACACCAACCTCTCTTATAACCAGTTTTCAAATCATTCCAATTAAATCCTTTTTTGAGCATGAGCATATCTTGAATCTGAGAATTATTCTTTCCTTGTAGTTCTTTATGTGAAAAATGAGCCTGACCTAACATCTGCACTGAATTTCTTGAAGCATCCTGCTGTCTCCAGACAAAGTAATTAACTACTTCTTCTTTTGGAACAGTAAAAGCTCTGCTATCAAACATGGCTAACTGAGGGTTAAGCTCATAAGATGAAGCCAAACGATTAAAATGTGCAGTAGCAATACTTGCAGAAACTGATGTTATTTTCTGTAGATTCTTCCCAAACCAAGGTTCAGTATTCAGTTTGTCATAATCAGTTACTAATATGGATATTTCATCTGATTGAACATAAGCCAGCTTAGCTCCAGGAATATTCATACATAACTGAATAGCGGTATAGTTCATGCAGTTAATTAAAGTATCATCCCATGGCCTTTTCAATCTCTTTGTAAATGTGTGAAATGCTTTACCATCAATTCTGATAATTAAAGGCATTCTTCTTGTTAAATGAGTCTGAGATACTGCTTCATATTTCTTCATTCTGTCACCAAGTGAATCCATTATTTCCTCCCATTCCAAAAATCTTCAAGTAATGATATTTGCAATTCATTTATCTTTTCATAATCAGGTTTAGATGGTAAATTTGAATTAATATAAGATAGTTCTAATTGTCGTTCATATACTTCAAACATTTCCATTATCTCTTGAAGAGAATATTTGCCTCTTTTGATATCTAGTAACAAATTGTTATGGTGAGTTGGGAGAGTTAAATTACCTTCTTTAAGAAGCTCTATCCCGAATAACATTAAACGGATAGTATGACTTGCAAATTTGCAATCAAATCCATATTTATCAAAAATTTCTTTACGTGAACCTATTCTGTTTTGACTTAGCATCTTCCATTTTTGAGAATATGCATATCCTCCAAAACGGTGTTTTATTCTCAAGGATAAAAAAATCTCTTTATTTGTTAAGATTCTTTGACCAAATTCTGTTTTATGTTGTATACATTTTTCTGGCACAAATAAAGTCTCAATTAAAGAAGGATTTCCTTCTGCAAGTAGATGAAAATACTTTATAAGAGAATAAACAACAAAATCTTTATCATCTTTGGTATTTCCTACTCCTGAAGATGATGAGTTAGTCCTTTCTTCAAACTGTTCAAATTTACCAAGACCTATTACAAAATCCTTAGGTGGTATACAAACACCCATGAAATCTTCATCAGAATCTTGAGTATTAGTCCCATACATCTGAGACCCTACTCTAAATTTGAGTATCATTCCATTTTCAGATATTTCTTTTTTGAGTTTATCTGTTAGCGTTATCATTCTACTGTCTCTACAAAGTCACTATATTCCAAAACAGGTAAAGTTAATGCTTTCTTCATCATATTTAAATCATTTTTAAGTTCTGCTAAAGTACTACCATGAGGTTCCATTGAGTCTACTGATATTGAATAAGGCTTCTTTGACCTTTTGGTTTTGTAGTATGCTTCATGAATGGCATACAATTCTTCAATTTCTCCAAAAACTTTTACTACTTCTTGTCTAACTATTCTATAATTCCAGGGCATAATTATCTCCTTAAAATTTCAATTGCTTTATCCGCATGTTGTTCTTGAAGTCCAATTTCAAAACTAGTTTGAATATGTTTAGTATTTCCCACAAGATTCTCATCATCAAGAATAACAAAATTTTCAACTTCAGGATGAGCCCTTATCCAAGTTCTTATTTCATCCCATCTTGACAGGCAAGATAAGATGGGAGTAGTAGATAAAACTCTGCTGCTATCAAGACCTGATAAAGTAAACCATTCTTTTATTTCTGAAATACTTTTACCATATCTCCAAGTACTTGAAAGAACTACCATAGCATCAGTATTATCAAGTATCTTTTTTAAATGTGGTATATGGTCAGGATGAAACGGCTTGCCCTTCCAAGGAAAAGTCAATCCACCTCGGTGGTTCATTACACCATCAATGTCTAAAAATATTATGTTCATATAAGTTTTGGTGGGCTTACCAGGAATCGGACCTGAGTCAATCGGTTAAAAGCCGAAGGCTTTACCACTAAGCTATAAGCCCATATTAAATTTTAAGCAGTTTATTACCGTGACATGCTCAGGTCAGCTTCATTATTCTTCTTTCTTTACTTTACCACATCTTTCCATTCTTTCATCATATATTTTCTTGATTACCTTTTCAACCTTTTTCCTTTGCTCATCCTTTATATGTTGTTTCAAATCAAACTTTCCCATATAAATCTCTCAACTTTCTATAAATATTTATAATGAGAATGATAATATCAAAGGAGCATTAAAATGTCAAGTGGAAATTTAGAAGAAATTCTTCAAAATCTAGAAACTCATGAGTATACTTTCAGAACTAGTCTTTTATCTGATAAATCAATAGAAGTTTCATTCAGACCCATGAAAACCAAGGACCAGAAAGTCCTTCTGGTCAATACTGAAAATGAAACATATGTTAACCAATTAAAAGGTCTTGCTGAACTGATTAAATCCTGTATAAAAAAAAGCAAGATTAAAGTGGAAGAATTATTCATTCAAGACTTTGTATGGCTTGTCCTTAATATCAGGATGAGGTCTCTTGGTGAAAGCTTAGATATAACAGGTATTTGTACTGAATGTTCTAAAAGGACTCCAAACCTTAAAATAGACCTTGAAAAAAATATTATAGCAAAATATAGCAGTGGACTCAAGAATAATATTGTTGCTGTTACTCCAGACTTAAAAATGGTGTTAACTTTCCCTAAGGTTAAACACCTTTTATCAAAGAAATCAGATGCTCCAGTTCTTGACCTCATTGCGGATGGTATAGATTATGTAGAATTTAAAGATAAGGTTGTTGATTTAACATCAGAAGAAAAGATAGACCTTTTAGATAAAATAGATATTAAATTCATAACCCAATTTGAAAAGTTTGAGGCTGAAAATGATTTTGGTGTTATAATAAAGTTTGACTTTAAATGTACTCATTGTGGGGCTGATAATAAAATTGAAGTGAAGGAAAATATCCTAAGTTTTTTTTAAGTTCTTTGAGGAATTGTCAAATAACAGATATTCTCGATGAAATATTTTACTTGAACCTTTATGCTAAAATGTCACCAGAGTATATAGAAAATAGTACAGCATTTGAACGAGAATATTATTTACATTTACTAAAAGAAACACTTAAGAAGGAAGCAGAATAATGGCAATTAAATACGGAAAGAAGAAAGCAGAGACCCCAGAAGACCTTCTAAAAAATGCAATAGAAGGTGCAATAGAGGGAATGAGGATTTCTGGTAGTCTAACAGGTCATTTTAGTAAATCTGATTCTGATAGATTGATGAAAGCCCTGAAAGAAACTCTTTTAAAATATAAAAGTGCTACTATAGAATCTACTAAAATTTTAAATGATGTTATATCCAAATCAGGCTCACTTACTGGTAAACCTAAAGCCGAGAAAATTCTTAGAGATATATTTGACCAAGCTCGAGAAGAATCTGGGCTTAAAGAAAAAGAAGATAAAAAAAGAGATAAAATACTAAAAGATATTCATAGAAGTGCTAAAGAATTTAATGATAGCACTTCTAAAAATTTAGAAGCTTTAAATGATAAAATGGGAGTACGTGGCTATCTTGAGCGAAAAGATAAACCTATTGGTAAGTTTTTAGATATTTATGAACAAATTAAGAAAAGGGATGGAAAACAAGGGTTTAGTCCTATTTCATTAATAAAGGCCTTCGGGTCTTTGTTTTCTAATTCTAAGATATTTAAATTTCTTGGATTTAGTCTTGGTTGGTTTGGAAGATTCCCTGCTTTGATTGGTTATAAAATAGGAAGCATTTTTGAGGATTATAAAAAACATAATGCAGATGTATGGGATACACAAAAGGAATACTATAAGAGATTACTTGAAGAAGGTCATACTAAAAGAGATATTAAATCAAAAATGCAATCATTACCTGGTGGACTCGAAGGTAATGATTACACTAAAATGGCATCAGAAGCTTTTCAAGAATATATAGCTGATGCTAACCGGATGTTTAGAGTTATTGCTAGTGATTTAGCTTTATCAAAATATAAAACACCTGAAGGCAAGGAGCAGATAGCTGCTAGAGCAGAAGAAGCAGGAATAAATCCTAATATACTTAAATATATTAAAAGCGAAAATAAGTATATGAGAGAATTGAAAAAACTCATGAAAGGTCAGAAATCAGAAGGTCAAAGGTTTGAAGTAAGTGAAACACAAACAAAAGCAACTGAAGCTATTGTAGAAAGTGTTGCTGAGTCTGGTTCATATTTACAAATGATTTTTGAAGAATTAAAAATGCTCAGAGAAGACCTGCTCAATAACTCTTTTAGTGTTGAGAATCATTTACTCCTTATGAGGGAAAGTCTTGGTTCTGTTATTGAAGAATTTAAACTATTCAGAGAAGATTACTTAAGAGAATTATTAACTCAAGAAAAAGGGGCTAAAGAAAAGGGTAAGGGCCTTTTTGGTAAAATATTAGAAATGTTACCTGGTTTTGGGCTACTCAGCAAATTATTTAAAGGTGGTGGGCTAATAAAAGGCTTAGTTGGTTTTGGTGCTGGTTTAGCAGCAACAACTGCTGCTTTAGGAATTGCTGCTTATGCTGGTTGGAAATTCGGAAAATGGTTAGATAAAACTCTCAAGCTTGGTGATAGATTCACAAGTTTATTCACTGCTCCACCAGAGACTGAAGCTGAGAATCAAAAAAGAAACCAAAAAATGGTTGAACTTTCCAAACAATGGAGAGAAGCTATAGCTAAAGGTGATAAAGAAGAAGTCAAGAAAATCCAAGCAGAGCAGAACAGAGTTCTTCATGGGGTTGAGTTAGACAAGCCTCCAGTAATAAAAGAACTTAAAAATATTATAAAAGAAAATAAACACACCGAAAAAGTTAAGTCTCAAATTGAGAAAGAAGTTCTAAAAAAGATTACGGAACAAGGTGGTGCTGTTGATAGTAAACAGCAACAAATTAATATCAATACTCCAATGCCAGCAAGATTAGATACAGTACCAAGTGGAGTAGAAGATATTGCGTTGAGAACATTTTCAGAGGGATTTTTAAGATAAATGAGCTGGAATAAAATTAATGGAATATCACCAAAAAATTGGGCGAAGATGTTCCCAGGGACTGATGGAGCTTCAGATTTTGTAAAGAAAAATTTTATAAAATTTACAGCTTATTCCTCACCTGGTATAAGATATGAAGCAACATCCACTCAAGGTGCTACTATACCTGGTAGCCCTTTGGGTTCTTATTCTTTTTATTATCCAAAAAATACTATAAGAGAAGAAATATCACATGATTATTCTCCTTTAGAAGGAGCTTATGCTGATACCCTCCGAGCTGGTAAAGAACTAGCAGTTGATGCTGTTCGTGGTGGTATTGCTATTGCGAATATAGGTAAAAATACTTCTCATGGTGTTCTAACAGAAGAGCCAACATATTTTTTAAAATCTGAAAAGAGAAGATTTGATATGACAATAGATTTATATTCTATATCAACTACTTCTGCTAATGATGATGTTTACAATCCTATTTTATTTTTTAAAAGGTATTCTCATGCTAGAAGAGGTGGCTCAATTGGTGGCTCATGGGATATACCATTTACTGAAAGAACAATAAATGCTAGAATTGATACAATTCACTTTCCTGGGACATTTGTATTATCAGGAGGAATGTTTGAAAGTCCAGCTTTAAGTCCTGTAAATGATGATAAAAAACATTTAGTTTTAAGAAATATGTCTGTTGAATATAACCCTGAAATTCAATTTGTTGATGAATCTGGTTATCCAGTTCATGCTAGGATGACTTTAAGTTTTGAAGAAATACAATCATTAATGCAAGAGGACTGGGCAGGAACTCCTTTAAAAGAATCAATATCAGTTACAGGTAAAAGGAGTTAATAATGGCTACTTTCAAATCAATTATAAATCTTTTTGGTGAAATAACATATAATGATGTTTCTGCTCTTAATATTTTCTCTAAATATAAACTGTTTGATAAGTATAAATCAAATATACAATATTATTTTGAATATACTATCCTTGAGAATGATAGGTGGGATATTATATCTCAGAAATTCTATGGCACTTTCGAACTATGGTGGTTAATTGCTTTGTTTAATAATGTCATAAACCCATTTGAAAAAATGATGGTTGGGGAAACATTAAAAATTATTCAACCTCAACATCTTTCTGAATTACTATTGGCTATAAGAAATGTTAAGAAAAATCAATGATAATCAACTATACATTAAAAGATAATCAAAATACTTATATAATTAATCCTATATATGTTCGTAGATTCTTTTTAGTAGAAGATATTGAGCAAATGTATATTACTGCAGAAATGGAATTTGAAGATAAGCAGGGCTGGGTTGAAAAACTACCTATTACAGGTAATGAAATATTTGAAGTTGAGTTAATACAAGAAACAGAATCGGCTAATATTCAAAAAACAATCTCTTTTGAAGTGTATGATATTAAAATGAAAACAGGCACTACTGGTAGAGTAAACATCTATACTATATCTTTAGTCGAAAAAGGATTCTTTCAGTTACTAGATATACATTATTCAAAGAGTTATTCTAATAAAAAGATTAGTGAAATAATGACTGATGTTCTTAAAAATCAACTAAAAAATTCAAAATATGAAGTAGAAGAAACAATTGATAAAATAAATTTTATTATACCATATTGGAAGCCAACTACAACTATTAAATATTTATCTAAGATAGCCAAAAGAAGTAAAACACCACAAGAAGCGGGTTTTGTATTTTATAGTACTTTATCTGATGATAAAAAGAAAGAACCAATTAAAAAATTTACTTCATTTGGAACCCTTCTTGAACAAAAACCAAAAATAGAGGCTAAGGATAAATATTATTTAAGGGATGGTGGTAAGCCAGTAACATTCATTAATAATATATTAGAAATCAAAAATCTATCCATGTGTAATAGGAAAGCTCTCAAAAATGGTATTCAAGGTAAAACCTTCTTGGGTATAGATTTTCATAATGATAAAAATATAATTAACCATTCAGTTAAATTATCTGACTATGTAAAAAATGCTACCTTTTTAGGGGAAACTATTAACTTTGCTCAAAATATAGAAAGTACAAAAGCAGATGTCCAATTTAAGGGATATCCAAATAGTGCTCTGATAAAAAATGAACTTGAACATGACTTCAGAATGAATTTTGAAGATATAAATGTGAGAGAAATTCTTTGTAAGGGTGTATTAACTAGATATGCTGGCCAGATGATAAGCATAGCAGAAATCAGTGGAGATAATGCTGATATTATAAATCAGGTATATTCAGGAACTTGGCTTATCAAAAAAATAGTACATTATTGGATAGCCAATTCTTATGAACATAAAATGACTATTATAAAAAATGCTTCGGGGGCTACTACCAAATCTTTAATGAGGACTAAAAAGAAAAATGTTTAATAGCATGGAGAAGAACAATACCAACTTTCCTGGTATCTGGTTGGGTTGTGTTGAAGATAATACAGACCCAAATAAAGCAGGCAGGGTCAGAGTTAGAATATTAGGTATACATTCAGACAATAAATCGATAACAGAAACTGATGGTATTCCCACTAAGGATTTACCTTGGGCAATACCAGCTATACCTATTGCTGAAGGAGCTACAAGTGGCTTGGGTATGTTTTCAGTCCCAGTGACTGGTTCATGGGTTGCAATCTTTTTTATTGGTGAAGACCATAGTTACCCAGTTTACTTCGCTTCTATTGCAGGGAATCCAAAAACTAAACCAAATTCATCAAAAGGATTTTCAGACCCTAATGAAAAATATCCTCTTTATACTGGAGAGCCTGATTGGAATAGGAATGCCAGAGCAGAAGGGGAATTAATTAAAGATGTCAAAAATGATAATCGTAAAACAGGTATTGAACAAATGAAATCAGGAACTTGGGATGAGCCTAACAGTCCTTATGCTGCTAAGTATCCTTATAATACAGTATTTGAAACAAGAGATAATGGATTGGTTATAGAATATGATTCTACACCAGGAGCTGAAAGGTATCATATTTATCATAAAAAATCTAAAAACTATTTTGAAATTTCCAATGATGGTCAAACAGTAATAAAATCTAATGCCAATCATTATGAAATTTCTATGAAAGATAGAAATATTGCTATACAAGAAAATCTAAATCAATCAATATCAGGCAATAAAGATGAGTTAATCGAAGGCAATTCTGATTTAAACGTTTCTGGTAACTCTGATAGTAGAATAGAAGGTAGTTTAAATATTAATGTTGGTGGTTCTTGTAATATAACAGTTAATGGTAAATGTTCAGTATCTGGTGATATAATTGAACTTGATGGTACTGGTGGAGGTGGCATAATTTCAGGAATATTAACAAATGAAACTATTTGTCATTTAACTGGTTTGCCTCATGCTGATTGTTCAATAAATGTAAAAGCAACTAAAACATAAGGAAGAATTATGTTAGATAAAACAGGTTTAAAAAATAGGATAATAACAGAATTAGAAGGTTTGGGGTTTGAGCAAGGGTCTTATTCATGGTTTGATAAACTAGCGCAGGCTTTAGCTAATGCAGTGATTGATGAAATACAAACTAACTGTGAAGTTACATCAAATGGAAATCATTCTCATCCTGCTGGAACAGTTAAATAGGAGCAATTATGTCTATAGATAATCCAATATGTAATATGTTACCAAATGCTATCAAAGCAGGCAAGTCACAAATGTCTAGAGGAATATCAACACAGAAAGCAGCAAAGTCTCAAGCAGATGGTATACTTAATTCTATTAATCTAAGTGATGTTCTTGAAGGAATTCCTGATTTAGATTTTACTTTAAATACTGAGGCTATTAATGCAATAAAAAACTCATGTCCAGGGCAATTTCCTGATTTACCATCAATCAATAATCAGTTTTCATTAGGGTATGGAGATTACCTCAAAGATTTAAGAGCAAGCCCAATAGGTCAATTAGATAATATAGCTAAATCACTTGAATCTTTTATGAAGAAGATTTCTAGCATTCCAGATAAACTATATAATTATTTAACTTGTTTAAGAGCTATATGTTCTCTTTCTCCAGAAGAATTTCAAACAGAATGGGATGAAATAACCAGTCTAAAAAATCAACTAGATTTGGATGAAAATGGTTCTCCTAAAATTTTAAGCGAATCTATAAAAGGTACATTAGATAATTACAATACTAAAGTATCTAAGATTACTAAACAGATTAAAAAATTTACTTGACAATTAAAATGTGAATAATGATTAATATTTGTCAAGAACATTATTAATTTGACAATAATTTAACTTTAATATATAATGTTTATATTATAATTGTTATTCAACCTTGAATAGGAGTAAAGTTATGGAGCACTACAGGTTACATTTGAGACAGAAGGCAAAGGAGTTAGATTTAATTCTTTCACAGATTAAGTCTGGTGCAATATCCAGAGACCAGTTGGTTGAAAGAATTATAAGAAGTTCAGCCCGAAATGCAAAGGTTAATGATGTTTGTGACTATCCTTTATATAAGATGTGTGTTTGGTTATCAAAATACACGAATGACCAATTAAATGATAAGTTTGCTACAAGAGTGGACTTAGCAAAAACAATAGCTAAAGAAACAGATACACCAATTCAAACTGTTGTTGCTATGCTTGCACATGAACCTTTAAAAATTCCTGAACACTTCAAAAAACCTCACCGAAAATATACACGAAGATTTAATCAACCTGAATTGCCTCTCAACCCAGTACCACAAACCAAATCTGAGATTGTTTTACCTGAAGGAATAGAAGAACTAACACTCAAAGCTAATGGGATTGAGCTCACAATCAAATTAACTAAGAAGGTGAATTATGAAACAATATAAAAAGATGTCTACTTCAAAGAAGATATGCAGGATGAGTGAAAGAATCCTTCTCGAAAATGAAAAGAGAATTAGGTTGTATGATTTGAAGGAAGAACTTATAAAGAGATTAAAGATGAACATACGAATAGATTTACTGACTTTAACACTCAGTAGTGATGAAAGATTTACCTTAACCAAAAACAAAGAAATTAAATTGAATTAAAGGAGATTGAGTATGGAAAATTATAAAGAAGTATATGATGAAGGTTTCAAGGATGGCAGGGCCTGGCGATACTTGTTTGGGTTCAAATCACAGATAGCAATTAATAGCCCAAGAAGAGGTTATGCCGACGGTTATATAGATGGGTTCAATTCAACCCCTACACTAAATGAAATTATAAATGGTTAATCTCTATACCATAAATTTACTACCTTCATCAACCCATCCTTCTTGATGATATTAGGTAGTAAATACTTCTCTCTCTTGTCTTCCATTTTCTTTATAAGGTCTTGACCAATGGGATTTTTAAGTGGAGAAGTATAAAATCCAGTCACTTTCTTGAATGATTGAAGTATAACATCATCTGTTAACTCCCCTTCATTGTTGTTTACTTCAATCATAAAATTGAACTTAGATTTATAAAAATCTTTCATGGAAGATATTTTATCATGGGTCTTCCTAATAAAATCCTCTGGGACTTTACGCTCTCTTTGTTTAATCCGCTCTAATGCAACTTCCAGGTCAGTATTAATAAACACTACCCCAATATCATAACCAATAGATTCAAGAGCACCATACCTAAGTAATAAATTTCTACTGTTAGAAGATGTTGAATCTATAACAAGGGGTAATATACCATTTAAATATTGAAAAAGAAACTCTTTTGTTAATATTTTAGATTTATCAATTAAGGCCTTTTCAAGAGGAACAGATAAATCAAGATTTTTAGTCTTCCCAAAATATTCAACTACTCGGTCAGTATTAATTATTCTGGGTTCAATATTACCAGATTTAATTTTGGACAAAGTATAAGACTTGCCACTTCCTGGAAATCCTACCAGGAAGATGGCTTTCAGTCTACCTATATCATTGATGGATTCATTTACAAAGGATTTAAAATCCATGATTAATCAGCATCACCTTCAGAGAACACATGATAGTCATAGCTAAATGTAACTGGGAATAATTGAATCTCAGAACTCTTAGTATCAAGAGTGACTTCACCTAATGCTGATGGGAATACACCAAATAATTTGATAGTCCCTACAGTATTCTGAAGATTATCTAACTGGCTTAGTATAATATTACCTTTATAAACAGAAGGGGGAGTCATTACATTGGGAGTGTCCCCAGCCCCAGGTCTAACACCATCAATCCATTTTCTAAAAGCACTATACACTTTAAGATTTGTATCCATTCTAAAAGTAACAGTCCAATCAGGATATTCAATATTACCAGCGAGTTTAAACTGCTGACCCATGAATTGTGCATCTACTGGGGTTACGTTTTTAGTAGGTAAAGATGTTGATTCTACTAGTATAGTTGTAGTTTCATTGAACCCCCCACCAACTAAGAAACTAGCAAATTTAAGTTTAAACATGAACTGACGGGAAAGGTCAGTAAAATTTGAGCGGAAATTATCTACTGAAAAAGCACACATTTATTTATTCTCCTATAATTTATATTGATATATTTAGTGTGGCAATAATCATATATTAAATGAAGTCTACCACACTAAATATATTTTAGTAATTACTGACCTATTAATTCTTCGAATGAGACCCCACTACGTGTTGCATTGAAGCGAAGGACTAAATTCTCTGCAGATCTTGTTGGTGAAATGTAAATATCACACCACATTTCGTTTCGGTCTATTCTCTCTGAAGTATTGACTGCTGAAGAAACATCAACCATGAAGTCATAAATACCTCTTCTACCCTTCACGTCCTTCAAGAATGGTTCTATCATATTTTTAAGCTGTGACCTGGTGAACTCATCATTCTGCTCAAAAATCATGTACTTAGATGCTGTTGATATAGCCTTTTCAAGGACGATGAATAATCTTCTGACGTTAACTCTGTCGAAGGCTGAAGGTTTACTTAATAAGGTTTTCTGCCCCCATATAACTATGCCTTGAGATGGGAAAGAAACAACCGAATTGATACCTTTTGTATACAGTATGTCTCGGTATCCCTTATCAGGATTCATGGCAAGTTTCAGAACATTTTTAAGGACCCCACGATTTAGGCCTGCTGGAGCAAACCAAGGCTCAGCGGTATAATCATTCTTGGCATATATACCAGCATGATAACCAGAACCAGGAATCCATCTATCTTTATCATTGTACTTATCCTTAATTAAATACCACTGGGCATAAAGGGCAGCATAACTGGTATTTGGATTAAGTTCAGATTCTCTGTACTGAAGAACATTGTTTATTGCTGTTGATATATTAGCAACATTAACTATATCAGATTTAGGAACATCAAGGATACCAAAACAATCCATCCTAGTTTCACATACTGTTATAATCTTTTGTGCTACAGCAACACCTGTATTACTGCCACTTAAAAGAAGATTTACATCAAATTCTTCTGGGTTGGCAAATAAATCATAGCCAGATATTACATCTGATTCTGTAGGAGTTCCATCTGCTCCACTTGTTAGTAACCTTTCAGCAAAGGATGCTGGTTCTCCTGACTGACCTGTGTTGTGGAAAGCAAGTAAATACTGAGATTTAGTATTTATCATTTGCTCAACATACATATTCTCAGAGAAGTTATTCTTCTTGTTCTCAGTTGTTGAAACCTTAAACTGCTCAGATAATCCATAAGTGCCATCAGGATTCTGAACAAAAACTAGAAGCACAAATTCATCAGTGCTTGCTGGAGGATCAACTACTGTATTCTTATAACCAGAAAGAGTGGGTGAAGTGGCTATTGTGCCCCAATCAGTGTTATTAATTAAAGCAGTCTTTATTTCAGTGTTACCATATACACCTGGATACTTAGCAAATAGCTGAAGTATTTCTCCACCACCAAAACTTGGGGTGTATTCTATACCAGATGAATTTAGAATTTCTTGTGAATTAACATACTGAATGTAATCACCTGCACCTGAAGTAGCTACTGAAGTTGTAATATCAATTTCAGCATTCTTTGCAGTTGCTTTATCTACTACCCTTACAAAATAAAGGGTATTACCAAACATAAGGTAACCAGCAGCAGTGAAGAAGTCCTCATAAGTATTTTCTGTTGGTTCTCCAAATAGTTCCGAGAAATACCTTTCATTTGTAACTAAAGTTCTTTGCCAAACTGGCCCTTTCTTTGCTGTACCTACATATCCTGCTATGCTTGTGGCAACTGCAGGTATATAAGTGCTCAGATCTCTTTCCAGGACATATTGCCCTGGGCTCAAGTAGAATCCCATGTTTTCTCCTTTAAACTTTGTTGTTATTTGGAACGGTTAATAATTCATGTTACAAGTATTTATATTTTATGCCAAAGTTCATCAAGGTCTATTTTAGTATTTACTCTGATTCCATAATATTCTGTGCAGATTAACATTATTTCAGACCTTGAACGAAATCCATCTACTAAATTTTTATTGGTGTATTCACCAGATTCAACAAATTCTTCCATAGAACCATCAGGATATTCATCTTTAAGGATATCTTTAGCATAATCATTGGCATATAAGAAATCTTTAAATTCAACAAATACATCTGATATATGAGGGCTCCACCAATATGTATAACCATCTACTGGGAAGATTATATAAGGTTCTTTGCCTTTAGCATAAAATTGAGTATCCATTTCAGACCCAGTTGAAAATACTGCTTTAGCCCTTATATTAGATTCACCATACAATTTTTCAAAAGCAGCATTAAAATCTTCCTGCATTTCAGGACGGGAGTTTTTAGGCTTTCTATCAATCCTTGGTACTAATTTTATAAATTCATCTGTTTGATTAGGTATGCCTCTATAAAGATAATATTGTTTTGACTCTTTTAAGAATTGTGAACAGTCCTGTTTGATTAATTCAATAATATTCTCTTGATTTAGATCTTCTGTTAAAAATCTTTTAAAGTTCATTATGACCTCATTAGTTCCCTTTCAAATATTGCTATATCGCTAAAATCTTCATCTGAATAAACATCAAGAGGTTCTTCATAAACTTCTTCATCTTCTTCTTTTGTTTTAGTTCTAATATTTGTAAAATCTTCTTGGTCATAATATTGAGGAAGTGTTGTTATGTAAAGACCCCAATAAAGAGAAGTCACATAATCATCATGTTCGTTATCATCGGCCTGAAATCTACCAGGAGCTGTTTCAATGAATCTAGCAAGTTCATATATAGTATTATTATCAACAATATTAACAGCATTATCTTCGAGCATATCTTTTAATGTAGTAACAGCTCGAGATTTTGTTTTAGTAGTGGCTCTGATACCAATATCTTTTTTACCTGTATCAACATCTACTAGGTTATCATATTCCTCTTCATTCCAAATAGTTTGAGCGGCTGCATAGCCTTCAGCATTATTTTCAATCATTATAAAGGCATTATTATACATCTTGGCGACTTTAACTACATACTTTCCAAACTTTCTTGGGTTGAGATTATTGTCTCCAAAAACAGCAACTTGTTGAATAGGTGTTACACTAAGGTCAAGAACTTGAATAACAGAATTATCACCTTGAACACCTTTACCCACATCTACACCAAGGACATATTTATGACCAGCTTTTGGTGTTTCATAAATATGTAGACCTTCAGGTGTGATACTTATAGGAGATTCAGAATCAAAAGCTTCTAAAGTCTTGGCATTAATTAAAGTTCTGGAACTTCCTAAGAATTCACAAAGGTACTCAGAATTGACTCGAACCTCCCCAATATCTAGTTTCATTTGTTCAAGCCAATTATCATCTCTACCAGGAACATCTCTCCAATGGACTTTAAATGGTTTAAAAGAATTCCGCCCTTTCTCTGCCTTCTTCCAAATATTATAAAAATGGTTCATACCATTGGGAGTACTAACCATAATAATTTTAGCTTCTTCTGAAGATGATATAGTCGGAAAAACAGAAGATATAAAATCATCTGCTATATTAATAGGAAGAAAAGCAAATTCATCACATAAACATATTCCAGAAACTGTAATACCCCTTATTGCTGAAGCACTTGATGAACAACAAGAAATATCACTTCCATTCTCTAATGAGAAAGAAGTGGCGTTCCATTCTTTAACTCCTGGTTGCATCCAGTGAGGTAAATTTTCATATAAAACTTTTGTTTTATAAAATATTTCTTTTGATATTTTCTCTTTATTTGCAAGTATAACACTTTTCTTTGAAGAATGAAAAATAGTATACCAAGTCATATAAATGGCGGAGATAGTCGATTTTCCACTCTGTCTGCCTGAGAGGATACAAGAGTGTCTGTTTTCATGTATATGATTAAGTAAATTTTTTTGGTAATCCCTCAGCTCTACTATCACTTTGCCTTTATCTGCACTTAGGATATAAGCATAATGCTCAGCAAAGTACTGAGGGTTTTTGGCACATCTTACTAGCTCTTCAATTTGCTCTTCTGAGTATTCTGACTTTATGAAAGCTCTCTTTAAGTTGGGATTGCCTTCATATCTTGCAAATCTTGGTAATTCAGTATCAGTTAGTCTAATTATTTGTTCCATTATTTTTGTTTAAAATTTTATCTAAAATATCACTAGTTGAATATACATTAAGTTGGTTTGTAACATTTCTTACATTTCCATTACTATCTTTATTTAACTGTATTTCAAATTTCTTCTCTTCTGTATTTAAACTTAATAAAATATCAGTTAATTTAGCAACAGAATCAATTAGCTTAGCTACACTTTCTGTTGCTTTTGCATCTGGGGCTGAATTATGAACATCAAGAGCAGCATCAAGAGCAGTATGAGCTTTTTCTAAAGTAGTCTTCAATTGTTTCCTTATTGCTTTTGAATCTTTAACTGTATCCTTTATATTTGCTGATGGTTTTTCTTCAGTAAATTCTATCTTGGTTGGTTCAGAAACTACCATTGCTACTTCTTCTACATTGAATACTTCATTTAATTTTCTTGTCATTATTCTACCCACCCATCTTCTATAACTGTATAATCATCTTGAGACCCAGATACTGAATATGTATGAGTTGCCAGTAAATCATTGCCTGATGGTGTAAGTGTTGTCATATCAAGAAGCTCAGTATAAACATTCTTAATGATATTACTCACAAGAACTGGTTTATAAATAAAACAATCACAAGTAAAGTTTAAATCCCAAGATATTTTCCTTATATCAGTTTCATCAATATCATCCATAAAATTAGGTACTGTATTTACAAGATTGATTTTTATATCCCTTGTAAGGCTTGGAATCATATCAAACTCTTGTATGGTCAATGTCTTGCACGGATTAAAGTATGGAAGTATCTGCTCAAGAATTTGATTGACTTCTGTTATATGTAAAGATATTAAAGTAACAGTAAAATCTAAAGTATATGCTGAAGGTCTGTAAATAGCATCAAACTGTTCTGAATTTATAGAATTTCTAAATATTTGCTGTATCTCACTTCCTTGAACTTTTACTGAAGTAGGATTCAACCCAGTAATTATCACTGCTATCTTTGGTAGATAAGTACTAAAATCCATTTGTGAAGACTTTTTAATGGATGTTATAAATTTCTGTTTCTGTCCGAAAACTACAGGAACATTCCTATAATTAATAAGAGTACCATCAGTATCAAATTTACCAATACGAATATCAGTAAATAAAGACATGAAAGCCGTAGTGACCTTTTTAATTATATTTGGGAAATAAAATTTTCTATCGTTATCAGTATAAGACATATTAGCTTAGCCTATGAATACTCATATAAGTCACACTAGTGCCATTCACAATGTTCTGCAGGGAAACAGCATCATGATATACGAATAATTCAATATATTGTGCAGTATCTGTTATTTCTATAATATCATTAATAGGCACATCTATTGTGGATGAACTTACTGAAGAAATAACTCTAGATGATGCCCAGATGGTGCTTGATAACTGAAGGGCCACTATATATTGTTTATCTTGTTCTGTGCTATTAATTTGTACTTTTCCAGAAATAGAATAAAATCCTTTAATACCTGGTTGAAATCTAAAATTAGTAACATTATCAAATTTACTAGCAGAATCAAATGTCTCACCATTCAATTCTACTTTGGTCCATTGTGAACCACTAACAGATTGTGTTGTGGCATCTAAAAATGCTCTGCATCTTAAATAATTAAATGTTGGCTTATAAACTATAGTGGAGCCAGTACCTGAATAAATTATCTGGTCTGAATATTCTGTGTTAATATACAATTTACTATCAACTGGTAATGATATAGTTCCATCATTACCAGTTGAGTCCCATTTACCACCATCTATATTTATTTGAGCATTAACATTAGTAAAATCTAATAAAGCAGAACCTAAGGTATGTAAATGGCAATTTTTAAAATAAATAGGACTGCAATTAGCAGTACCACTAGGAGTATCAGGCCTTTTAAAGATTGCTGATGTTGAATTTTCAAACCAGCAAGAGTCAAAACCATATTCAGCTATAGTATCATTTCCAGAATATTTTATATCAATACTATTTCCAGTAAATATAACACCTGAACAGTTAGCACTTGAGGAAGCCTTTGTTTTAATACCAGCTTCAGTACAGCCTGCAATAGTACCTCTATTAATTTTCATTGCTTGTGCTCCAATATTAATACCTACAGCTGCTGTTTCAATTATAATATCTTCAATTACAGAATCTGCTATAGCTTGATATCCTGTAGTCGAACCTGTATCTATTGCAGTTCCTGTAATATTTTGAACAGTGACTCTTTTTATAAAAATATGAGTGGGATGAAATGCACCAGAAGTAAAGCCCATTTTGATTCCATTAACTGCTAAAGCGTCGCCATCAAATCCCATGTCTTCTATTTCATAAAAATCACTACCTTCAAAATTAAAAAAACTATTAATAGTACTTGAGGCTTTTAAAGTTGAGCCTCTCCATATAGAATCTCTTCTACGGTGCCCAACTATTCTAAAATTAGCCTGACCAGAATATACTATTGGTGCAGTAATCTTATAATCACCAGCAGGGAAGTAAATGGTTACTCCTCTTCCTCCAGTAGGTATTGTATTAAAAACTAATTGTAAAGCAACAGTATCATCAGTTACACCATCACCAACAGCTCCATATGCTTTAACATCAAACCAGGGACCAGATTTTAAAATTAAATCATTAGCAGTGATTTCATCATGTGTGCCATCAATATTATGTTCAGACATCATTAAACGATTGAGCGTATCCTCTCGGGTAGGATGATTAGCACCTACCATCCGTTCTATATGTTGTATCCTTTTATCTTCCATTATATCTCATCTCCTTAAATGTTCCCATCTGCTAATATACCTAATGGTAAACCAGCATAAAAATATCCATACGCTGTATATTCTATAATATTGTACATTGAACCTGTTGCTAGAATTAATGTTGGATATCCAGCAAAATAATCACCATTAGCAATATAATCAACAATTACTTCTGTGGTCACATTGTCATTATCTAATGATATTGGTATACCACCACAATATATTTTAGGACTAATTGTAAGATATTGACCTGCTTCTAATGTTATAGTATCTGGAAATTTTACTATTTCAATTAATTTATTTGAATTACATAAAAAATATCCCGAAATATTCCAGTTCTGAAGTAAAGGATTGAAATATAATATTCTATTCAAATAAGCTGACATTTCAAGGTCATCTATTATCCAATCATATTTTGGAATAGAAATTCTTTCATATTCAGAATAAGTTAATTCATAATCAGTAAATGAAGACAAAACTTCATTTTCAGTGAGGACAGTATTAGAATACCACAAACCAAGATAGAGAGTATTCTTTGGAAAATACTCTTCTAATAATTTAATTCTAAATTCAGTATTTAATATAGTTTGCATTAAACCATCTTAATCTTTGGTTGGATTGTCAAAACTGCTATTCCTTTTGTCAAAATTTGAGAAGAATCATATTGAGTTATACTTAAAAGAATTCCTGAATTATCATAACTTGAGGAAATAAAATACCCATATATATCAGTCCAATCTTGATATATGGGAGAAAAGGTAATATCACTGGCAGTATAAATTAAATCATCTCCAAGTACCCAAGTTCCCTTTGGTATAACAATTCTTTTATATTCCTTTAAATTCTTCAATTCATAAAAATTAAATGAACTTAAAGTAAAATTATTCTCTCTTATCTTGCCTGTACTTGTCCAAAGACCTAACCACAAGTCATAGGTATTCAGATAATTCTCTAATATTTCTTTTTTACCTTCATTTATCAACATTATTCAAATGCTCCAAAAATTGACTCATCACCTATTTTTTCCACTACTATACCACTGACTGCTTGTGATATAGCACTGTTATCATTTATGTTATCTGTAATATTTTCATAATTAGTTATGGTGTTCAATGTATTGAGAAATTCCTCTCCAGAAATATCTGCTGCTTTTAATTTAATTTCCCACACAAATTTCTTTTGAAGGAATATAGCATTCTCTTTATCTATATCTGTAACGATGAATAACCGTGACATATAATCAACCCAAACATAATCACCAGCCTTTGGGTCTACACCAACAGAATCTGAAAATTCTTTAACATCAATACTTATTGAAAGAATATCATTTGAACCTAAACCAAAACGAGTCAAAATCCAGTCTTCTTGGATTGTCTCTGTGTATGCTTTTAATTTATATTCTGCTTCAATTAAAGGTTTAGAATCTTCACTATAGATAGGTTCTTTACTTTCATTAAAACTAGTAATATAGTATTTAATGTTAATCCCAAAGATTTGAATTGCTTCTCTGGTGACAGCTTCAAAAAGAGCTCTATCTGGGTTATTAGTGAAGTTAAACATTATTTCCTTTTAAATATTTATGATGAATGTACTATCCAATTAGAAATCCAAGGGGTTCTGACTCATAATTTATCATTTCATTCATCCAATATTCTCTTTCTTGTATACCTTCATTCTTTAAAGAATCCCCATTTAAAGTTCCACCTCCAGGAAGAGGTATACCATTATACTTGCCCCAAATTGTACCAAGGACTATTTTAGTATAAGCAAGAGCTAAATTCTTAACTACTGGTTCATCAAATATAGTTGTTTTAACATTATGTTCCCAGAAAGAATAAACAGTTAAGATACCAGTTAAGGCCTTTGTTGGTTTAGGTGTTAGTTTTAATTCTCTCGTATATTTGTTATAATTGACAAAGAACCTTGCTGCTAATTTATCTTTCATCAATTCAATATATTCTTGAGCTAATTCCCATGTAACCATTTCCATAGGAGCATGACCTGCAAGCATGCCTTCATTGTAAAGTATATTCTCTACTGTAAATAATTGAGTAATTGAACCACCAAAAGAATAGGAAGTATCAAAATCTATTATGCTAGCAACATTTTCATTTAAAGTATAAGTATCTATACCAGGAGCTAAATCTATAATAAGAGCATTTTGGTAAGTTACACCACCAGAATATCTCTGAAACCATTGAATAGCATCATTGATATTATCTAAGATGACAGAATCATCTATCTCCAGGTTAATCGTAGGATAGCCTAATTTCCTTTTAATCCAAGAGCATAGTTTGATACTACTATCAATCTCTGTCCTTATTGACATTTTTCTTCCTCTAGTTTTTGTATAAATTTAAATCCATCAACTTTATTTTTTATTGATTTATGAATTAAATAAGCAGTAATGTTTTCTTTTTGAACAGCATCTTTTATACAACCATAAGCATTACCATTAACTAATACTTTTATAGCTTTACCATGACCTGGCCCTTTATTTGCATCACTAATCTTTTTTCTAACTTCAGGTCTTTTATTAGGATTTTTCTCACTTTTCATTATTTTACTTAATTTTTCACGAGTTATTTCTGTTCTTACACCCATTATTAATCCTTTTTATAGATAGAGTCTAATTTCTGCTCTAACACTTCTTTTTCTTTGAGAGACCTTCTATACTCAGCTTTCATCTCAGATGGCATTGTTTTATTTTGATATCTATCCTCAATGCTCCAAATTCTATTTTGTAAATGAGTTATATTATCTTCAAGTATTTTAATGTCAAGGCGCTTTTCAATCATTTTGACTTCTTCTGCATGAGCATACTTCAAGTCAAGAAAAGAATAAGCACCCCAGGTAATACCAATTATGGTTGCTAATGTTCCTAGAACTCCAATAGCTTGTTTCCAATATTTAGACATTTACTTACCCTTTAAGAATTGTAACATCTCATTCGTATCGACTTCAGGGACGTCATTTGGTTTAAATTCTAAATCAGCTTTAGTTGGCCAATACTCTTTAGGAAAGTAATTTTTATCAGCCAAGGACTTACTATCAAGGTCTACTTTCCTTATATAAAGGGCTTGTGGATTTGCTTTGGCTAAATTGATTAATAATTCGACTACCTCACCAGTGACAGGTTGACCAGCTGGGATGAGAACAAATCTACCAGTGTAATCTATTACTTCAAAATTGCTAGCATTATCCTTTTCAAATTCCTTCTGAACCTTTTCTGGGGTTAAGAATTCAGCACCAGGTCCTGGCTTCATAGAAGTCTTTTCTCTTGATTTCTGCCCTACTTGACTTATTAACTGATTTAACCTGGATTTAATTTTTGAATTAAGCCCTGATTTTTGAACTGTTACTGATATTGATTTGAGTGTATCTGTCATGTTAAACTCCTTAGTTATTTAACCTCTTGCAAATATTTATAATTCTATGCCATAATAATGATAGAAATTGAACATTTTGAGGAAGAATAATGTTCTTGACAAACAATTCTTCTTGTATTATAATGTATATAAATAAATTGATAAAGGAGAAGTGAAAATGATATTCCACCCATCAGATATTTGTACATGTGGTCATTCACAAATGGTTCATATTGGTCGCTGTTGTGGTAAAAAAGAAGGTAAGGGTTGTAACTGTAAAAAATTTGAATTGAGGCCAGACCCCGAGAAAGGTCCAATTGAGCCTATGACATATGATTTCATGTATGAAAAAGTAATCAATAAAGAATATGACACCATACCATCCCCCAGCCAGCAGTTTCGCTCAGATCTCAGAAGTATGCTTGAACATGAGTCAAGACATTTATTGACAGACGAACAATTTAGTGTAATCTTTGAGAATGTATTTGAGAATGTATGGCCCTTGGGGCATTCCTCTGGATTTAGCGAAGTACTGAATTATGCTGTTGATTTTATAGAACTAATCAAAGTCTTCAAGGACTGATTATTGAAGAGGAAAAAGGGAAATCCAGCGGTTGCAACTTGGGTGATTAAAAACAAATAACAGGGGCCTGATTATGAAAACTGCCATTGTTCTCTATCCACAGGATTTAAAGATTCTAAAACTCACAGAAGACCAGATAAATGGGAAGTCTTCCTTTGTTTCTGACCTTCTCGATATAGGCTATTTTCATCCAAAGGAATACAAAGTTGTTGCAAAGCGAATAATAGATGGGGCCCTCATTGTTGAATCTGTGAGGTGAGATATGTATATATGACCTTATTGACAATAAGAAATATTTGTGATAAAATATCTTTATTAAATTTGAGGAGGTCATTATATGCTTAAACTTGTCCTTGAAACCCAATCTGAAACCAAAGAATTTTCAGTCACAGAAGCCCAAAGAGATATAATCAATGACTGCACTAGTGCAGAAGCTGAAATAAAAGGGGTAAATCTCTTCAAAGAAATCACAGGCAAAAATATCAATTATTTTGTCTGTATAGATAAAGGTAACTGGTTCTTCTGGGAAGGCGAATGATGGAAAGAAAAATATATGAAGTTATATTTCCTGCAAAATATACCAAAAGGGATAAAGTCAATGACCTTCTAAATTCATTCAAACCATTTTTCAAGGTTAATAAAGAAGAGAAAGAAATACGGATAGAAACACCAAATTCTTACTCCGCGAAAAGTATTCAAGAAGCATTGTCTAGTGCTTCTATCCCTTTTACTGAAATTACAGTTGATGTTTTTTATATACTTGGAGGTAATATATGAGTGTGAAACCTAAATATATCCATATACCAGCAGTTATTATTGCAGAGGTTGGCCGGATGGATAATCGAAAAGAATTAGAAAAAGAACTAGTCAATTGCATGATAGGTGTTGGAATAGTATGTGAAGCTGGGAACATTGGTGTTCATGAAATAAAAATTTTAAGGAGGTCATATGCTAAAACTAATTGTTGAGCACCCATTTATCATATTGATGGTCTTCTTTGGAGTATGTGTAATAGCAGAAGTTATATTGCAGATAGCAAGGATTAAATAGGAAAATTAAATGGTCAGTGAAGTCAAACTAACTAAACTCAGGATATATTGTCCAAATCAGAAAAGAGAAGTCAATATCAAAATGTAAATGTGGTAAAGCACATATTATAATCCTTTATAGGAGAAAGTAAATGTCTGACATTAAAATTTTAATATTAAATAATGAAGTATCTCTTGACCATGTTTGTTGGGATTGTCAAGGGGATGGATATGAAGAAATAACTTCTTCAGATAAAATACCATGTGAAACCTGCTCAGGCAAAGGATATCAATTAACTGCCGCAGGGCGGTCAATAATAGACCTGGTAAGAAGGCATGGATAAAATTCAAGAAATTGAAAATGATATTATTTTACCCAATCATATAGATGAACAGGGGAATAAGTTCTATATAGATAAAATTTCAACTGATTATGCAAAATCAAAACGATTGAGTGATGTATATGGTTTGTTTATCAAGAAACCAAATGGTTATATAAGCCGCTGCATTGTTGATTATAATGAAATAGTGTTCGAATCTACCAGTCTTGAAGAAATTGGTACTTATATTGATATGATTGCATTATCAAAAAAGTTTGAATAGGAGAAGAAATGACCATAATCTGCAGTTCTTGCGAGAAAGAAGCGCATGATGTTAACCTTGGGGACTCTTTAGAAGGTTGGTCTATGTACTTAGGCCATGTTAGGTGCCCTGATTGCACAATCAAATATTTACTTGAACGAGGGTTTACTGTAAATGAGTATGGTCATTGATACTAACTACCAACTATTCCTTAAAGAGATAAATAAATATCCAATCCTCTCAGCAAATGAAGAATTTACTGTAGCTAAGAGATATTATGAACATAAGAAAGAGGAAGATGCTTATATCCTTGTTACTTCCAATCTTCGTTATGTTTTAAGAATAGCTCTTGAATTTAGAGATTATGGATTTAACATTCAAGACCTTTTTCAAGAAGGTTGTATAGGTTTAATGAAAGCTATAAAGAAATTCAATCCTTTAAAGGGATTTAAACTCATTACATATGCTACTTGGTGGATTAAAGCTCAGATTCAATCCTTTATTCAGAAAAATAAATCCATTGTTAGTAGAAGTGATAAAGCTCTAAGAAGACAGTTATTTTATAAAGGGAATAATGAAGATAAGAGTATTGTAGTAGAATTTGATGATACATTTATGCTTGAAGCAGATAGTGAAATATCACCTGATACTAAACATATCAATGGATTACTTTTAAATCTCAATGACAAGGAAAGATTCCTTGTCGAGAAAAGGATAATGACAGATGAACCAATGACCTATAAAGAAATAGGTGAAAGATTGAATATATCTAAACAGAGAGCAAATCAGATTGAGAAAGAAGCTTTAGAGAAATTAAGGAGGAAGTACATTGAAGAATGAAAAGAAAATAACAAGAGAAGAGTTTAAAACACTTCTTAAAGAACTGAATCCTGCTCTTGCCACTTATTGGAGTGCTGGACTTGACCTACCAAGAGCCACATGGGATACTGCTGCATATTGTTTTATACATAAAATTAATCATAAAGGAACAAAAGAAGTAAGAAGACAACTGTTAGAACTAAATAAAAAGGGATTATTTGATTTTAAAGATGAGTGAGAAATCTAATTATCTTACATATCGAGGAAAATGTAAAGAGCTTAGTGAAATAGCGGTAACTAATGACCCATCATTGAAACTAATAAGAGGGCATTATTATTGCCCATTATGGAATAGAAATGAACCACATTGGTGGACAGAGAGACCAGATGGTACAATTTTTGACCCTTCTAGCCTTCAGTTCCCATCAAATGGTTCAGGTATATACACTCCATTTAATGGAACAGTAGAATGTTCAGAATGCGGAAAGAAAATATTAGAAAATGAGGCTCAGTTTGCAGGTAACTATGCTCTGTGTTCTTATGAGTGTTATGGTAGATTAGTCGGTATTATATAATAAAGGAGAATAATATAATGGAAGAAACAGTCACAATTTCGAAGAAGGAATATGAGAAGTTATTAAAGGATAGCAGATTTCTTCAAGCTCTAGAAGCTGCTGGTGTTGATAACTGGGAAGGTTATGAATTTGCTTTTGAATCTGATTAGATAGTAATAGATATCCTCATCTCATATCTATTACTACCACAATCATATATCTTTCTAACTCCACATTTCTCAGTTAATTCCTTTTCAGACAAACCATCTTGAGCTCTATATTTAAATCTACCTTCCCTGATTGTTCCGCCAGTATAAAAATAGTTAGGTTTGGTACTACCTATAAATTCAAAGCCATTAGTTGAATATACTAATCCCTCACCAAATCTTAAATCTGCATATGTTAATAAAGATTTAAATCCTTCTTTTTTACTCCACTCTAAAGCATATTTAAGTAACTTTGAAAATCCCCCAACTACAGAAGTATTTAATTTGGAACAGAACCTAGCAATCTCTATAACCCTTGATTTACCTTTAGTAAATGGTTTCCTGAGAGTTAAAGTAGAAACAGTTTCATTCTCATCATTTACAAGAGAAAATGATTTAAGATAATTAGTATGCCCTGATATATGATTTGTATCTGTGAATTCTTTAACCTTTAGATCTTCTACTACTTTTAATTTTCTGGCAAATAATTTAGTTGGTGTAATACCCATTGAATTAATAATCATAGATTTGATTATTTCAGGTTTGAATTTCCATTCATCTTCAAATATTTGAATTAATTTTATTCCCCTTTCTTTTGCTAACAAATATTTATTAAGATGATAATTTTCATCATTGAAACTATGCCAGTATAGGCCATGATATTCTATGCCTAATTTTAATTCTGGTATGTAAATATCTAATTCAAGTGGAGAAATAATCTTCTTAGTATTACTTAATACTTCTCCAGTATAAACACTTTGAACAAATTCTAATACTTCTTTCTCAGCTCGTGATATATTTCCACTTTGACATTTAGGGCAGAGATGGTTAGTTGTCCCTAACATATTAACGAATTGAGAAATACAAACATTAGTGAGAGTACCATGTTTTAAACATTTTAACGGATACACTTCCAGTAACTGATTTATTCTTCCAAGTTCTTTTCTTTGTTGTGTTCTCAAATCACAAAATTCTTGCTCTGAAAGTAATAGCCCATATTCATTCTTTTCTTGTAGATATTCAATTATACGAGTATAGTATTCTTTATCCCCTTTAAGTATCTTATCAGGACATTGTCCAAAATTTTTGATGGTCATATTCCATTTTTTACTTAAAGTGAGAAGACCTTTCTCATGTATCCTTGCTTTTTCTTCAGGTGTTCTATTCGCATGAATATCTTTGAATTTATTTCTTACTTCAATAGTCTGAGATGTATAATCAACATTATATTTTTCTTTTACTGTTTTATGATAAGTTTTCTGTGCTTTCTCTCTTGAACCAGGAACTTGACTGGGATTAGTCACTTCATATTTTTCAAGTAAAGTTTTCTCCATACTTTTCATTCTTTTAGAAATAATACCAGGGTCATTAGTAGCACATTTTTCACTGCAGTATTTTCTGAATCCATGTACTATATTTTCAAAAGTAGTATCTTTACCACATAAACATTTACCTGCGGTAGAATCAATATAAAGTTTATAATAGTCTCCAACTGAATTGATATTTGGATGGACCTTCTTGAGATGTGATTTAAAATTGTAAACTTCTTTTTGGCAAATTTGACAAAAAGAATAAGGTCTGCTGTGAGGTGTTTTACTTGACATTATTAACTCCTATATAAATATTTTTAAGGGAAGACAGCCTGATTGAACTCCTCAGGTTTCCATTTAATTAGAGGTTAAATGGATTATTCCCTATACAAATATTTATATCCACTTCCATTAAAATCTCATTAATTTTCCATTAAAATTTTAGATAGTGAAACAGCCAAGATTTTTAGGTCTTGGCTGTTTCTTTATGGCTAATTTACTTTATATTATCTATTAAAATATACCTGTGAAATCAACATTTACTTGGCGGAAATAATTAGCTGCGCCGAATAAATTGTCAGTGATAGCATATCTGCTCATTATACCAACGACTGGGTAGAAGCTTTGGACTTCCATAGTCTTGGAAATTACAACTGGAACATAAGGGCTGTATATAATACCAGCATCAGCAGCTCCAGGCCCTTTGTAACCAACCAAGGCATAATCTGAAGTTGCAAATGTATCCCTATAAACATCAAACCTACCTTCAATGCTACCAACCTTTGCTATACCAGGAGCTAACTCCATTGGTGAGCTATTGGTAGGTGAAAGCAAGAAGTTGCCTATGGCATCAAGAGCTGTTACAACATTTGAAGAAGCTATGATGAAGTTACCAGGGCCTCTCCTAGATGTAATAGCTATTTGGTTTGCTTCCTTTACTAACCTTGTGTAGAGAGTTCTGAACTTCTCCTGCTCCCACTGACCATCGCTGGAATTGACAACATAAGTTGAAAGGTTGCCATTACCAACTGTGCAAAGGCCCTTCATCTTATTGACAAGTTCCCTGTCGATCTCAGCAGAGATTTCATACTGAAGCATGGTGATAAGCTCAGATTCAATATCAACACCGTGCATGTTCTTGAGGTCCTGTGCAGACTCAAGTGACCACCTGCTCTTTAACTTCCTGGTCTTGGCTGTAACTGTGGTTGACTCAATTGACAGACCTGCTTCAAGAATTTCAGCAGTAGCTGTTGGGTCAACAGAGCTTAAACGCTCACCAGCTGAGGTTGCAACACCACCAGCACCAGAAGCTGGGTTGGCTGTAGCATCACCAGAATAACCCTGAACAACTGAGTTATAACCGATTTCAGTACCATCAGAAGCACCACTCTTATACTTAAACCTTAAAGCATATGCAAGACCAACAGGGCCAGTCATAGGCTGAACTGAAACAAGGTTGTTAGCTATAAGATTTGGGAAAATCCTACGAGTTAAAGGCATTACTATTTTCTTGAAATCAGCTACGTCAGTTGAAAGAGTGGAACCAGCTTCAGTTATATACCTGGCTTCATTCTCTAATAGCATAGCAGTATTCCTTGCAACATTCACATCGGATATCTCAGAGATTTTAAACCCCTTCTTATCCCATTTCTCGACCAGTTGATCGAGCTCCGGTTTCCTAAGATTCATTTTATTTCTTTATCCTCCTAATTCTTTATTATAAGTATTTATAGTTCTTGACTTTTTAAGAAATTAAACTAATCTTGCCCATTCTTTTTCAAGTTCATCAGTTATGTGACCTGAACCAGTTGGGGAATAATCTTCTACAATTTGCTTCTTCTTTATAGAAACAACCTTATCAGACTTCTTAGGTTCAACTACTTCATCTTCAGTAAGAACAAGTTCCCTGACTGACTTAAATCTCTTCTCGATATCTTCATAAGAAGCACCTTCAAAGATTTTGGTAACTTTCTTCTTCTGGTCAAGTGTTAAGCCATTGCACTTCTCATTTAAGAGATACTTACCAAGAAGCTGTTCAGTCTTTGCTTCAAGAGCCATTTTCTCTGCTACTGCTTCATCCAGTTTCTTCCTGGAAGAAACAATTTCATTCCTGGCATCCTTGAGGAGACCAAAACCCTTATCATCTATCTTAAGACCTTTCTCATTGAAAGTCCTCTTGATGGATTCAACTAAGGGCTCATACACTTCTAGTTTGGCTTGGGCTTCAACTAAGTGCTGAGGAATGGCTTTGTTGATTGCAAAATCAAGATACTTGGATAGTTTGTCAACCATCTTCTCTTCAAACAGTTTAACCTGCTTGGCAACTTCAGTCTTCTTAGTAGTCCTAAGAGCTTTTATTTCCTCAGCAGCTTCCTTGAGAATACCCTTTAGTTCATCAACCTGAGCTTTAACAGAAGTTACTTCTGAACTTACTTCAGAAGTCTTCTCTGTTACTGCTATGTTGAATGACTCAGTAATAGTATTCTTAAGGTCTTCATTTAACACGACTTTATTCTTTTCAAGAAATTTAATCATTTTAGAAACAGACACTATTTGTTTCCTCCTCTCATTTGTATTATAAGTATTTATAAAAGTTAACTTTTTAAGATTATGCTTTTTCTATCATTCTTCTTATTGCTGCCATTGAACCAGGCTGGTTGGTATCTTCCATGAATTTTCTAATCCAAGGAATAAAATATGACTTGAGCTGACCTTCAGCAGGATTTCCCCCATATATATCCATTTTTGAAAGTTGTCTTGCTAAATTTATAGCTTCCCAGAGGTGATTTTCTATTTCTTCAATCATTTCTATAGCATCATCAACTGGTCCATTCCTGGCTTCATCCAGATTACCAGCTATTGATTCTAGCTCTTCAAAGTCTTCCTTTACCAGAATTCTGCCCAATCTCTTTAAAATGTCACTCACTTGTTCATCCCCTTTCCTAATTTAGTTATTAACTTTCTCAATTGGTATTTATGAGATCTTTCATCTTCTCTAATCTCTTCTAAAACTTTGACAATCTCAGACCAGAATTCTTTTGTTATCCTACCATTATTAAACATTTTATCTATTTGTTTAATAGAATCAGTATAAGAATATTCAGCAGTATCTTCTTCAGCCATTAGCTTATTTAAGACTAGGTCTAATCTACGTAAGCTTCTATCATCTGGATGAGATACCTCTTGCTCAATTGGAGTTTCTTCTAAGAAGTTATTTAGTTCGTTTAAGATATCCATTATTTTTTATCCCACCCTAAAATTTTAACCTTAACAGAATATTCATCTCCTGTGGCAATTGAAATAATATCATCACCTAAATCTCTTACTAGTGCTCTACCTTTCATTGTTTGTATAAGAGCCTTTTTAGCATCTTGTACATCATCACCCTCTTCAATTGGCTCAATATCTACATCAAATTCATCAGGAACTTCCGATGTTCCTACTCCTGAATCTAATGATGGAAGAGTAGCAAGGTCTTCATTTAGAATTTTATCTATTCTATCTATTAATTTCACTTACTTTTAATCTCCTTAATGAATTCTTGTATAGCTTCAATTAAATATAACTGAGCATTATCTTTTGGAATCTTTTTAAATCTCTTCTCTAGACCTTTGACTGGAGCTTCAAAGACTTCTCCCTTTTCATTCATCAACCATTTTCTGTTCTCATATAAGGCTTCCATAAATGCGCCTGGGGCACTTGGGTCTGCAACTATATCCACAGTTATAAGTTTAAAGTCTTCTGAAACCTCTCCATCTTCTGCTACATCACCCAAGCCTCTTGAAGAAACTCCAAGTTGATAACCATCTTTGACGAGAGTCTGAGCAACAAGACCCATCGGTGTATTAGCTAACTTGGCTTTACCATAAAACACATCACCTTCACATCTAAGTTCTTTTATATAGTGAGATATCCTATCAAGATTGACAGTTGGTGATTCTGGATGGTTAAGCTCTCCGCCAGCTCTGTTATTCTTTATCTTATCTGAGGTAAAGGACTGAACTTCCCTTTCAATTACATTCTTCTTATAGACCCTGCCATTCTTATTTCTTTGTTCTGAAACCATGAATGGTCCTGCGAGATAAATAGATTTAGATTGTGCCCCAGTCCCATCAGATTCCATTATAGTTTCAGCTTTTAATAGCTTAGGGTCCATTATCTCAGACAGAAGTCTGAGAGGCTTAGATATCATAAATTCTCCTTGATAAACCTTTTAAATATTTATACAACTTACTTTTTTAAGGGCTGGGTAGGGAATTTCTCAGCCTTGACAGTTTCGAGCTTCTTTCTGAGCTTACCCTTTACAACCTGTTCTAATACATCATTAGCATCTGAGAACTTACCTTCAGATATACTACCATATACTTTTGTTAGCAATTCACGTGTTTTAACTTTAGCCATTTTGTGATTCTCCTGTTATAGTTTATTAAAAATATTTATGTTAGATGTTGACGTTGTTACTGTCCTCACCTTTATTAAGCTGTCACTGCTCCAAAAGTCTTCCATGTGCCAGGGCTTCCGGCCGTGGTACAGACCCATCCAATGTAACCACCAGCTGTGGGCCACGGGTGACTGACCCTATTCCCTACCTTCCAAGAACCTGCGGTAGGGGCAGATGTATCTATTGTGGTTTTCTGGTAAGTGCCGGTGCTGTTATAGACAACATATTGGCCAGCCCACGGGCTCATGTTCTCAAGGCTCTCGTATATTTCACTCGTTGTCCCATCGTATATTCTTATAAAGCCCGTGTATGACGCAGCCTCTGGGTATTCGTATGTATTATTTTTAAGTTTGGTGTTGTATATCTTCAGAATGTAGTAGCCTGCCGCCCCCGTTGCAGTGCCAATGAACCTGTTATTCACAGCCGTCACATTATGTAGAAATATCTCGTCAGCATCCGACGCTGAGGCGTAAATCGTATTCCTTTCTAAAATGAGAGGCCCTGCCGATGCCGCAGTAGTGTTTCTGTATCTGGTAATCGTGCCTTCTTTTACTCGCACACCGCTCGCGCTGGTGTGCATATAGTTGTATATCTCACCATGCCAGTCAGTCACCTCAACATTGGTCAGGACGCCGTAGGTCGTTCCATAGCTTAATCCAAGGACGAGAGCAGCGGTAGACAAACCACCTCGCATACTTGTTATATTGAGACCATTACTGTTTTTAGTATAGGCCCCTCGAACATAAGAGATAATAGCCCAATTGTTGTATGTATAATTCCCCACGGCTGACGAATTAACACAACCCTGGAATTGAAGGCTGGTAATGTTTCCAACATTCCCGCCGCAGACATTACCATTGAACATGCTATCTTCGAGGTAAACGACTGATATGGCGGAAGAGTGGTCTACAACACTATTCGCTCCGACCTTTCTAACGACGTTATTAGAGACGCTCGCATTCCTCGCGCCTTGTATCTTGTAGGCTACGCCATGATAGTCCTGAGTTGAGCAGTCTATAATAAACTGGTTGCTCTCGAATATAAGCCCGTCAATCAGCGACCTTGTAGGAGTACCACCACCCTCATCATAAACAATATCTACGCCGGCCTGTATTCCCTGTTGTGAGCCATACGTTGGCAGAGTGGTTAAGGCTCCTCCACTCAAAAAGAATTTATTATGTGAGATATCCCAGTCCTGTCCACCGAGGCATTGCCCTGTTATTCCAAATCTTGAGATATTGGTAAATGTACAGAAGTTTATAAAAAGTCCATCAGTCCCGACCGTTGAAGGGCCACTCGTATATGGATAATCAATGTAAATGGCACTACAACTCACGCTACCAGACGCATCAGAATTCCCTGTGAACTTAACACAATGAAAGCCACAGTTCTGGAGACTCTGTACCCTAAAGGCCGCTACAATAGGGTAGTTGTCTGCTGTGTACGCGCCTGTCAGGTCGCCCACTATATCATCGACGTAGATGGTACCGTTTGTTAGGAAGACATTCGACTTAAGGTCGACGGTTTTAGTAATTCTCCAAGTTTTACCATTAAGGTCTATCAACCATTTCCCTGAAGTATTGGCAGCGTTTATAGCGTCTTGCATTGCTTGTGAGTCATCAATTACTCCATCCCCAATACCAGCATACTGCTCAACATAAACCACACCATACTTGTGCGTCCCGTCGTTGTTGTGCTCGGCAAGTATGAGCCTGTTCAAGGTATCTGCCTTCGTGGGATGGTCAGAACCTATCATCAATTCTGTTGCTTTTATTCTTAAGTCAGTCATATTAGTCCTTTTTATTTTAGAATATTAAATATTTAAATAATTTATCTGCTTCTTTAGCTTCTTGACTATTATACCCAAAGGCTATTTCTATTGCAGTACTTGCATCTAATAATCTTTTAACAGGAACAGTTGTTCCTTTTGGTAGCCCTCAATTATTAAAAATAATTGAAAATTCATTTCTTTTCCTTATTTTAAATTAGTTAACTTGAAGCCAAAAGCTCCCTTTTCTCTCCAACCTATATAGAACTTAAACTTCCCTTGCCATGATATAAATGGTCTGAATAAGAAAACAACAAATATTAAAGCCCATATAATAGACCCATACCATAATGTATTTGCAAGTAGTAAAGCTAATATGATACTTTGTAACCTATCTGGAATATAAAAGAACCAAGTAAGATTGAGGCCTCCGCCTGTTTTAAATACTTCTCCAGGGGCAATTCCAAGTTGAGTCTTATCTTCTATATCTCTTATACCTATTATATAATTAGTGAAGTTATGAAGAGGATTCCTTAAATACATCCAATAGAATTGACGCTTCCGAAGTGGCCAAGTTTTCTCATACCAGTCTGGAGCCACTGGGTCATCATTTTTAAACCACCAGATAGGGTTAAGCTTCTGATACCATTTCATGTGTGTCTCCTTAATGTTCAAATAATTTGAACATACTTTAATCCTGAACAAACTCTTTCAAATATTTATTGTTTCTTTAAGTCTCTTAATCTTGAACCATTAGGACTTATACTAAGATATCTTGTGTTCCTTCTGTTATTATATATTGCTTAAAGGTCATCTATTTGACCTTTTCGTAATTCCACACTAGAATATATACGGTCTATCCAGTCCAAGACGACATAGTGATTATTACGCACAGCATAATACTTGTCACAAAGAAGCATTATTTCATTACCAGAACTAATAGCCTTTAGTAAATCTGTATTAATAAAAGTATGACTATTAATAATATCTGCTACAATATAATCAGACATGTCTTCTAGCTCTCCATAAAGGTCGTCAATGGTTGGACTCCACCAATAAGAATAATCACCAATTGGAAATATATTATATAGGGTTCCAAATGCTATAGCATTATCAGTGTGACCTGTGCAAAATACAGCTCTAGATCTTATGTTGTCAACATTATACTTCTTAGCAAATTCTACATTAATAATATCATGATGTGACTTTTTCGTGTCTAGTGGTTTTCTATTACTACGAGGACTTATCTGTTTAACAGAATCTACTAGGCCTTTCATACCTCTATATAAAGATCTATTTTCAGATTCCTTAAGGAAAGGCATACACTCTTTTACAATATCTACAGCGATTTGCCTATTATAATCTTCTGTTATAAATGATTTAAAGTTCACCAGAATTTCCTTCCTATATATTTTAAAATATCATGAGCTTCATAATGAACTACATAATATTCCTTACATAGAAGCATTATTTCATTACCAGTATCCAGTGCTTCTTCTAAGTTAGTATTAATATACCCATTCGTTGGTAATTTTATAAAATTATAAAGGATTTCTGGAGTGACAAGATCTAACTGCTGTACTGTCATAGTTAAATCTGGAATTCCTTTTGACCACCAATATGAATAACCATCTACTGGGAAAACCTCATAAACAAAATTACTATTAGCAAAATAATTGGCATCTCCATAATTACCAGTGCAGAATACAGCCCTGCTCCTTATATCCTTAACTCCATAAGCCTTTTCAAAAGCTAAATTATAATAATCATGTACCCTTTCTTCTGTATCCCGAGGGGTTCTATCTGACCTTGGAACCATCAGATTTATCTGGCCTTTGTTGGATTTAAGGCCTCTATACATTTTACCAGCAGAAGAAAGTCCTTTTAGAAATTGAGAACAATTCTTTATTATATCGTCTGCTATAGGGGTTATAGCTTCATTTGTATATTCTTTAAAGTTCATTATTTTCTATATAGCTTTTTAATTTAATATTAATAGCTTCAATGACCTCAGGTCCATTATTGAATCCATATTGATATAATTGTTTTCTAAATGTTAAATTATCTTCTAAATCAAAAATGGTATCTTCCAGGCCAGGTAAATTATCTAGCCAATGTTGTATGTCGTCTTTACCATAATGAGAATTATTATAAGTACCACTTAAAGGATTATTAATAGTATCAAATATATTATTTACTAAGGTTAAAGATTCTTTAACTACTTTGCTACCTTCTTTTGGATTAACCTTAGTTGGGAATGTATATTCAATCCCTCTTATGTCAGCACTGAACTTACCACCAACCCACTTAGCGGTTTCTGGCCAGGCAGAATAACCACCATCCCCTAAAGAGAATATTCCACCCTTGAAAGTACCATTCTTAAACCTAGCACCAGGCTTAAAGATACCATTTTCAAAGGTTCCTCCATTAAATACCCCATCTTGGAATATACCATTTTTGAATGTTCCGGCTAAGAATATTCCTTTGAAGTTTCCATCATACCATTCTCCTGTAAAGCCTACATAATAACCCTGGTCCTTCAACTTAGTAAAGGTCCCTGAGAACTTACACTGGTCGATATGAGGGAAGTTCTTTCCCAGCTCAGCTAAGGTCAGTCCACCGTCAAGTCCTTTTATCATATCCTTTATCTTATCATAGTTTATTGCAATAGAGTCTATAGAATCATCATCATAAAGTCTAGGGTGTTTATCGAAAGTTCCAAACAGTCCTTCTTGCTTCTCATCTATCCAATCCTGTACAGCTTCTTTAAATCCAGGAACAGTAGTACCATAAACCTTTCTTTCTGGAACTAGATAGACTTCTTCATTGTCATTTATAAATGGTTTAATAAGGAATCGTCCTATAGGATAATTAATATTCTTATCATCAGCATTAATGAGATATGCTATCAAAGAACCTTCTTTTATATCATATGCACAAAACTTGGATAAAGACCCAGACTTTAAATCCATACAAGAAGTCCAACCTCTATCAGTACTCATTCCAGCTATGTCATATGGATGTCTGGATATAGCTACTATAGCTGTTTGTAATCTTGATGTTCTTCTGACTGGGTCTGATATGAACTTCTGATAAGCTTCTTTATAATAATTATCCGCTTCAAACTTCTTCATAGCCTTTTGAAGTATAGAACCTATCTTGAAGACTCTCTTATCATCACCATCTGTCTTCTTGGCTAAGCCATTACCATAATCAACTACTTCAAAACCTTCATAATATAAAACAGAATTGACATTATTTGGAATTGGTAGTTCAAATTTATCATCCATCTTCTTCTTTAAAGGTAAATAGATTCTATACTTACCACCAAACCACTCAGAGTATCTAGTCTTATCCCAGTTCTTAGCATACCTCTTGGCCGAGGATAAGCTTAATTTTTCATTAAGTAAAAAAGTTTTAAAGCTCATTATCTAAATCCTTTAATAATTCATCATTTTCTTTTATAGGTATAGCATAATAAGAATCACACAGTAACATAACTTCAGTATATTCATATTTAGTAATAGCCAAGGTCAAGTCTGTGTCAATATAAAGGCCTTTTTTAACAATGTCAACCATATCTGAAAAATCTTCTATTCCAAGGGTTCTTTCTGATAACCATTCAAACAAATCATTAATCTTTTTAGACCACCAATATTCATAATGCCCTATTGGGAATATCCTGAACATTTTACCATAATAATTATTATCTTTAGTTCCAGCACAGAATACAGCCTGACTTCTAATATTATCTACACCATGAATCTCCTTAAAGGCTTGATTGAAAGAATTATGAAAGGATAGCCTAGTATGTTTTGGATATCTATCAGACCTTGATACTATCTTATTCAGAAGTTTTCCTGGATGAGGACTTTTAATCCCTCTATATAGACCTAGATTACCTACTTCATTAATGAACATAGTACAATCCCTTTGAAGTGTAGAAAGGATTTGTTCTTGAGTAATCTCTTCTGTTATAAAGGATTTAAAGTTCATCATATATTAATTATTTATGCAAGTCCTTCTTCTATTGAACATGTTTCATCAAGTAATATAAGTCCTTCCAAGCACGAAGGTCCTGTGCAGTCTGAGCAAGGTTTTAATGACTATCAGGAACTGCCCAATAAGAATTACAAATGAACATTATCTCCACACCAGACTTAATAGCTGATACCAAGTCAATATTCTTATAGTTAGCCCATTTTATAAATTCCACTATGGAAGGATATATTAATTCATCTACTTCAGGGCTTTTAAACAAACCTTCAGCCCATTTATAGTAGACCCAGAAAGAGCCAGCCTTAGGATATAACGGAAACCATATGTCTTCTGCATCCTTATCAAAGAATCTGGACTTAGTATGGTCAGCCCACTTCCTAGAATAGTTAATGTCTAACACAGCATCAGACCACCAATAAGAATAATCACCAATTGGATATATTTTGAATGGTTGGCCAAATTGGTTAGTAGACCCTTTGTCTCCTGTAGCAAATACACATGAAGATCTCAAGTCCATAACACTATGGACTTCTTCAAAGGCTTTATTGAATAAGCGCATTATGTGGTTGCCCATACCTTTGGGCTTCCTATCTTTCCTCACTGGTAGCTTGACTGGTTGGTTTAACCCATCTTCAATCCCCCTGTACACTGCATAGCCGTGCGTCTCTTCAATGAACTTAGCTGAGTCATGATTTATTGTAGCATCATATAGTCCTTCTGTTATAAATGATTTAAAGTCCATCTAAGCCCTCAGCCACAGCGTAATATTCTTCACATTGAAAAAGGATTTCATTTCCACTTCTAAGACCCTTAGCTAAATCTTTCATCTTATAAGATGAGACTAATTTCTTCATGGCCTTTTGTTTATCACTCAGTTCAGGCCCGGCACCCTTATATTCTAATTCAGTCATAACAGCATCCCATTCTATATAAGCATCTTCTACTTTAGGACTCCATATATAAGAGAAGTATCCAATTGGATATATTTTATAAACATCTCCATAATCATTAGCAACATCTATATTACCAGAACTGACTACAGATATAGATCTTATCTTTGGAATATGGAACTTCTCCTCAAAAGCTTTATTGAATAAATTAAAGTATTCATTATTGCCCAACAAGGGCTTTCTATTCTTAATAACCTTAATCTTATATAGCCCAGGTATAACCCTTTTAAAGTATTTGGTATTAGCATAGCCTTTATATAACTCCAGGGCGTGGGACTCTTTTAGAAAAGGATAACAATCAGCTGATATTATCTTATTAATCTTATCAGGCTCATTATCTTCGGCTACATATGATTTAAAGTCCATCTAATCCACCTTTATATTTATCTTAATACCATTCTTCTTCATCCATGTAGCAAAGTCCTTTTCAATCCATACATCTTCTATTACAGCTGGCACTGCACCAGTATCTACTATAACTTCATTCTGAGCAAAGAATCTAAATTGTTTCTTGAACTTCATAGGGAATTCAGTAAAGTCTATTATGATATTATCGACTGGGACTTCTGCTCGTACTACAAAGTTTATACTAGCTTCAGCTTGACCCTTAGTAAAGTTCTGAGCTATCTCTTTATGAGTAGACCAAGACGATTCTTTTCCTCTTTTAACAATTACCTTTCCAGCTGGCACTTGGCCAAGTGTAATGCCAGCATATCTCTTTAACTTATCATTGACATCTTTAAATGTAACTTTGGAGTAATCACCCCAATCATCAAATTGAATTGAGAACCCTCTATAGAGAATCTTAAACTTATATGGTTTGGTTAAGGACTTCCAGTACTCTTTATGTTTAAGTCTCTTACCTGGGTCTTCAGTATATCTTATTAAGTCCTCTATATAATGCTCAGGTATATCAAATGTAAGGTCTGGTTTATCTCCAGTATGATACCTCTTAGCATTACCATCTACTAACTTAGCCTTTAACATAGTAGCAAATGGAATGTGGACTTCTCCTTTATATTCAGAAGCCAGGCCATCATATAGTTTAAAGAACTTGTCAGTATCTATTAGATGACCCAGCATATAAGCAGACTTATCCTTTTTAAAGTATTTAGATAAGTCCCCAGCATCTACAGGCTTCCCAAAGTATTCATTAGCTTTAGCTATATCCAATACTTTATTCTTAATGAGTAAAGTAAAATCTTCTACACTCCAAGTAAATATCCTTTTAGCGTCTACCTCATATATGTAATTGTATCTAGAAGAAGCATTAGCAGAATGACCAAGTAAGGACTTATAGCTCTTTAAGGTATCTGCATATACTAGTATAATATGAGTATTCCCTAATTTAGCTAATCTTCTTGGTTCTATCTCGTCTACTTCTATATCTGAGGCTAAGTAATATTCCTCATTGAGTATAAATGATTTAAAGTTCATGGTCCTCTTTCCACTTAGCAAAATCAGTATAGGCCAAGTCCTTCTTAAGTAGTTTTTCAACATTAGTATGTAAATCACTTTCTTTTTCTACCCATTCAGAATACAGCTTAGTACTTTCAACATCATAAATGACCTTCACATCATCCATCTTCACTTCATACTCACTACGAAAATCTTGGGTATCTTTCAGGAATTGGACCAGCAATGGATGTTTTAAATTAGCAGTCTCTTCATCCATCTTATCAGACTCAGCATTTACTATCTTCTGTCTCTCAGACCAAGACATTCCATCTTTAATAAGGTCTTCTAGTCTCTTTTCAAACTTAAGCTCCTGTTGGGCTAATAGTTCTGTCAGGTCTTGGTCATACTTCTTCTTAAATGGGGCTATCTGTTTTTCATACTCAGCCGTCAGCTCATCAGTAGTACTTTTAAAGTCTTCTTTAAGATCGGAATTTAATTCAGTCTGCGCAGAAGTCAGCGTTCTTAGCTTCTGCGTTGCATCTGACTTATGATAATTTACTATCGCTCCAGCCTCTTGGGGATGGAGCTTGGTAGGGATAGTAAAATACTTAGACCCAACGACGACCTCAACCTTACCACTTATCCACTTAGCATCTGGATGGAAGTAAACTTCTTTAAGAACTATAGTAGCTCCATCTACAGTGCCACTAAGGAACTCCGCTTTTTGAATAATTCCACCACTGAAAGTCCCTCCTATTATTTGGCCACTGAAGTCCCCAGCCAGCCATTCCCCATCATAGAACTTAAGTGACTGTGTAACTTTGTTCCAGCCTATGACTGCATCTTGGAACTTAGCCTCTGCAGATAGTTGTTGGCCTAGTATCTCAAGACTAAGTCCATCTCTTAGTTCTCTCACTGACTTCTTAAGCTCATCCAGGTTTCTAATTATTATTGAATTCTTTTTTGAATCTTGATAGAGGTCAGGATGTATAGTAAACTTACCAAAGATTCCCTTCTGCTTCTCATCTAACCAATCCTGTACTACTTCAGCGAACCCTGGCATATCTGTACCATAGACTTTAGGCTCTGGGACTAAGTAGACCTGTCCCTCATCTGAGATGAAAGGCTTGATAGCTATCCTTCCAATAGGGTGGTTGATATTCTTATCTTCTTTGTTGACTAAGTACGCTACTATGGTACCTTCCTTGACATCGTAAGCACAGATATGTCTGAACGTTCCATGATGGAGGTTCATGCAGCTTGTCCAACCTCGGTCAGTGCTCATTCCAGCTATGTCATATGGGTGGCGACTTAGTACTACCATCGCTGAGGTCTTCTTGCCACTTCTCTGAGGGTCTGACTGGAAGTTCTTAAGCTCTTTCTCAACCTTAGTCTTGAATCTAGAGTCTTGAGTCTTCTTAGCTGCTTGCTGAAGAACTGAGCCTATCTTCAAGACTCTCCTATCTTTGCCACTGGCGCCTGACCTCTTAGCGGTTCCAGCTCCATAGTCTACTACCTCATAGCCTAAGTAAGTAAGTATTTCTTCTAAGTCGGCTGGGACAATGGCTGCTTTCTTCTGAGCCTCTGCTGGAAGTTCCAAGTAGATGCGGTACTTACCACCAAACCACTCTGAATAGCGCTCCTTAGCCCAGTTCTTAGCATACTTCTTGGCAGTACTGAGGGCTAACCGTTCTAGTACTAGCCAGTCCTTGAATGCTAGCCTCTCACTTAAGGAAGGACTTTTACTCATATTTCTTCATTAACTTCCTTACTTCATCTCTTACATGGCCATCAAATGTTGTTGTTATTACTTTACCACTCTGTAGGGCTTTTGCTAGGTCTGCATCTATTTTCTTTACTTCTCTTATAAATCCTCTCCATGAATCTTCATCTAGGTCTGGTGCTATCCCTGCTACTTCTAACTGGTTCTTTATTGACTTAACCCAAGATGTTGCGTCTGATGCTTCTTCATTTAGGACTTTGTTAATCTTCTCTAAGATATTCATTTATATCTTCTCCGGGAATTTTGTTTTAAGTAACCATTGTGCTTGCCAATCTGATATATCATATTCTTTATTCAACTTCTTTATTATATCTTCATCTGGAACTGAGTTCTTTCTCCAGCCCTTTATTTCCAGTTCAATAGTCCTTTTAAGAAATAAGTCCAGTTCATCCCAGAACTTCTTACCAGCCCAGATAGATGAATCTGTTGATAAGGTCTTTTCAATTTTCTCTAGGATATCCACTACTTGCTGTGCTCCTTATGTTTGATAAAGTCCTTTTTATATTCTTTTATGATACATGAGTTCTTCTTTATGACCATAAGATTCTCACCATTATTATATTCAGCATTGTTTGAGAAGTTAAATGACCCAGTAATTAATGTTGTATCATCAATAATTATAACCTTATTATGCTGAAGACCTGAGTGGAAGGAATCTATCTTTGTTACTTCTTTCAGGTCTGTATATGCTGAGCCTCTGGATGTAAGTTGAGTATCATCCATTACTACTTCTACATTTACTCCACGAGACTTCGCATTGAGGAGAGCATATGTTATTGGGTCTGAGGTAAAGCTATATGCTAGAACTAGAACTTCTTTCTTGGCTGAGTTTATCTCAGTGACTATTGCTTGAGTTGCTCCACCTCTGGGACTGAAATAAATAGAAGTTCTAGTCCTAGAATTAGACCCACAAGTTGCTGCAAGTACTGAATAAGAACTGAGAAGTAAGAAAAGGAAGGCTAAGAATAATTTAATTTTCATTTATTATTGTATCTTTTCCTTTTCTATGTTCGGATTCCCTGTGAGTAGAGGTTTGTTTTTCTTGGCCTCTTTATCTTCTTCTGGTGATTCTTCCTCTTCTTCAGCATCTGGGGCTTTGCCTGTTGCTTGGTTCTTGAGCATTTCCTTTACCTCTTTAACCTTGTCATCTGAGAACTTCATTATATCTCTATAAAGGAATTCTACTGGGAATATATCATCCTTGAACTCAATCAAGTCCTTCATTATATCTATACGGGCTCTATACATTTCAAGGTCTTTCAGTTCTTTCCAGGCATTGTTCTCATTGAACTGAATAGATATCTTAGTCCTGTTAAGGTTATATTGTTTGTACAGTCCTTTTAATTGAAGGTGAGTAAAGAATACTTGATAAATGAATTCTAAGAATCTGCCACGGATTTTATCTACCCACTTGGCAAATTTAACTTCTTCCCTTGATACTTCATTAGACCTACCAGGGTTATATGGTGTTTCAGGTGTAAGTCTCAGCTGAGGAATCTTTAGAGCTTTATAAAGCTTCTTGAGAAAATATGTTATATCTTCTATTTGTCCAAGATTATCTGCACCTGGAAGAGTTTCTACCCTTGAGCCTTGACCATTATCTCTTGTAGGGAAGTAAAAAGATTCTTCCATGTTCATCACATCTTTACCTGAGTCAATGTCACCAGTAGAGGGATTGTATATTTTCTTATTCCTCGTCCTCGCTATTAGTGATTTGATATATTCATCTGCTTTATTCTTCGGAAGCTTACCCACATCTATATAGAATACTCTACGTTCTGGTGCCCTGGTTATCCTGTAAACAAGTAAAGCATTCTCCATCCACTTTAACTGACGATAAGCTACCTTAGCTCTTTCAAGATATGAATAAGCCAAGTTCTTTTGGAAGTCTACTATCCCTGAATTGATATAAGCTATCTGAGCTGGTTCAAATACTATTTCATTTCCTGACCTTCTCGCCTTTTGTGGTGATTGTGAAACTATTGATGTTAAGTCCTGAGTGAACTTGATTGGGTCTTGGTTATCATCCCAATCAACTTTCATTGTGTATGCTGGTAAATACTGAACACCTTGAAGTCCTTTTTCTTTCTTTTCAGGATTGACCATGAGCTCAGCATATAGTTCACCTTCTATATAGAACTTCCTGAACAAGTCACTGGCTGTAGTATCAAAGTCAAGAACTTTATTGATAACATAATCAAATTCCTTTTGAAGATTTTGAACAACATTTTCATTCTCAGCCAAGTCTGTATCATTTATTCTTAATGAAAGAATCTGATTATCTTCATCAGGCGATATTGCTTCAAATACAATTTCATCTACAGCATCACCTATCTCCGGGAATTGGCTCATTTCTTTATACTCTTGATGAAGAGAGCGTTTTTCAGATGTGATTGCATAAATGGTGTTGGAAAGATACTCGTACCCAGTTGCGCTTATTTCTGAGACGCCTTGAGCCTCTCCTTCATTCTTGTGATAGGGGGTCAGGCTTTTGAAAATCTTTGATAATAAACCTTCACTCATATTCGATAAATATCCTTTTATTTATTTACTGCTTATAAATATTTATATAAAGTCATGGCTAAAAACAAATACAAAAATGGAATTTTTTTCCCAAAAAACAAGGATAAGTGGGTCAATACTCGAATGGGGGTGTCCATAACTTATAGGTCTGGGTGGGAACGGCAGTTTATGGTTTGGGCAGATAACAATCCAAGTATACTTGAAGTTGGATCTGAAACCATAATTGTTCCATATTTTCATCCGATAAAGAAAAGATGGGTGAGATACTTCCCTGACTTTTATATGAAGGTAAAAGAGAAAGATGGTGTATTAATTACCTACCTCATAGAAATAAAGCCCTCAAAAGAAACAAAGCTCTCCTCTACAAGTAGAAAGAGAGCTAAGACTATTCTTTATGAAAGAGCTTTGTATCTTCAAAATCTGAGTAAATGGTGTGCTGCCAAAAAATATTGTGAAACTAAAGGATGGGTATTCCGATTAATCACTGAGGCTGAACTGGGCTTGAAATGATTTTAGTAGATGTTCAGCTATTGCTTTTTCTAACTTAAACATCAATTCATTAGATAGCATCCTTTCAGAATATTGATATAATATAGCATCTCCTCTTTTAAAAGTCCCATGTTTTAGCCAAGCATAATACTTACTAGCATTCCAAAAATCTGCTCTTACTCCATTGTGAAAGAGAATTTCTAGATGGAATTCTGTAGTACCAACTTCTTTAATTCCTGAGTTAAGACAACAAATGATAATATCACATAAGGTTTTATCAACTGGATAATTTTTCATCCAACAACCCAGCCTGATACCATAATAGATTTCTTTTATTATCTTGAACATAACGTTATTTCACCTCAACGATACTAAATGAAACATGATGGTTCTATTTGACTTCTTTGCCTCAGGCTTTGGTAATAAGCAGCAGAGCTACAAGTATCTATCACTTCAGACCAGTCATTATAATGAACATTCTCTGGTCCTTTTGGGATACGTTCAAGACATTCGTAAAAAATCTTATTACGTAAACATTGGTCAATGCCCAAATCTGTTGGTTTGTCTGCACATCCTGTTAGTAATATAGCTGTTATTATCAGAATACTTCCTACTTTGAACATCTACACTCATGCTCCTTTGATATTAAGAATTCTATATGGTCTTTATCAGTCATTGTATTTATATGAGGACATTTATTGATAACAAAATTTGTTATCTTTGTTTTGATTGTGAGATATTTAACTGGATATCTCTTAAGTAGCCACTCAGGAAAGAATCTTTCCTTGACTGCTTCCCACCAATCTGCAGGAAAGCCATCAGTTTCGACTTTACAAGTAGAGTGTTCTTTCTGATAAAAAAATCCATCTAATCTTATTATTAAATCATTTGAGATTTGGTCTATATATGATGATACTTTCAAATCTTTCAATAAGGCAGGAGATATCCTATTTGATATACCAAATTTAACTTTATCTAAAATAACCTTTTCAAATTGTACGAAGGGCTTTTCATTAAAAGTATCAAAACTTATACTATCCTTCTTCTTAATACACATCTCCGTTCTCCTCAATCTTTTTATCTTCATTTGGGGTTGATATAACCTTATTGAGGATGTTATCAATATCAGCAGACTCTGTCAAGTACTGTGCCTTATCCTTCTCATATTTAATATATTCTGATATAGCCTTACGTAGAACTTTCTTATCTACACCATGCTCTTCTGATGCTGCTTCAATCCTTTCCTTAATATCTCCCCTGAGGTCTGCCATCTCATCTTTAATATTCATTATTGCCCTTGCAAGTGTTAGAAAATTTTCTCTTTCCATTTTATATCTCCTTGTTATAATGTTGTAATGCTTTTTTTGCTATATCAGAATAATCTCCTGGATATCTTTGATTAGTATCAGGTAGGTTGAGTATTTCCACAAGAGCTTTTTTATATGTTTTAATTTCATCAGACATTAAATCTATTAGAACTTCATTACTCATTATGACTCCTTGTTATTCATTTTAATAAAACCAATATATTGCTCTAGTTGAATACAATAAGCAGTGACAGGGAAAGATATACAGTAACACGTAAAAGGAACTTTCTTTGGACAATCAAAATCACATGTACTTGCTTCTTCACATACTATTTTTATTCCGAAATATCCCATTAGTTTTTCTCCTATTCAAAAACCACATATGGAAATTTACCAACTATTGAATATTGTTCTTCTCTTTTAGCTCTGAATGTTCGCCAAGCACAATTTCTTTCTTTTACTTTCTTAACATATTCCTTCTTTACTTTACGATTAATAAAGGGCCAACCAGTTTTTATATCAACTAAAACTATCTCAATAGCAGACTTATGAGCTCTTTCAATTGCAGAAAGGCTAAATACTGTTTCATTTTCTTCCAGATAAGAATAAAAAATTCGGGTACCTTCAATTGATATAATATCAAGGTTATCTGCATTGAAGGAAACATTTTCTAGTATAACAATGTTACCAAAAATATTTTCACTATCTGGATAAATTTCCAACACACCATTATTCCAACTAAGTACTACCCTTTTAAATGTTTTAAACATCATTCACCTATATTTAAATTTGGTGCCAGGAGCTAGATTTAAACTAGCGAAGCTCCGAAGAGCGGCAGATTTACAGTCTGCCGGTTTTAGTCACTCACCCTGGCAAAAAAATTTGCTTCAATCATCTAATCTAAGAATATCTCAATATGGCTTAATGTTGTATCATTATTAAATATCCATTTTATTTCTTTAACTACACTATCATGGTTTCTTATATTGATTCTTTCACCTACTCTGGGAATACTAATCAAATCATAACTAGTATCTATCCAATTATCTTTATAATAAAAAGTTACTATCATTTGTTAAACTCCTTATCTATCTCTTTCAATTCCTTTATGTAAATATCTTTCTGTTTCTTATCATCTTTGATTATATCATCATATTCAATCAAAGTCTTTTTATTCTCTTTTATCTGACCTGTTAAATCTTCAATGTTGTCCTCAGTAAACACACTAATACTCAGGCTCAGCATATCATTTATTCTTGGGAAATCTTTCTGAAGGTCTTTTCTAATTGCTTCCCTTGATAGCTTAGTCATCTTTTTAACATAATCATTTTTAACTACAAAGGTTATGAATCTGAGTAGTTCTTCCTTCTTATCATTTTCTTCATAAAGGTCTTTGTATAACTTTTCATATCTCTTCTTATAGAACTTGAAGCGCCACTTTGTAAATTCTTCTATTACTTCAAATATGTTATCATATATCTTTAATTTATCATTTGTATCAAGCAATGTCAAGTTTTCATTTAACGAAGCCGTCAACCTAAACATCTTTACTAATTCAGGCTGTTCTATTTCTTTTAGTTGTCTGCTTCTAAAGAAAACTCTAAAATCATATTCATCCTTACTATAATCTTCATAATCTCTTATCTTTTCCTTTTCAATCAACCCATCAAGGACTTTGATAAAGGCTTCCCTATTCATTCCAATAGGAAGTTCAATTACTCGAACAAAGTCCTTTTCTTTGTTGACTACACCTTCAGTTTCAAACTTTTCAATTAACGGATTCCATATTATCTTACCTTTGAAACCTTTATAGAATGGTTTAACATCATCAAGGCTATCAAAATCTATCTTACCCTTCTTGAGAATTTCTATCTGTGATTTGATTATATCAGATATATGAAAGGGTAATATTTCTGTTGCAAAGCCCACAGCTATACCTGATACACCATTTAAAAGAACTAGTGGTATCAAAGGCAAAAATGTTTTACATTCAGTATATTCCCCATCATAGTTTGGTATTTCTTCTATGAGGTCAAAATCTTTGTACACTACTTCCTTTGCAAATTTACTGAGCTTAACAGACACATATCTAGCAGCCCCAATACCTTTACCTGAACCAAGAATCTTACAACCAAAAGCTCCCTTTCCGTCTAAGAGAGATATATTGTTCGCCCCACAAAAATCCTGTGCCATATTACCAATAGCACCTTCAAGTGCAGCATTACCATGGGGGTGAATTTTCATGCACTGGCCTGCAAGATTAGAAATTTTTATATAATCTTTGGCTTCTTTCTTTGCAATCCAAAAGACCCTTCTTTGAACTGGTTTAAGGCCATCTGATAAGGATGGTATAGCCCGATTATGTAGAGTATATAAAGCATATTCACGATATTTAGAATCAAGAAAATCAGTTATAAAAATATTATTATTCACAATGTGACCTTTCCATATCCTTTATGATGAAATCAATATTATCATAAGGAATGCAACTTGTCAAGAAGTGTAAAACAAAAACTAATATTAAACTATAACCAAGAACTTTTTCAATGTTCATTTTTGACTCTCTTTTATTTTATTAATAGACCTTTGATGGCTTCTCCACTCTAGGCCTCTCTTTGCTTCCCAGTACAAAAATACATAATCCCAATCAGGTCTATAAAGCCCTAACGTGATAATTTTAATAATAGCTACAACTAATTCCACCCAAGCTCTGCACCATCTTATTAGATGATAAAAAGGAGGCAGCATCATCTCTCCGTCTCCCTCCCCTCCCTCCTGCGGATGTCAAAAACTTCGAGGAGGCGGGTGGATAGCTTCAGCCTGAAATCTTCTACTGAATCCATGACTGTCCATTCTATGCCCTTAAGTGCCAAGGCTATCTCCTCCAGTGCCTTCCTGTACCTGTCACGCTCGGACTCCAGAGTGGAGACATCCACAGCAATAAAGCTGTTAGTGCCTTCAGCCCCAGAATAGATTGGCATGTTGCTCCCGCAACATGGGCAAACTCCATACTTGCTCATCACTTCGCCTCCTTAACGGCCTTGTTGAGTCTGCGGACATCACCAACCGTAATTGATGTCTTGTCCGAATCGTAGTAGATGATGAAGTCATCAGGAAGACTGTAATCGCCTTTGCACATCAGACTTACGAACGGTTCAGCCGCCTTCTCTATGGCATCGAGGCGGGATTGAAGTTCCTGAATCATTATATAGGACTCACCCCAATGAGCTTGCGTGTTGTCTGCAATCGCAGTAATATCTTTTTTGTCATCCTTCAGCTCCTCGTTCTCCTTCACCAGAAGGTCAATTTCCTCAAATAGCCTTTCAATATATTTCTTACCTATTGTACCTACCCATCTATGGTAGTCGTTTCTTATTTTATTTAACTCTTCACTCAGCATCTTCCTCTCCTCCCAAAGTCTACTCTTGACAATTTCTGCGTTCGTCTTTAATGGAGGTGTGTATATCTTCAGTGGGCCAAAACTGATTTGCCGTTTCCATGATTGCATTTACAAGTCTTAATTCTATATCTCTCCAATCAAACGCTTCGGCCTTTTGAACACTAAAACTATATTTATCTAGGCCAAGTTCCTGCACACCATCGATTCGATGTATCTGAGAAACAATGTCTTGACCAAAATCAGTCACACCCTCAAACTTTGTTCCGGGCCAGAATGGAGAACGATAATTCCATTTAGTGCAAACCAGCTTTGTTACATTAAATGTCCTATAAGATTCATTTGGATGATAGACAGTTACAATTTTCATTTTTATTCTCCTTTAGTTTGTGCCTGCATTTTGCCACAAAGAACCACAACAACTTTGACATCCTCCCCAACTGGTTCAGGGGTTACTTCTCCGCTATCATCTTGGTGAAGTTCTTCTGAGCATTGACCTGCTTTGCATAATTTTTAATTAAAAACGTTGTATAATAAGTAAGGATATTGAAAGCGACCCAGCTTGAGAATTGCTTCTTGAGCGCAAACCTTTCATTCTCTTCTAGCTCTTTACCTACTCTCTTGCCAAGGTTCTGTTCCATGAACTTGACAAAGGTATCTTTCTTCATCTGCTTCTTTTCATACACTGAGAAGATATTATCCATGAACCTCTTCTCAAATATCTTCATCAGGAATTTACCTGTCTCTTCATTGAACCTTTCAGTAACATCACCAAAATGTCTGAATGAAAGCTTTTCTCTCAGGACTTCACCAAACAACATACCATTGGAACATATAAGCCTGAAAAGGTTGAATGATACTTCTGAACACCCTAGGAAGCTGTTTGTTACTGTTATCATGGGATAAAACTTATCATCCTTCCACTTATTAGAATCAACATATGATGGTGTCTGTGGCATATTCAATTCAAAAGGAACCTGCTCCATTGTAAAGGGCTTGTCCAAGATGATTGAAGTCCTGAGCACTGAGTGCTCAGCATTAGCTGTATAGCTCTGTATCTTGAGGTTTTCATTGAAAGACTTTAGTTCATCTATAACCCTTGTAAGGGTGGCTCGGTGGTCAAGCTCTTGATATCTGTCTGACTTTACCTGCTTGATGGGAATGATTCTGCCATCATCAAACTTGTTTACATAGCCATGAAAAGGTGTCTCAATTTTTTGAGCTGATGGAAGCTCAAACAAAACCTTAGTTTTTTCTATTACAGGAACATTGACAAGGACTTCATCTGGGGTTATAGCTGTATTAAAATTAAATACCTGGCGATTTAAACGGCTCATATTCAATCTCCTTCACAATTTGATTGTTTTATTATATCAGAAAAAAATTATTTGTCAAGTATTTTCATCAAGGTTTATTATCACTGTTTTGAGGACTTCTTCATTTTTAATGGCGGCTCTTTCTTTCGGCCATATATCAAATATCAGCTTCAGACCATCATCATGTTCTTCCAAGGATACTATGATAAATCGGTCTCCCCCACTTTTGTGAGTGAAATGATATTCCCCTTCAATTGCTTTAAGGTCTTTAATACTCATCATATTATCTCCTTTTAAATTTAATACAAATCCTCATCAAGATTGATTGGCCAATCAAATGATTTATCAAACCATAACTTCCAATATGCTGCTTTTTGCCGACCTGTGCTAACAGTGACCCGACCCTTCAAGCACCATGAAAAAATTAAGCTCGCTTGAAAACTGTTAATATCACAGACATATTCATTCCTCTCCTCAATTGCTTTAGGGTCTCTAATACTCATCATATTTATCATTACTTTTCCTCCTTCATCAGTTCTTCCATGAAATCACCCAGCTTTTTTGTCTGCTCTGCTGTTAAGGACCTTCTAATGGAAACATTGTAATCCTCCCCATTATGACTCTTGAACCCTATGCCTTTATATATGAAGGAACAATTGGTTATATCATACTCATCTTCAGCCATCATTTTGGCTGTCCGACCTTGATAATATTCAGCATCACCAAAATTCTCTAATATAAGCGTACTAGCTGATTTTTTGGCATTGGCCTCTTTAATTCTTTCTTCTTTTTCTGTTTTTATTGCTGTAAAGATTTCTGTACATTTCTTGTGCAGGCCTTTAGCAAGACCATTTACACCAAAATCCTTCTTCAGGCGATTAGCATTATGTATGTAATTTGAAGATGATATCCTGAGAGCATATGTTGAATTTCTGCCCCAGGCTGACACAGCCGACTTAGAAATTACTTCCCTGAAAATCTCAACTTCTTCATTTCCATCTTTCCTGAGAATTCTGATATAAATATCACCACCCCAACTTTTTTCAGTAATCCTAAGGACATAAACATTTTCAAGTGCATTAAGGTCTGCTAACAGATTGTACCACTTGTTGAGAAGGCTGTCTGTTGCTATCCTTTCACCTACAAGCATATGACATTCCGGACAAATAGCTTCATTATTCTTGAGCTTCATCCAATTTGTTTCTTTACTGCAAACTACACAATATTGAGTATTAAGAGCTTTGATGTATTCTGCTTCATCAATCTTCTTCTGTTCATATGTGAGCATCTTCTCATGAAGGGCTTTGATAGCAGGTCTGTTTAATTCCTTTACAGCCTTTTCAACCTGTTCTATTGATATAAGGGTCATTTTATTCCTCCTTCAATCATCAATTTATGTATTAATTATATCATCTTAGGAATTGTTTGTCAAGAATAATTTGTACTAAATAGTACAAAAATCTGCTACCTGGAATAATAGCAGATTTTCATTTGTCAAGCAAATTATACCTTAAATTTCCATAATAAATCTATATCAGTTACTACCAATGTTTCCCATTTTATATTATGTATCATCAATTTGTTCATGCCTGAAAAATCACTACAGCTAAGGATATCTTTATTTGTTAAATCAGAAAGAACATCATCACTGGTGCAAAGGAAATCCCCTTTCCTATTTATCCTGAAAATAATCAAAGGATGTCTATTTGACCTTAAAGCATCATCACTGGCTTGCTTCCACCAATCATATAGAATAAACTTCTCTTTATTGAAATGTAAAAAATCAATAGCTTTATAATTTTTCAGTTCAAGAGAAAATGTTGAAAAGAACTTTTCTGCTTCAGGCCTTGTAGCACATAAGTCACCACAATGAGTATCACTTTTATTTACTGTGGCTCGGCCACCACTATTGCTTGTGCGCCAGCAGGCGTCTGTTCTTTGACCACCTGTCAAAAACAAACTAATTTTCTTTGCATATTCTCGCTCAAAGGAATTACCTTTAGATTTTCCCCCACCTCTTTTCATGGCTTAACACCCACAGCCCAAAGTGTAGCAAATCCAGATATATTCGCAAAAGACATTTCTACTTCATCAAAACCAGTTCGTATTAAAGTATTATAAAGGTCTGAACCAGTCCAAGAATAATAATGATGTTTATGTTTACTTTTACAATCATTAGAAGGTATATACATTTGAAAAGGTAAAGCAGTTGATTCTAAATGACCACCATCAGGCACACAAAGGATAATTCTATCGCCTGATTTTAAATTTTCAAATAAATCAAGTAACACTTCTTTTGGATATTGCAAATGTTCTAATACATGAGATAATATAAAAGTATTACCCTTTAAATGTAAATCATACAAATTCATTAAATCAAATACTTCTACTTCATTAAATGATTTGATATAATCATAAAAGTATTTAGCCCCCAACTTCTTACCTATATAGCCATTACCACATCCCAGGTCTGTTATCTCACCAAAACATCTTTGTTTAGCCCAAGCACTAAAAGCATCATAAGATGGTTCAACATACTTCCAAATGTCTTCCATCCAATCATAATAATTTGAATCTACTGCTAAGTCTTTCTTAGGTAAATCTTTAATACGATGATATAAGTTAGGCAAAATAAATGGTATCATGGTTTCCAGTTCTTTAATTTTTCTCGACCTTCTTGCAGTGCTTCAATAAAATCATCAATTGACTTTGTATCAGCCCAAAGGAAATCTGTTTGGGTTTCTATTTTACCAAACACTAACATTCTTACTGCTTTCTTAATTCTGAACCATGGCTTTTCCCACCAAGGCATAGCAGTATAATAATCATCTAATTGCAAGTCAGCATAAAATATCATTTGGACAGTTCTTGTTTCTTCATCATATTCCAGTTCAACTGTCTTGGTATGTTCATCCTCCATACAGTCACAACCTATCTTATAGAAGATAGAATTATCAAATTCTCTGCTTAGCATTACATTCTTATAAATTCTATTCATGTTTATTCACTAACCACAGTAGGGGCAATATAATACCTGAGAAGTTCCATATTTGGATCTTGAACATTAAACTCAAACATCTTCTCATGGATGTTTATTATAAGTTCTTCCCCCTCTGGGATTATATTCAACTTATCTATGTTAAGACAAACACTGAAATCTTCAACACCTGACTTAAGAAGTTCTTCCTTAACCATGTGAGAATGAAAATGTTTATCACTAACTATATATGATACTACACCATCCTTACCTTCAAACTTAAGAACCTTAACACTAAGAGAAGATGCTATTGTTTTAATCTTCTTCAGGAAGTCCTTATCTAACTTAAGTGATATTAAAAATTCAACCTTTGACTTTGGGCCCTCTGGACCTTCTGCAATCAGCGCCATATCTGAAAGGTTATATTTTACTTCAACCTTGGGATTGGCAACATAATTAATAGACATTTTGTTATCTTCTATATCACATTTGACACCATCTTTTGAACCAAACATTTCAAGGGTGGTCAGGAATTCTGATAGCTTATATATTCCAAACTTTTCCTGTTCCTTAGGAATTGAAACTATCTCAGAATTCCACTTCATATTAACAATCTGTGTCCCATCTGCCTGCTTCACATTAACAGCCATCTTACCTGCACTGTTTGAAAATATTACAGACTCAATCCCACCATTCTTCAAAGCCTTTAGTGCATAAGTAAAACCATCAAGATTCTTAACTTCTATCATTTCATTTCTCCTTTATTATAATACTGCCTTTTCGATTAGTTCTACATAAATATAATCAAGGTTATCTATTTCAAAATATTCTTCCCCAAACCCATTATCTCTTAATTCATTTAACCCCTCAGTTTTAGTTTGATTAAATCTGATGCTTTATCTATTATATTATTTAATATCACTTCTGTTATTTGTTCTGAGGTCAGACCTTTTTTCATAACAACATCATTTATATCTTTGCAGTCAGACCAATCTGATACCCAATTAAAACATTTTTCCCCAGCTTTTACAAATTTAAATATGTTTCTCTTTCCGGCCTCATCTTTATAATAATTATCAAACACCCATATTCTATTTGAAAATTTATTCTTTATCAGCTTAGCAGCATCACTTGATGCTGATATAGTACCAGAGGTTGCTATTGCATTAGGTAAAAAGAAACTATCAATGGGGCCTTCTAAAATAAATACCAATTCATTCTTCTTAGTTGAGAAGTAATTGTATATTTTTGTTTTATTCTCTTCTTTTATAGTTATATACTTTGGTTCATGCCCTTCTTGTAATGCTCTGGCTTGAAAGGTATATACTTTATCTCCACAAAAATATGGTATGATTATTCTGTTTTTTAAATAATACTTTGGTATTAATGTTTGTGGGTCTAAATAATTCCCAAAGCAAACACTCATTTCTTTTATCTTCTCGATAGGAATACTCCTACTCTTCAAATACCTTAGTGCTTTAAGTTGAAGGGTTTTCTTTACTATACCATTAACTGTACTATATATGGGGAAGGAAATATTTTCATAAATGTATTTTAAATCCTGAACTATCAGGTCTTCATCATTTGGTAATTCAGTAGCTTTAGTAGCACCAAGAACTGATTTAAACATCTTTGAACCAAATGTTTTTATATATTTAAAATACACTTCTGAATAATATTCCTTTAAGAATTTCTGAAAGCTCATGTTAGCAGAGCAATTGAAACAATAATATTGAGCCCTATCTTCTGATAACAAAACCCAGCCTCTTTTCTTCTTAATGGACCGTTTAGAATCTCCACAAATAAGACAAGAAAAATTTACCCCTTTAGAAGATTCCTTAAAAGAAACCCCAATCTCAGTGAGAATATCAAGAGCTATTTGTTTATCCATTAACGAATATAATCTTTATTATAATGCTCTTTTATTTCCTGTGTTTCGTTTATAACTTCTTTTTCATAAGGGAAAACAATCCAATCATCTGTTTCTAATACCCTTTGAACATAATCAGGATTAAACTTAGAAGAATGTCTTCTGTACAAACAACCAAACCTTATTTGATATGGTCTGTACTGTTCAGAAAGAATTGAAAATGTACTGCCACTCTCACATACATCATCAACGACAAGAAGCCAGTTTTTATCTTCCCAATATGAAAGGAAAGGTGGATTATGAAGATATGGTAAATCTAGTTTATGTGAAACAACTTGAGCTAAAAACAATCCACCTCTTGGCTTGCCGTGAACACCAGCACACTTTCCAAAATAGAAATGATTTTTCAGTCCTTCAACAAACTTTTCAATATCATTATAATATTCCTCAATGGATAATTTTATCATTTGTAACCCTCTTCTTTTAATTCATTAAGCCTTTCCTTTAAACCATACCTTTCAACATAATCCGATAAATATGGTCTTGAGATAAGAGCTTCTATCGTTGTTTCTTCTGGTTGCCATTGACTGTTTCCATCATCTCCCCAGCTGCTACTACCTAAACCATAACAAGAACAATGAGAACCATTTACTTCGTATAATTTACCTTTCCTTTCAAAAAGAACAAATGCAGTCCCTTGATAATCCTCAGAATTATATGAAGCAAACAATATTTTACAACCTCTCAATGCTGTTGAAGATATATCAAAATCTCCAATGATACCTTCTTTATTTGACCATTCACCATGGAATATTTTATTTTCCATTATTCTTCTCCCACTCAAGTATTTTTTCAAGCTCTGACTGTATTATTGATTTTAGTTTAACCAACCTTTGTTCATGTACTTTCATTTCTATATACTCTTTATGAAGTAACATTTTTAATTTCTTATTATCAATATCACATCTGTCTAATGCTTTCAAGTATAATATAACCTCAAAGGGTATTTCTTTATCAGCTATATAATGTTGTATGATTAAAGGAACATATCTTTTCTGAAGGGCCAAATACTGTTTAAAGCTAATACCATTTTCTTTTAAATATGATATTACCTTATTAGCAAAAAGGTATTGTAATTCAACCTTAGATCCCTTCATTTTGTACTTCTTCCAAGATTCTATATGTTGTCCAAGGTTATTAAAATAAATAGGATAATTATTAGTGAAACAATAACTAAAATATTCATTTATCTCTCCAATATTATCATTGAAATTAATATATCTATTCTTATTTAAAAATTGCTCTATAGATATTTCTATTGACTTATCTTTTATTTGCTTTGCTGTTTTCCAGATAAAATTAGAAAAGTGATTTGGTTTATACAAAGATTGAACTTTATAATATAGTTTAAATATTGATAAAGGTCCTATTCCTGTTTTTCTGTAAACCATTAAAAGAACTCATTAAAGGATTCAGAATTACTTTCTTTATCAATAGAACTTTTAATTTTCTTCCAAACATCTGTTTTCTTCAACACAGGTACCATAGTTAATATATCAAGATTGAAAGCCTTACTCAATTCAATTACTGCAGTCCACACAGAACCCACTCTGGCTGAAAGCTTCTCGAAAAAGTATTCCACTACTTCTATAGAACTTTCATCAATTTCTTCTGAAGTAAGAATAACCATAATATCAAAAATTTCTTTTTCTGTAAAGATCTTCTTCAGTGTAGCTAAAAATAAAACATCAATATCTGGTTTCTTTTGTAACATCATTTGGACCTAAACCTCTTTTGAAAATAAAATTTAACAAGGGCAGGGATTTGACAGGAGGGTCGTTAACCGCTATCCCATGGTTCATAAAGCTGTTTACCTGTATAGTCACCCTGCATTGAGGAGTGAGCTGGCTATTTTAAGGAGACCTCCATCACTGGATTAACCCGAACTTAACGTTGCTCCTCTGCGTATCCTCTTTGCGTCTACCTATTCCGCCACCTTGTTAATTTACTACTTAGATTGCTGTCCTGAAATCTCCACCCTGGAGGGTCTTGACTGAGAACTTAATCTTTTCTTCGGTAACTACATTCTTGACCTTTGCTGAACCAGCTCGGACACCTTCAACAACAAAAACATTAGTGCCAGACTTCTTTTCCTTTGGTGTTACTCCTCTGACCTTTTCAAGCTTCATACCCTTTTCTACCTTACGCATTTTGGACCATCTCCTTTTTTAATTTTTACTCGTCACACTCAATTAAATTGTAATACATTTCACCAGAATTTATCATTTCCTGATAACAGTTTTTATCTCTATCTTTTACTTTGACTGCACTTTCATCAATATCTTCCCACGACATATTATTACTAAACCAGTCTATTAGCTCACTTATCGACCCTAAACAATATGTATATTCATCTTGCCATTCTTTTGTATCTTTATCAAAACCATCTATCTTTGTAGCATAATACATAGTCCTATCTTCTGCAATTATTTCTGCAGGAACATGGAATATTTCACCATTTGGAAATTTAAATACTAAATACTTAACCCGTCTGCTTGACATAGTTTATCTCTCTCCTCTACATAAGATTCTATGACTTTTTCCAAATCACTCATTAATGTAACTTTGAGACCAGCAGCTTCTTTATGTCCTCCTCCACCAAATTGTTTCAGAAACTGACCATAATCAACACCATTATACTTACCTCTTAGACTTAAACTTTTTGATGCTGTATTATAAATGAAAACAGTATCTACACCTTGATTGAACTTGAGCAGATAATCACCTATCTCATCTATATTACCTTCACTTGTATGAGTCACAATAAGGTAATCAGTCAATTTAACATATTCCAGGTTCTTAATTACATTTTTTAAATATTCATTGTTCTTCTTTATGAATTGCATTTCTTCATCATTGAAGGTATCAAACCCATCTTTAAATCTTTCAATGAACTTATCAAAATTATAGTAATAATAAACTCTATTCAGGATTTTAGACAATCCATATTGGTGTATCCAAAGGTCAAAATCATTACCAAACTTAACCAGATTGCCCATCTTCTTATCAAATTCAATTCCATACTTTCGCGAAAGAAAGGCTCTTGTTAAGAGACACCCAGAAAAATTGGTATTATGTAATTGAGATTTTATTATGGATTTCACTTCTCTTGGATGATGGTCAATGAAATGTATGTTACTACTTTCATTTATAAAATCCTTGAATCTTTCTTCATCTATTGAAATGTCTGTAATAAAGATGTTATCATACTTAACTGAGCTCTTCAAGATATTTTCATCAAACAACTCATTTATTTTCGCATAAGTGGTTGCTATTACTTTAATATCAGGAAAGACCTTTCTAAGAAGAATAGCACAGACAGCCCCATCAAGGTCCCGATGCACTAGAGAGAGATTCCTCACTTGAATACTCTCTTAAGAGTTTCTTTGAAAGCATAAAAGGTTGCATACAGTAGACAAATAACTACTGTTAATACCACTGCTGATAAAAATAATTGTATACCTATCATGAATATTTGCTCAAGCAAGACATGGAAGGTTGCCACAAAGAATATCAAGAAGGAAATTAATCCTATAGTACCTAATACTGATAAAGAATTTAAAGTTAAAGCTTTCACTTGATTAAATGAAGTCCTTTGGAGTTAGTTGGAATATCTGTAGCTATTTCAATTCCTGAATTTGATACTTCGCTGAAATACCAGTCAATCATTTGCTTCTTCAACTGGTCTTCTGAATAAGCATACCTGATGTCTGATTTATCTATATTAACAAATTCAGGCTCATTAATCAAGAACATCTCAGCAAGAGGTAAAGGAAATGGAGCTGAAACAGGTGCCACTTTATTACCATCCTGCATAAGCTGAACCATCACTGGCTTCTTTACATTATAATCATTTTCAAACTTATCACAGACTTCACCCATTACAAGTGAACGGTCCTTCATCAAAAATAAATGCACGTTAGCCATAAAATTCCCCAACCCTCCGTTGTTCTTTTTGTATTTCTTCAAGCCTTGCATTAGTATTAACAGAACTCATAAAACATAAAACAGTTGCAACAATATTCAAAATTGTTAAAATTAAAAGGATATACATCATTTTCTTATATTATTCCTTTCTCTTTCTATTATTTTAATTACATCTTCTATAGCAATCTTAACTTTAATTAAGGTTTGATAATCACATGATTGAAATAATGGTGTATTTAAAATCCTCAGCTCATTATTGACAATCTTTGCATTGTAACAATGGCCGAGTTCTTTTGTCCAATCGATATTAATTACTGCTTCTTTTGATTCTACCATTCCAATTTTCTCCTTTTTTCAATATTATCTATTATATAATGTTCTTTAGAGAACATCAAGAAAAATCTGAGAAAGAATCTGAAGAACTATCATTATTTTTTATAAGAGAGCTCAGCTCTGATAACTCATCTTCTTTTGTTTCATCAATAATAGGACCAGAATTACTTTGTGATAAAAGAATCCTATCATCACTGGTTATTATCTCATTGACTTTCAATATTTCTGGGTCAAATTGTGTTTCCATTTTGCCACTTCTTCTGCCAAGTCTATTCTTGACAATTTTCCAAGTAATCAGATTCTCTGGTGCTTGAGATTCTACTTGAGTTAAAGCAATAACAAGGTCTGAGTTTTCCATAATACCCATAGAACCTCGAGCATGTTCCAGACCTACATGTTCAGCTCCATATGCTTCTCTTTGAACCTGCGTAGCAGTTAGTACAGCTATATCCATTTCAATTGCAATTTCTCTGAGTTCTTTTGATACCTCAAAATAAATTTGATACATATTATCATTTTTACCTTGAGCATTAGGTCTCATCAAGTTGATATAATCAACTACCAGAAAATCTGGTTTGAACTTATCATGAATTTCAAGTTCTTTTAGATAAGTTCTGATATTGATAGCACATGCCTTAGAAGGAGGATAATCTTTTACATAAGTATTCTTACCTTTATTAGTTTTAAACCAATTCATAACTCTTTGTTTATTTTGAAGTAAACTAAAGTATGGTATCTGTGTGTTAATACTATCCATTCTTCTTGCAATAGTATCTCTGTCAAGCTCCAAAGATAAATAAATACCTTGAAAGCCAGCAGCATTTAAATTACAAGCAAGGTTACAAAGGGCTACTGTTTTACCTAGCCCACTACTACCCAATATAGTGAAAAGTATTTTTGTTTTCAGCCCACCATTTGTAAAATAATCCAACATTCGATAACCAGTGGGCATTTGACGGCTATTCTCTTTATATCTTTCAAGTCTTTGTTCAATATCTCTGATATAGTTCAATCCAAGGTCTTTATCAAAGGATACTGCTAAAGCATCTCGGATAAGAGTATCAATGACATTTACATCTTTTTTATCTGCAATAATATCTGCAGAAGCCATCACAGCTTCTTTTAATGCTTGTTCTTTTGCCCAGGCTTCAGTTTCTCTGATGAGATAGTCAATATTTTCATTTGGGAAATCTATTTCAAACAACTCATCAATTACATCTGTTTTACTATATTGAGTGGATAATGTTTGTTTATCAAATACCGTTACTTTATTTTGTGATAATTTTTCAAGAACTTGAAATACTCTACTGTAATCATCACCATCAAAATAAAGAGACTTGAGATAAGGGAAAGTTTTATCTCGAAAATAAACATTTTTAATTAAGGTGGATAGTATAAGATTTTCTTTTATCATTCAGTCATTATATAGGAACTTGGATTTTTAAACAAGTATATTACTTAGAACAAACTATGAATCTATCATCAAAATACTTTTCAAGAATAGGTTTCACAACATCCCAGCTTAATTGACCATTACCACAACCAGGCCTGGGTAGGACTATCTTTTTATAAGTTGTACAGTCAATCCATTCCTTTAATTCTTTACATGATTGTTCTATGAGGTCAATATCTGATTTCTCCCACCAATTATGTTTAGTGGGAAATGAAACTATTTTAGGCTTAGAAAAATTAATCAGAACTGTGGGATAATTGCCTACCCCAATAATAACTTCGCCTAGAATCTGGTCAATACCTTTATATTTCTTTTTAGCTTCAAGAGCGCATCCTTTACCCATAACTGCTCTACCATTAGCTTTGACAGTTCCATTAGTTGTTATGAGTATGATATCTGCTTCTTGGTCCCAAATATTACCTTTGAGTTCTATCACTTAATTATCCTTGAAGTATATGAGTTTGATACTTCCCAACAAGGAGAAACATGCCGCATACTACTTGCTATCGTTATACAAGTATCACTAGACATGAATGGACTCACTATCATAGGTCCATTACTTCCATAATACCAAAAATACCAAACAAAAGATAAACTGAGTAATATTTTCTTCATCCTTTAATCACCAAATCATCAAAAAGTACTGGTATCATTTTCTTCACATCTTCAAGTAGAGGTATCATCAGTTCTTTCATTTGTGAATGAGCAGCACCTGTTTTATCAATAGCTCTAAGATTGAATATATGACGCCATTCCCTAATATTAGCAGTTACAAATATTTCTGTCTTGAGAGAATTAGGTAGTACTGAACGAGCTTGACCAGGAATCCATCCTTCTTTCCTTAACCTCTTATACAACAATTCATCTTTAGCTACAGACAAAAACCAACAGTAATCACCACAACTAAACGGGCTCTTATTTATTTGCATATTAAGTATAGTTTCCTCGCTATACTCTCCTTCTTTAATATCAACCCAATGAGGAATTATAAAAGTTACATGACCAGCATCGTAATCGCAATATCTAGTAGATTCCTGACAGAATGAAGCAATTCTATGACGGACTAGTTCATGTGATATTCCACGGTCACACACAAACTTAACTGTTAATTTCTCATGCTCAAGAACAGCCTCATGCCCTCTTGAAATAATACCCTTTACAAACTTCTTAGTCTTTTCAAAATCAAGGTTAGGATTCTTATCCTCTGACTTATAACAAACACGACCAGCTCTTTCGATCGACTGAAGTATATCTATTGCACAAATATTACCTTGTATCTGATATGATGGTTTGACCAATCTCATTTCCAATCACCTCTTTCTTTATTTATTTCATCAGTAAATTCTTTTATGACTTGATTTAGCTCATCAACTAAAACTCTTGTTACTGCTTTAACTTGTTCAGATTCTATCTTTGGAATAGATTGAGCTAAATATCTAGCGTCTTTAAGTGTCATAGCTTTTTGCGCTAACTTTTCAGATGCATATAAAGTATTTGCTCTTTCTAAAACAGAATTATAATTAATCCTTTTCATCTTCACCAACTTTTATAGTAAATAACTTAAATAGTCAATTGCATCATCCATTGAAGGAATAATCTTAGCAGCTATGGCGTTAACCCAAGGGTGGTAAATTACTGCTGGGTTAGTTGAAACAACTATTATCATTTTCTGTCTCTGCCAAGCATACATAATTTCACATGAAGAACCTATACTTGGAGCTTTCATTTCCATGAGAAGAATATCAGCTCTAGTTATATCATTCAAGTCCCTTGCCATAATTTCATTAGGGGTAAAATTCCCAGAAGCATATATCATTTCAGTAGTAGTGTCACCACCAACTACAAGGTTAGAAGCCTTACCTCTCAGTGGGTCAAGGACTGTAAAAACATCAGGATAAGTTTCATAAATCTTATTCTTAACTTTCAGTCTTTCATGATAAAGATTAAAGACATTCTGAGCAGCAAAAGTCCCACCAAAATAGATAACCCTTTTCATACTAATTCTCCATTAATCCTGTTAGTAAGTTGTAATTGCCCTTCTTTACTTTGTATAAATTTTACCAAGTTATTTATACGGACAAATAAACTTTCTAATGTTCCATCATTCATTAAAACAAAATCAGCCTTAATATCATCTACTGCCACTTCAGATATATGATTGCTTGTTTTAATATAGGACTGGTCTGGTCTGATTATCCTTATTATAATTCCAGTCTGACCTTTTACAAAATCTACTTCATTTGGAAATCTAACATCTGATATAACTAATCCCTTCCTTGTACGAACTGCGCTGCTTTTCAAAACATTATAAAGAGCATCTACCCAATAATTTTGATATATTGTTCTATACCATTCAGTTCCCATTATCTGAAGTATTTGTCTTGCTGACTTCATATACTTTGGTATTAGTTTTTCTTTTTCTTCACCATGTACTTGTTCATAAGTCAAACCAAAATCATCCATTGCTTTCCTTTTTAGTTCATCTGCAAAGGCTACTCTTGTTATTCCATAATTGGTTTGAAGATAATTAGCAACAGTATCTTTACCACATCCAGCTTTACCAATTAATCCTATAAATGGTTTAATGTTTAACATTCTGACTCCCACTTAGTTCTTACTGTTTGAATATACGGAGCCAGAAAATTTCCTATTATTAATGTACCATTAATATTTTTATCATAGTCTATTATTAATGGTGTTGGTATTGACATATTAGCTATTACAGAAATATCTTTACCAATAAGAAATCTAATTAAAGTTTGTCTGATAGATACAAACTTTCTAATAAAATAACTCTTTCTTTCCAATAATCGAAGTGGGAAAACAATAATTGCAGCTTGCATTATTCCTCCTTTTTATTTATTATATCAGTTTCTTTTATTTCTAAATGACTGCCTTTCCAAACATGCTTAAATGTTGACTGTCCCGGAGAGATTCTTTCAGTATGTTGATATTTTCCATCAATATAACTATCAATATCAATTGATTTTTGTTCATTCTCTGGGACTGAAATGTCTATTCTAATTGTCATTTTTGCCTTCCTCTTTCAATTCTGATAATCTAACAGCTTCATATATCATCGCAAATATCAAGTCATTTAAAGGATTGCCACAGCCTGGGTGTAGAATCATTATCTCTTTAATATCTTGTGTTTTAGCTTGAAAATTACATAGTGGTCCAGAATTAAATTTAATAGAAATATCAAATATACCATTTTTAGTTTGTATAATTTCGTTAGTATCTAAATTCATCATTCATCTCCTTTTCTTTTACCATGACTCATATTACCATCTATCTCTCCAACTATATCTTCTATTGGTTCTTCAATAATAATCTCTGTACTATACTTATTCTTCTCGGTTAAATACTTATTCAAATCATCAATAATAGGCCCAAAGAATTCTTCTTTATAGATATTCTTTTCCCATTCCAGCTTATCTCTCTTAACTGTTTTAAATCTCTTACCATCTTTTATAACAAGGCCTGCTTCAAGTGCATCTTCTAATAGACCATAATAAGTATCAAGGCCAGTTTTAAAATCAATTAAAACTGCCCCTGACATAAAAGGTGGTGCAATTCTATTTTTTCTAGTTTTGGCTTTGAGAATAGTACCAATAACTTGTTTATCTTCATCTTTAACCATTGACTTTTTTAGCCCTACAATAATATGAGCATTATAAGTCAGGCCTTCACCACCTGACATCTTTTCCTCAGCATATGGATTGACTGGGTCTGCATAAGTATGATTTATAACAACAAATGGTATTTTCAGCTTTCCTATTTTATCACCAAGAACTCTAAATAAATCTCTTGATACTTTTGCTCTCTGTCCCATATCAGATACTGCCTTACCATTAGTAGCATCATCAAGAGATTTTTGAGAAGCAAGATTACCTAATGAATCCAATACAATCATTATCTTCTTACCTTTATATTTCTCGCTATATATTTCAATAAGCTTAAAACATTGAAGTTTAAATTCTTCAATTGTAGCCACTGGGAGTTTTATTACTTGAGAAGTGTCAACTCCAAAATTTGCTAAGAAGGAATGGTCTGTTGAGAACTCCGAATCAAACCAAATTGGTGTGTAACCCTTCTTAATTGCATTAGCTACTATTTTAGCAGCAACAAGACTTTTACCTGTACCAGAAAGGCCCACAAGCGCAGTTATTCTACCAGCAGGTATACCTTTATTAAAAGAACCTGATATAACTGAATCTAATACAAGAGACCCAGTTGATATATAATCATCAATATTACTTAATGTATCTTTATCAAGTATAGAAGCGAACTCATTAATCTTTTGAATATCCTTTATAAAATCTTTTGCTATCATTCTTCCTCCGAGACTAGTTCATATGTTACTGAAAATATATCTGGCTTACATGGATATTTCTCACCTTTAACACCTGTAATAATCCAATCACCAGGAGAACAAACAAATGTACCTTCAAGAGTTTGAATTAAACCATATTCTGCAGTTACTGGTTCATCATTCAAATAAGATTTACTAATGAAAGGACCTTTAACACCATCAACTGTTTTATCAGGAAACCATTGTTCTGCTTCAATCACTACAGGCTTCTTTCTATATTTAGCCATTTAATAATTTATCCTTTTCTTGTTTGCTTTCTGCTTCTAATAATAACATCAATTCTTTTTTAGCATTTTCAATTTTATTGAATGATTCTGAACTGTGATATTTTTCGTGACAATGAGAACATTTATATACTTTACAATTATGAACTAAAACTTGCCTGCCTTTATATTCAACTGGTTCTGTTATTAAAGAACCTTGATAATTACCTTTATTGCAAATCAAACATAAAGTTCCTTCATTGATAGCATCCATATTATGGTTTGCCTTCCTCACCAAAATAAACATCATTCCTTCTTAGGACTTTTTCAAGATCTTCCTGTTTTAATGGAGTATTTAATCCAGGATATGGAATAGGACCATAAGCTTTATCAGTACTTCCCCAACCACCAGTTCTTTCCTTTTCAACTACTTCTTCAAATGTATGATAAGATTCAAGGATAGCTTGACAAATAGCTTGACCATTCTCTATTACCAATGGTTCAGTATCTTTATTCCTCAGAGCAATAAATATATGACCTTCATTATCAGGATTATTAAAATAGTCCTTGTCGATAATCCCAACTGTATTAGGAAGTTCTACATTATTTTTAATACCAAAAGAAGACCTGAGATAAATTTTCAATACCATATTTTCAGGAAATTTGCATTTCAGACCTGTTGGTATCTTTGCAATACAGCCAGGTGAGATTATAACCTTACAAGGAACATGAAGGTCATAACCAGCTGAGAACTTTGTTTTTCTGGTAGGTAGGGTTATATCTTGAGGGACTAACCCAAATTCTGCTAATCTTTCATTGCTTACTCTTTCAAATGCCATTCTTATATCATATTATCTCCTTAAGAATTTTTACTTTATTCACTTCTTCCATTTCACCCATTATCCTCTATACATTTTTCTACTCTTCTTCCTAAATAATTTCTATATAAAAAATATCTCTTCAAACATGAATATGCTGTATACTTCTCATCACTGTCGTCTATACATAAGAATCTACACCCACTACATAACTCTCGATTCTGTAAATCAAAAACTAGTATAGTCATGCCCGGCTCCTTTCAATCTGATTTGAATATAATAAAACATCTTCACCTAATTGTCAAGTATAGTTCTAGAAAAAATCTGAAATATCTTGAGTATCAAGGGAAAATTTCCAACCCATTGCTTTTGCTATATTCTCAATAGGAGATAAGAAAGACTTCTCAAATTGAAGGTCATAGTCAATATACTTATCAAATCCAAATTCCTTTGGAAGCTCATCTTTAAATCCTATAATGTTTTCCTTTAAAGGATTATCTGCTCTGATATAAATAAACTTTATCTTATCACCATCTCTAATCTTTTCATATTTATTTTCAAGTTTATGAAGAACTAATAATTTATTATAAATAGAAGCAGCTCTGACATGGATAGGACAGCCCTTCCCTGCATTGCCATTCTTATCAATATATTTCTCTAAGTCATTAACTCCCCTTGGGAATGCTATATCACTTATCAATTGCTTTTCAAAATCCTTTTTAAGTAATTTCACTCTTTCAGTTGTTTTGGTTAGACTATTCTCAATAAAAATATCCTCAACTACTTCTTTGAGTTTAGTCCTACAATAACCAGGGGTGGAACTCCTGACAATTTCAATTCCTTTGACTTTCAACTTTGGTTTCTCAAGTGTTATTCCTTCTTCATCTATGACATATAAAGCATATTTCTTTTTCTGTATAAAAATAGAACCTATTGTTATAACTTCTCTTTTTAAGTCAAAATAATTTTTATCTATACCATGTAGATTTTTACTGAAATAAACAAAGTTTTCTTCAAGATACAGTGATAGATACTTTTCATTAAATGTATTAACAAAATCAATATATTTTTTATTATCTGATATTTTTAATTTATTGAGAACTCTTGTGAAGTCAACATAGACCGAATTATGAACTAAAATATCATTAGCAAAAAAATTGTGATTATCTTCCACTTCAATGTCATATACATCTATTTCTTGTTCACCCAAACAAGAAACTTCAAAATTTTCAATAAATTCCATTATTTTCTCCTAAAAAATTTAAACATTTTTGTATTGTATCATTCTTATCACTTCTATATTCAACTTCCCATATAATCAATATATCAAATCCATGAGACTTTGCAATATCAATTTTAACCTTATCTTTTTCCCATACTTCTTTAACTTTTTTTTCTTTGATTGGATATTTAATCCAATCATCCTCTTCATACATTATTGGATTTGCATGCCAATAATCACCATTAAATTCTATTATCTTTTTAGAATCAAGACAAGTAAAATCATATTTAAAATAATTAAATGGTTTGGGTGCTAATTTACCATATTCATTGTTTAATTCACCAAAATAGATTTTCTCATATTTATTTTTTATTTTATTATATAATACCCAAAATAATTCTTGTGATAATTTAGAATAAAAAATAGGTGATGATTCTATACTTATCTCAAATCTTCTTTTCCCCTCATCATCTCCATACTTTTTGATAAAGTTTTCAAGAGTTTTTCCTTTACTTTTACATACTTCCTCATACTTTAACAGTCCATATTCTTTACCATATTTTTCAATAAAATATTCTTCTGAACATCCAACATATTTTTGCTTTTCACAATACTCTTCCCATTTTTTCTTTCCTTCAACTTCTCCATATCTATTAATACAATTTTCTAGAGTTTGTGCTCGACCTTTATTATATTCATTAAACTGTTTTTCATCCCAATTATGTTTTTCTTTTTTATATTCAAAAGTATTTGAAGCTGCTTGCTTTTCACAATACTCTTCCCATTTTTTCTTTCCTTCAACTTCTCCATATCTATTAATACAATTTTCTAGAGTTTGTGCTCTTTTCCTATTACAGACTTTTAAAATACTAATATCAATATCAAATAAAAAAGCTAAATCATATGATATAGCATTTAACTTTTTAGGTTTCCTGTTATACTTTTTCTCAAAACAATTAAAACATCGTTTCCTGTAATACTCAATAGACTCTATTCTTTTTGGAGAATATACACAACCTGTATTTCCTGGATTGATATTTCTTAATAACAATTTTATCATTTTTTCTGATAATAAAATATCACCACATTCTAAACAAAAAAAATCACTTACCTCACGGGTTTTAGCACATTTTAAACTGTCAAACTTTTCACAGAATTGTTTAATTAAATCTAGCATAAAATACCCTCCTATAAGTATTTATACATTTAGGTATTTTATGCTGATACTGCCCTTACAATATAATAATCTTATCTCCTTTTTGAAGATTATTAGGTGAAATCTCTAATAATTCATCCTGACGAAGAATTATTAGAGAATGGTCCTCTGTCAAAATTACAATTTTATCATGATAAGAAATTTTATACATATTCTTTTTTACTTTATGTTTCATGACATATTTGATATTTTTTTCTTCTACTAATTTAGTATTAACATTTAATGATAATGAGGTTAAATTCTTTATTTCCTTAATATATTTTCCTTCTTGATATTCTTTTACATCACCTTCAAATACATTGAAAATATCTTCAATTTTTATATCTCCGTGGTTTGTTTTGATAATAGAATCCCCAACTACTGAGTCAGTATCAGAGTATATACTAACATTATTTATTTTGAATTTTTCATCAAAAAAATCATCAATCTTAGTCCCAGTGAACTGAACAACCTTCTGTCCTGTTAATGTTATAGCAGAAGCAAAATCAATATTAAATAACCTAAAATGAGCATTAGCTAAAGCACCAAAAAGACTATTGGCTAATATTTTTGTAGAATATTGAAAAGAATCATAAGTCGATTTTTCTATATTATACTTTTCATCTTTTGTTTGTTGATATAATCTTTCAGCATCTTGCATCTTATTCTTATATTCTTTTCTTTTTGCATATATATGCTTAATAACCTTAGGGATAAATCCTTCTTCTGGTCTAAAAAGAACTCCATTAGGAGTGAGTATTAGATTATTTTGATTAATAAACTCTTTTAGTCTTTCTCCAGTAACTTTCTTACCAGCTACCTCATATGTTTCTGTTGATTTAATTTTCTCTAAATCAAAATCAGTAAAATTACCTTTAATCTTTCCTACTAATCTTTCTGGAGAAATATTCATTGCCATTATAATATGTGGATAAAGAGAAGTGAAGTCATAACTCACTACATTTTTATAATAACCCACTTTTGGTTCTGAAACATATCCTCCAGGAATCTCCATTGCTGAACTATGCTTAGTTGTGGGTAAAACTATCTTCTTCTCTTTTAATGTTGAAAGAAGATAATTATCATGTTTCTTAAGAGTGGACCCATACTTTTCAAATGAACACCGGCACATATAACTCTGAGCTTGAACTAATTTTAAGTAACCTAATTTTGCTTCAAGGTCAAGAAGAAGCTGAACATCTTGTAAGTTATATCTACAAAACTTATTCCAATCTTCTTTCCATAAATCATTCAAGGAACCATCATACTTGACCTTTTCTTTATTCAATTCAACCTGAGATATATAATTTAAAGAATAGGATTCCCTTTCATTAATAGAAAAAGTCTTATACAAATCCATATAGTCAAGGATATTAATACCAGCTATTGAATAAGATTTATAATTCTGACCTTTATCTGCTCTGACCTGAATTTCTCTTATAACCCCTATAGGAGAATACTTCTTAACCACGGATTCTGATAAAAGGTATCTTGCCCTATTAATAATGTATGGAATATCAAACCCGCGAATATTCCAACCACTTAGGACTGATGGGTAGTAATCTTTATGCCAGCGAAAATACTTCTTAAGAAGTTCTTCTTCTGTTTCACAATAATTAAATTCTACATTCTTACTTTCTGGGGTATAATCTTTCAAACCAAACATATGAAACTTTTTTGTTTGAGTTGAATAAACTGTTAGGAGGTTGATTTCATTTCTTGGATTTTCTATATCAGGGAAGCCATTTTCTGTTTCTGTTTCAATATCAATAAAATGAATATCTAAAGTTGGGACTTCAGTAAATTCTTTTATGTGAGCATATCTATCAATGAGAAAACGGTCTTCTGGATTCACATCACCTTCAAGGGTTTCACATTTCTCAAGGAAATTTCTTTGGTCAAACCAATTATTAAATTCTTTTCTTTTACACTTCTTACCAGTTAAATCTGTATATTCTCCATTGTTATCATAGATATAGCAATATGAGACATAATCATATTCACCATAAGTCTTCTGACCATTGATGAATTCCCATAAGTGAATTTTATTAGCCTTAGCATCATAATATATGGAACTAAACATTTGACCTTCCTTAATAAGTTAATCTTTCTAGGCTAGATTATTCCATTGCCACTCCCAAGTTACAATACCTTCTTTTACATAAATCCTCCAAGTAAAACCACCAATGCAATTAATTCCTTGATGTTGCCAACGAAGTCTATAATATTCTTCCCATGCTCTTCTACCGGGGTTTATCTCATCTTGAATCCAAGTCATTTAATATCCTCTCCGGTTCTCTTTCAATATAGGTATAGGTACATTTATTTAATATATGAACTTTTTAAGAACAAAATACTCTCTTCTCATTAAAACCCACTTAAGTATTTAATCTTCTAACTCAAATTCATCTGCATTGAAACTATAATTATTTTGCTTGTAAAGTTCTTCTACTTTCCTATCACAGCCAGTTTCTGTTTTATGTACTGAGATAGGACGTTCCAGAGTGATATCCCAAATAATCCATACCTTCATTTCAATTTACTCCTAACAAAGATATTCTTTTTTATGAGTTGCTTCACCTAAAAACTTTTGCTCTTCTAAATATTGTTCAACAAACATCTTTTTAAGTTCATCTGTAAAACATCTATCTGCTTCCTGACCCCAAATAATATCTTCATCTTTATAATAATAATTCTCCATTACTTCAATAATATCACATATGCTTTCTAATTGCAAGGCAACATGAGCAGAAGCCGCTGGCTGAATTGATGAAAAGAATGATACTTCTAAAACAGAATATATTGTATTGGTTATTTCCTTTTCTGATATTACACCATTAAAGAAATAGAAACAATCAAAATACATCTGCTTCTCTTCAGCATCATACCATACCCAAATATCCTCTTCTGGGATTTCAAATACTTCAATAATCTGTTTCACTATATCATTAAATTTTTTTTCCATTATTTATCTAGTTTCTCCATCAATGATTGTGGAACATGAAACTGTAAAGCCACTAATCTAGAAGAAACACACCACCAGGATTCAATACTACTAGTTTTACCATAAGGGATACTTCTAACTTTAATACTATTTTCTTTAGTCTCTAGTATCTTACCCAACCTAAGTTCAGGAGAATTACCTATCTTAAGAACATAAGCAACATACTCACCTACAACTAATCCGCTTCCCATACAATCAACCATTAGAATAATTCCTCCATTGAAGTTCCTGAACTAACTTGTTCATCTTCTCGAATTTCTTTAATAAGATATTCATACCAACCTTCTTTCATATAAAACGCTTTCTCAATGACTTTCATATTTCTTTTTACATTAGCATCAAAAGCTGTTTCCCAAACTTCAAGCAACCCAAGAGAAACCATCTTTTCTACTATCTTTTTATATTCAAAGAACAAGTACATATTGTGAGCTGAGATTATATTATAAAAATCTTTTGGGTGACACAGCAAACTTTTAACATCAGTCACAGTACTGCATATATGACAATTACAAGGCATTCTTGCTTCTTCTGAAAGTGTCTGATACTGTTCTTTAAATTTATTACTGAAATTAACCTGAGTAACACCAGAGAAAGATGGAAACATAAAATAATTACCAAATGCTGCTGTCTTCAAAGGATAAGAAGAATCATATGATATTACAACATCTATACCAGCTTTATTGAATAGATGCTGAACTAGTTCAATGTATACCATATACGGACATTTACTAACACCAAATATGTGATAATATACAGTTGTCTTTCTTGAAAACTCTCCTTTACTCTTTAAAAAGAATAAAGTCCTGAGCATACTAATTATTGAATTAGTTCCACCACCAGCCCAGCCATCAAGAGGAATTTTATTAATAAAGGAATACCATAATTCAATATCCTTTATATCTCGACCATGAAGTACATTTAATATTTTAGCATCTGGTCTGGTTCTATTATCATGAAAGTACTTTGCTGACATGACAGATTTTCTAAGACAATCTTTAAATCGAGTATGGTCATCTTTTGCTCCTTGACCAGTTATGTAAGGAGGGACGTCAAGGATAGGAAATATATCAGCATTCTCTTCTGCCCATTTTAAAATTATTTCACTATTAATTTGTTTTTCTGTTAGCGCTCCTTTAGCCAGCTGGAAGCCGCCACTATCAGCGAAGAACTTACCTTTACCACCAAATGCTGGAAAGTTTATCTTTTCCCTAAACTTTTCTTTCTTGAAATTATGACCAGCAGAAACAAGTAAATTTGGATAGTAAAAAAAAGAATCTTCATCTTTATTATAAAATCTAAATGACTTTTCATTATACTTTTCATTTACTAACATTGTAGTTAAGTAGGTCCCAACGGAAATTGCGGGGAAATATATTGTTCTATTCATTTTGTTTTCCTTTCAAAAAGTTTATACATTTTTGTATTATACCCTTTTCATCTTTTGCATATTCTGATTCCCAGATAATTAACACTTCAAACCCTTTAGACTTAGCTAAGCTCAGCTTCATTTCATCTTCAAGCCAAATTTCTTTGGCTAATGTCTTTCCTCCGCCAGGAAACCTCAATAAATCTTCTGCTTCATACAATATTGGATTAGCATGCCAAAAATCTCCATTAAACTCTATAATCTTCTTTGATTCTAAATCAGTAAAATCATAGAGATAAAATTTACCACCTTTTTGGTTAAGAAAAAACTCACAATTTAAAGTAGCAAAATAAATATTTTCATTAGTGACATCTATATTACCATAATACACTATTTCATTGAACAATTTCTGAGATATAATTGAGTAAAATTTTATGTTTTCAATTCTTTTTCTACATATAACCTCATATCTCTTTCTACCTTCCTTTTCTCCAAGCTTCTTTATATATTTTTCAATAGTAACTGTAGTTTGTCTTGTCTTTAAGGCTTTTTCTGCTTCTTCAAAGGATAGCCCATTATTGAGGTAATATTCTATCCTACAAGAACTATTTACTGAAAGTAGTTTTTTCCATTCAGCAAACTTCTTTCTACCTTCTACTTCACCATGTCTAGCTATAAAATTTTCTAAAGTGTTTGCTTTTTTACTACAATCTTCCTCATATCTCTTTCTACCTTCTACTTCACCATGTCTAGCTATATAACCATCTTTAGTATGGACAAATAATTTCTTTTCAATAAATTCTTTCCATTTTTCATCTGCTTCTTCACCATGTCTTCTAACAAAATTTTCATATGTTTGAACACAAGCCTTCTTCCACTCTTCCCATTTCTTTTTTCCTTCCTCTTCACCATGTCTTCTAATACAATTCTCTAAAGAATTACCATTCTTATCTAAAAATGCTTCCCATTTCTTTTTTCCTTCCTCTTCACCATATTTCTTTATTGTATTTTCATAAGTGTTTACCCTATTTGCAATATATTCTTCTATTTCTTTTTTTGGAACTTCTAATAAAAATTCCATATCATAATTTACTATATTTAATTTTTTTGGTTTTCTATCAAATTTCTTTATAAAACAATCAAAACATTTAACTCTATAATACTCTTTACCTAAAATTATTTTTGGTTTTATTACTAAACCATCACCAGAAGGAATATTTCTATTTTTAATTAAAAATCTAAGAACTTTATCATCTAAAATCAAAAATTCATTACAATCTTTACAATAAAACTCTTTAATCTCTCGTCCTTTTACTTTTTTAATATTATCAAAATTTTCAATGAAATCCTTTTCTGTATATTTTTTCTTCATATTAGCTCCTTCTATCCTTTTAAATATTTATAAAAGGAGCTAATTTATTACCCAGCAATATCAATTATACTGAAATGGCTGGGTAATATACTGTTCTATTCATTATTAACTAACTCCCATCATTGTAATCATGTTTAAAATAGCGCAATGACTACTAAATTTTAATTCTTCTATATTATGACTAAAATAAATCTCTCTTCTTATTGTATCATAATTCTTGATAGCATATTTAACTTTCTTTATTGCCTCATAAACCCCATCTTCATACAAAAAGTTCAATCCATACATTTCAGGATAAGATAATCTATTTGGAACTATTGGAATACACCCACTCATAAAAGCTTCTTGTTGTGCAATTCCCCAAGTTTCTTGCTCTGAAAATGATAGCGCTATCTTTGCTCTTTTCAACAGTTCGTAATATTCTTGTTTTGTTTTACACTTTTCTTTTGTATATATAAATTCCCAATCAGGATATTCACCTTCTAGGCGGCACTTAAGAATATCGAATTCTTGAGGATTTTTTTCATCATCCAGTCTATGAGGAAACACTACTATATTCTCTTTCTTTTCATAATCATCTTCTGTTAATTTTATATGCACAGGAAGTGGAAATCCAGTTACATAAACTTTATTTCTTGTATGATAATCAATTCTACCAGTTTTTTCAAGTAAATCTTTATGAAAATGAGTGGCAACAAAAATAAAATCAAGGCCTTTGAACCAGCTCTTTTCTAAATCTTCTCCCCATTTTTCCATACCTTCCTGAGCTAAGAAATCATATTCATCATAAGTTCCAGCATGAAGCATACCAGCTATTTTAAAGTTAATTCCTAAAGCATCTCTCATATAAAATAACATTTCAATTCCAGGAAACCAAAGGTCATGGAAAAAGAATATATCACCATCCTTTACTTTACCTTCATTTAGCAGTTGACATATCTCAGTCAACTGCTTTGACTTAAAATAATTAGTCCCAATTATATCAAGAAATTTCCCAGTATTGATTTTATTATCTAGAGGCTCAGGATAAATTGTGGTGAAATTAATATTTCTTTTTTTAAATTCTTCAGGAAATATTTTATTCCACTGAGCAGAATATCTTTCATCGAGGGATTCAATTGGTATATTATAAAGCATTTAACTTCCTCTTCATTGTATTTTTATATATTTCAAAATGTAACAGGGAAGGAGAGTGCATGTAGCATTTTGAACATAAATCCCTATATTGCTTTGTCAAATGTTCAGTCCTAATCTTTTGAAGTTCTTCTGAATTCTTCCAGATATTTTCTAAACTATCATCATTTAGATTGCCTATCACAAGGTCTTTACCAAAGCTGAAGCAACAAGGAACCACATCACCATCACTATGAACTGTAGCAGACATCCATGGGTTTAAGCATAGCTCAGTACATGATATTTTCTCTCCACCTTTTGTTCCGAGTGAGCAATCAGGTACTGTTCTGATATTAATATCCCATTTGTTTTCTTGCACAAATGTCTGAAGAAGCTCTAAATCCTTCTTCCATTGATTACCATAATTATTCAATTCAATAATCTGAAGGTCTATTGATAATGAGCTTGTCCGGACTGACAACAGAAGCTCAATATTCTTAACTAGAGTAGAGAATGTGCCTCCTGCCCTGAGGTTCTTATAATCTTCATCATTAAAAGCGTCCACACTCACTGTTAAGTAGTCCAGTTTGCACAGGGCATCTAATTGCCTATGGATGAGTGAACCATTCGTGCTGAGCCCTGTGAGCACCGTTCCTTTGTAGAAATCAATGATGGTTGATAGCTGTGGATGAAGAAGTGGCTCTCCTGATAGCTGAAATTCAACAAAATAACTACCACCAAGGTCTCTCTCAGCTATAGTCCTTGCTAGGTTAATATCAATATTCTGGGGCTTTCTATTATATAAGGTCCTAGGACAGAATGGACAGTCAAAATTGCAAGCTGATGAAACTTCAACACTATACAGCTCTGGGATACTTGGGTTGAAAGATTGTTTAATCACTTATCACCTCAGCCCCGTTTTCTCCATCTTCCATTACTGATACATAAAATGTACCGCCTATTAGGTGTTGTCCATATTGCCATTTAAGCCAGAGTATCAAATCTTCTGCTATTGTTTCACATGAAACACCTTTTAATTCTTTATTGGCAAAATTAAAAGATATATACTCATCCAATCTTTTCTTGACACAAAAAAATTCTAAATCTCTATCATTATGAATTACTGGAATTTTTATTGTTACATGAAAGATATGCCTGTGCAAGTCCTTAAGAAACATGACCTCAGGGATATCACAAGTGTCCCATGAATGAAGGGCAGTGAATTGTGTATTGACAATAATATTAACTTTCATTTTGATTAGCTCCGAAATGGGAATAGTGAATGACTCGGCATTTCTGCCGAGTCATTCCAGGATGTATGGCTCTGTTGAGCGCTATCCTGTTGTTACGCGGCCTTGGGGGCCTTCTTCAGATGCTTTGAAACATCTGAAAAAATGGCATTCGCTCTTGCCTTTGCCCAAGCCTCTTCTTTTCCTTCAGTGACATACCTGTTTACTATCTTGGACTTGACGGTCTCAGCCAGCAAGCCCTTGTGTATCAGGTCCCTTGTCATCTGCTTGTAGGACAGGGAAACTACTTTCTTCTCTGACGCCTTTTCGCTGGTCTTCTTAAT